TAGTTTCAATAAATAATTTTGGATTGTCTTTGCAAGTATTTATTTTATGTCGCATTTCTTTAATTCTTGGTATATTTAAGTATTTATTTGTTATATTTTTGCACATAATATATTATAATACATTATTATTTTATACATATAAAAAGGATTAGGCTAGAGATAATATTCTTTGGTTTAGACTAACACCTGCTAATAAAGGAAGATAGGTCAGATATATAACCTAATGATTGGATAGCATTATTGAAACTGGTTTAGCATATATATATAAATACTAATTAATCTTTTTTCTAAGAAAACTATTAACCAAAGATAAAAAAATATACAGGATTAATCTAACTGAGTGGCGAACGCAGTAAAATTGTAATAAACGGAAATTAGATTAATTAAGTAATAAATTTTCCTGTTTTTAAATATAATAACTATCGTGATATATCATATAATTATCGTATAATCAATAAAATGATTTTTTATTGGTTTAATAATTATAATATGGGTTTAGGGAGTTATTACAGTTTTCTGGTGCGAATGACAACAGTTTTGGAGTTGTTTGTTGCGATTTTAAGCGCACTTGTTCCTGTTGGTAGGTTTTCTGATGAGGATCTGACTGAGTTGGAGTTTAGGGAGTGGAGACGGATGCAGAGTCTTGGTAAATTCCTTTCTAGTGTAGGTGTAGGTGCTGGTGCGGTTGTGAGTAAATTTGTGGATATAGATGTGCTTGCACTTGTGCGTGCGGTTTTGGGTGCGGTTTTTGACGAGAGTGCGTGTGCGAGTGAGGGTGAGCTTAGAAAATATGTCAATGAGGCACCAGTTAACAAGATACAGAGGGATGTTTATTACTTAAGTATAAGTAATAAGCGACCCTATTTTAATTTTGACCTGTGTTTCTCTGCAAAAACTTCTCTTATTCTTAGCAGAGGGCTTTATTTGTTCTATTTAATAGAACTAGTGTCGCAAATGATGCCTGTAGTATTTGAACCCACCATGTTGCTTTTCTATTTACTTAAATCGCGAAGTTTTGTTCTCGATTTTTATGCCGAGTGTATTGACAAAGAATCTGACCAATTGTGCTCAGGTTTACTGCGCTATGTTCTCATTCCCAGATCCAGCAATGATTATAAGAGCATTGAATGCAAAATATATGGGTTTCACGCAAAGGCATGCGAAGTCATTAGTGATGCAAAATGTGCTGCTATGGCTAAACTCAAAGTAGTAGATAGGGCAGATCATGCATCACTATTGGAAATTAACACCACCTTCGCGTGTGAATCGGTCAAAGCTCTATTGCAACAACTAGCCGACGGTGCGAGTTTCATGAGTGCACTTGCACGTGCAAGTGCAAGTGCAAGTGCAAGTGCAGATTATGCTTAATTATTGCATTATATCTCTTTTTTATAAATTCTTATTATTATTAATTTTTATTCTTTATTAAAACTTTGCTTGTTCTTTTTATTAAAACTTTTTTTAGTCTTCTATTATAATAATAATAATAATATAAAACAAACAAAGTTTTCGATTATAATAATAATATAAAACAAGCAAAGTTTTATTAAAGAATAAAAATTAATAATAATAAGAATTTATAAAAAAGCGCTATAATGCGCTCAGAAGTCCTCTTCAGTCTAGAGTTCGGATATTCCTAGCCCTTCGCATAGGTCTTCTGCCTTCATCGATTCGCTGCGCGACTTGTCTTGAATTTCTTTGTTGGCGACATCCCATTTAGCAACTTCAATGCGAAAGCGACCTAATAATGTCGTTATTGGGGTATGATGCTTATCTGGTAGCATTGCTTTTTTAAGCAAACTATTGCACACCCGCCTGTCGCGCTTGCTTAAAATTTTAGCAGATTTTAATGGCCTTCTTGTCTCAGAATATGTAAACTCATACTGCTTGGCCAGCTCTGCATAAAAACACAAAAGCCTGCCGTTTTGCATCTCAAACAATCTCTATAATTTACCAACTCTAAAAGCTTTGTGGCAAAAGCACTTGGGTCGCTGGTCGAGTGATCATCAGATGACATTCTTGTGAAAAAAGGTTTGTAAATTAAATCATTTTTATAAATTTTCTCAATTTATTAGCATAATTTAATGCAAAGCGACAAATTACTATCGATTTATAATTATGAACATTAGAACACTTGAGGTTTGAGTTGTTGTATTGCAGTTACCAGAACACAGTAAACACAATTAAATCTTACTGACTCGGGCTTCTCTAACTCGTTATAACACGCAGTCAGTGCAACACGTGCTTCTTCAGCATCAGTCGGCATATTTTGTTCGTCTTTGGCTGCTAATGCAACCAAGAATAATTTATGAGCAACTCTCCAGGATTCGCTAAAATTGTCTGCCATTTTCTGTTTAATTTTTTATTATAATATTAAAATAGTTTAAATAAATTATTTATCAATAATTATTATAATATATAAACTTGAATTCGATATACAAATTACTATTAATATTCTATTAATCTATAATTGCATAATATAATAAATTCAAAAATTGATTAATTTTAAATTTATTATATTATGTATAATATTTGTTATATTATAAAGCAATAATGGCTGTTCGTCCGTTTACACGCAGAATTTTTGTGTTGCATACTAATGCAATTATTATAGAATGTATAAATGGCCAATTGCGTGGCTGGGCTGAAGAAGTTGATCCTGAAGTTGTTCATAGTCTAATGCTAGACATAGACTCGCTTACTGCAACTCGGCTGTGTTCACTAGCAAAGCATTTTGCTGTTGCGAAATTTATGCTAAATAATCCACAAGTTGTTGAAAATCTTGATATGCGATGGTTGGAAGAGGCAATGTCGCAACATCGGATTGCATTTATTGAAAATCTATTTATATAAAGAACTGTTTTTTATATCTTTTTTTTTGGAATAGTGTTAATTATCACTAATATATATATTTCTTTGGATTATATTATAATTATAACCAAAGGGCTAAAAAATATTAATAAAAAAAGTCTATTACCTGATAAAAATAAATTAACCTTCGCTATGGGCTCTGATGGCATTGGCGATATGCCTTTTCATGATGTCCCTTGCATCTCGCCATATATCCTTTGCGTCAGAGACCTTAGAGTCTTCTTCGTCAGAAGACCATCCTTCCTCATCATCAGCGGCCAATTCGGCACTTTCACCCTTGCATTCCGCCTTTATTGCATTAATACTAGCAGAAAGTGCAGAAACATGTTCTGCAACTAGATCTGCACAGGCATGTAGATCCGCGATCGATGCTTTTGCGCACGCATCGCGAAAGATGCTAAGCGACGGCTTAATGCACTTCTCGGGTCGCATTTCATATGCTTTGTCGCTTCCTGCTGGAAGACGGAAATAATTGCGCTTTGCTGTCGCGTATTGCGCCATAACCCCAATAAGGAGGTTCATCAAGGATTGAGCTGCTGACATACTGTTCGTGTGGTGTAATAACGTAATATTTTAACATATTATACGATAAATAATAAAATAATCATTTATCGTATAATAGGGATTATAATATTACATGCGCGTGCATATCTCTATTTAAGACAAATGACATGTAAATCATAGACCCAGATATGACTGGCGCAGGTTGATGAAAGTTTTTATTGTTATTATATATAATCGATTGAACAAAGCCTTTTTTATATCTTTTGTTTGCAAAATATCATAAGCGCCTATATAATCGCCACTAATTAGTTCAAGAAATTTATATGGTTTATAAATTCCAAATTCTTTATCAACTGCAATATATAATTATAATTATACTATATGTATCATGATTTTCATGCATATCATCATTATAAATGACTAGACCAGAATTAAGTTTCTTACCAGAGTTATTTATAATATTTATTTCAATAAAAAGTTCTGGAAGAATATTAAAGTCTTTTTCATATGCAATTTCTCGTGCAACTAAGTCTGATATAATACATTTAACAATATTTTTATATTCATCAATATCTTTTTTTTGGCTCAATTGGAATTTCTCTTTGCAAGTATTATTTGCAAACTTAACAAGAGAGTGCCTTTTCTCGCGTAGAAGATTTTCGACTAGTTCGCCTTGTATTATATGGGTATACTTGCACTAGAACATAACACAGTATCAATACAAGACTTTATTATAGGTATACTTGTTATACTAATAACATTATATATAATAATTTTTTGCACACTAATGATATATTCAAATTCACGAGACACATACGATAAAATAAGTATGGGGTTGCTCTATTATATTGAGATATTTTCATCATAATATAATATTATAATATCATAATATGATGAAAATAATTATATCTTTAACATGTATCCCTCCGCGCTTTGGTGGATTAAAAGATGTTATTGTAAGCCTATTAAAACAAACAAAAAAGCCTGATTATATAATAATCAATATTCCAGAAACTTATGCGCGTTTTAAAGATACCTTTATTATTCCGAAATTTATTATGAATACGCCAGGATTAATTCTTAATAGGATTAGCAAAGATTATGGTCCTGCTAGTAAATTACTAGGATTACGCGAATTAGTATTATATAAAGAACTTAGTCTTGATAGTATAATAATATGTGTAGATGATGATAGGATCTACAATAATAAACTAGTTGAGACATTCATTAACAATATGCATGACAATCGCGCCTTATGCGTAGCAGGGTGGGACATTAACAAATTATCTAATAATGTTTTATCTTATAATCATTTGTTATATCCACGTGGCGTCGAATACCTTAGTCCTGGATACATCGATATCCTTGGCGGATGTTGTGGTTTTGCTATGACTAAAAAAAATTGTCCTTTTTATGATGAAACTATATTTACTTTATCAAGCGACGATGTAAAATATTATGTAGATGATGTTTGGATTTCTGGGTTTTTAACAATTCAGAAAGTTGATATTTATATGATACCTGGTTATGGCGATGAACGGCGCTCCTCCAACGATACAATATATCCTTTATGTGATGAATCAAGAACTTCTAAAAATATTGTTTGTATAAATTATTTTAGAGATAATTATGGGATTTGGATAAATAGGACTTAATTAGAAATTAGATTGTGACAAATATCTTGACAATCATAATAATAGTCAATTAATATCCCGGACAAGTATAATATAACTAATGATTATAATGTCCGGGTGTTATTGATCATTTAGGTATAATGGGACAGGTATATCAGTGCTTAGTTTTAACGAAATTAATATCCGTTGACCATTCGTGATATGCGCAGGTTTATGAAAAGTTTTGCCACCAAAAAGTATTACTTGACGATAGCCGCGTTTAATATCTGCTGTTTTTTGAATAGGTATACTCCTTATATATTCGCCTGGCAACAATCCGAAAAATTTATTTTTTATTGTAAATATTTAATTCTCCGCCAATGCTTGAGTTGTCCATATATATTATAATAGTATATGTCTTATTTTGAGATGCATCATTATCACTATGCACAGCCAAACCTGAGCCCATTTTTTTACCATTTGAATTTGCAATAGTTATTTCGACAGTAAATTCGGGTAGCCATTTTTCAATATCAAACTCTTCTGCTGGCGCTACACCTCGAGATGTTAATTCAGAAATCATTGCTTTGATTATGACAATCGACGATGTAATATGTTGATCAATGGGTATTTTGCGCAGTTTCCACCCGAGTTTATTAATCCGTTTAAGTCCATGCCATTTTTTATAATCAGTAAATAATTGCTCGGAAAACCCGACCAATGGATGCTTTTTTTTTGAGCAAAATGTTTGCAATTATTTCGCCTTGTGTGTTGTTCATATGATTATTATAATTATTATTATTATAATTAATTCATTTTCACAATTCTTTATATTTATATTTATAGTAAGTTTAATATTTATAATTATAAATGCATCTAGTTTATACCTACATAAAAAATGATATAAATAGCGAAATGCTACGATTGTTTATTAATAGTTTATACATAAAATCAGATATTAATACAAAAACTGATATAAATGTTCTTATTATAAGCAACAATCCGGCAATTATTGACACATATTGTCCTTTTAATGTTTCTTATCATATTGACACCAATGCGCATGAAAATTATGTATCTGCTGTTTTTGATTATCCTACTATTTCATTATACGACAAGATATTATACATTAATCCGCAATCATTAATAATCCAAGATATTAGTGTTTTGTTTAATATAACTATTAATAATGATGTTGTTTATAATATATCAAAATTAATGCTATTTTCAAATAACCCTATTTTTATAGAACAAAATAATATAAAGTATTCTGAAGAATTACTTCAAGATTGGCATAAATGTATTTCATATCACGAAAATATTAGTGTAATGAAATCACATTGGCAATCAATGAATAAAATTCCTAATGTTTTATTTCAAACAAATAAAACACCCCATCCAGACTATGCCTTAGATATGATTCGCAAGCAAGTTTGGTTTGGGTGGGATTATGAATTTTATGATGATGATGCTGTCATGCAATTTTTCAAGGAAAATCCCCACCGTGATTTTCCCGATATTAGTATAAAATATTTATCATTTAGATTAGGTGCACACAGAGCGGATTTATTTAGATATTATTATTTATACCTACGTGGAGGCTTTTTCATGGATTTTGATGCTATGTTATACCAAAATATTAAAAAAATTACACTTGATTATAATTTTGTATCTGTAAACTCATCATGTCATCCAGGAACAATATTCCAAGGAATCTTAGGTGCATCACCAAAGAATGAAATTATTAGACGAGCATTAGTAAATGCATATTCTACATGCAATGATGTTTTGCAAAAGGAATATCATTATTTCTGTAAAAAATTATATGAAATTGTTCAAGAATGTAGTTATGATTATTCTATTAAGTTATATAAAGAACGCAGACTAAATGATTTTAATGGCGATAATATATATTCTGATGATGGAGGCAATGAAGTGTTAATATTCAAACATTACAGGTCTTAAATTATTAAGAATTGGCCCAAATATGGATGGAGGCTATGTTATAGTTGATGGTTTTAATTATGACTTACTTATTTCTTGTGGAATAGATAGAGACGTATCGTTTGAAGAGGATTTTTTAAGTAGATGGCCAATTGAATGTTTAGCTTTTGATGGAACTATTACATCATTTCCTGATAGTATAGCAAAAATGATATGGAAACAATGTAATATAAGCAATATTAATGGTCCCAATACTACTAATTTACATGAATGGAGATAATATTTTTTTAAAAATGGACATTGAAGGATGCGAATATGATTGGATACATTCTATGACAAAAAATAATATGGAAAAAATAAGCCAAATAGTAATAGAATTTCATTGGCCATTTGACTTTTATCGTATGAATGCATTAAAAAAAATTAATGAAACTCATTATGTGGTTCATGTTCATGGAAATAATGGTCCAGGAAGTTATATAATATAATTTTTTTTGATATGTAATAAATATTTATATTATTGATGCGGGGGATATGAGATGAAATTATAATATATTTATTAATAATATAATTGCAATGAATGGTAATTTGATTTTGATTTTGGTTGGACTAGTTCTTTTAGGTCTTTCAACAGTTGCACTTAATTTTTATAAAAAATTAGCAAATAAGATTAATATATCAGCTGATGTTCTTGAAGGACTATCTATTAGTGGGATTACGGTTGGAGGTATGGGGGCGCTGATGGGGGCGTTGTGGTTGGTTGTTGATGGGGATTTAGTGGGGTCTGAACATAGATCGTCATTTGCGCAGGCTAGGAAAGATGCAAATAATAAAAAAGAGTCGGATTTAAATGCTATTAAACGCACACATGGTGTTCCTCGGTAGAAGGCAAATTATACCAAGAAAGCTCGAGGGAGGGGCATGTGGTTTTAATATTATGATAATATATAATGTTATACTTAAAAAATAATAATATATATTATCACATTGAATTTTACATATTATTAATAATATGGATAATATCTTTTATAACCAAAAAATTTAGTTTAGTATTATTTTTATCAGCCATAATACTATTTTTATTATATTTTCATAGAAGTTTCAATAATGAAATAGACCCATATGACTATATATTATATAGTCCCGCTCATGGTAAAATATTAAATATTGAACAAGGACAAACAAAGACTCGAATAACCATATTTCTCTCTATATTTGATAATCACACACAGTGTATTCCTATGGAATGCACTAAACTGTATGAAATATTTAAATATGGTAAATTTAAATTTGCGCAAAATCTTGAAAAGTCTGAATACAATCAACAACTAAAACATATATTAAAAACAAAATTTGGGATTATTGATATTATACAGTATTCTGGTTTTTTTGCAAGAAGAATATTTAGTTTATCATCAAACCTAGATAAACTATATAACGTTGGAGATAAATTGGGCTATATTCGCTTTGGATCCCGTGTTGATATAGATATTCCCAATAATATTATATCCAAAATTTTAGTTAAAAAAAATACTAAAGTATCGGTGTTGTGTCCTTTAGTTGAATTAAAATAAATTTGTGGTTGAATATATACTGCGAGTATGGGTTAGAAAACTATCTAACTGGTATAAAGCATAGATTTCATTAATTTTGATATGAAAATATACAAAACAAAGACCATATTTATTGTTAAATATGGTCTTTGTGGTATAATTGCGATATATGGTTTGAGTTTTTAAGGAAAAATGTTGGGGTTATTATTAAAGAATTAGTGTTCTCTTAATAATGAGCGCCCAAAATTGAGTTATCGGATCAAGTGATAAAACTAGGATATGACTTACTTATTGGATTTGGATTTGAACGCTTATTTATAGTAATTTAATTAACAATATTGTTTAAGACAGGAATTTTAAAAGAAATGCAGTTAATTTCATGGTTTTATCTCAATTCTAAAAATTGATTTTTATAGACTTTAATTATTATTAATATAAAAACTATTATATTAAATTTCTGATCACGCTATGTCTATCATCAGTATTGTTTGCACTCTTGTTATATTAGACCTATCTCGCGAAAAATTAAAAGGTATATGGGCGATGTTAGATAAACTTCACCTGCGCATAGTCGAAATGGATAGACGGGATGCGGATTTCGTTCTGTATTTTGAGAATGTCAGTGCTCTCGTCGATGCAAGACATTTGTTTACAAACAAAATCGGATGGTCGATTCCATCAAAAACTGCAATTAAAACCATCGCGTCAGTCGTCGGCGATGGACTCATACTTTCAATTGGGTCAGGAATGGCATACTGGGAGCAATTATTAAATCTTTACAGGGTTAAAGTAGTTGCTTCTGATCAAGTTCGCCCAACACGTCTGTTTTTTGAAGGTCGATATGAGGAAATGGAAGCATCTGATGCTGTCAGGGGTTTTCCTGAAGCAACCGCACTGTTTGTGAACTGGCCACGCGAATTTGCGTCTAGTGCTCTGCCTCATTTTAAAGGTCGGTATGTAATCTCTATCGGAGAAAATGGCCATGATGGATGCACTGGCGACATAGGTGGCATTCTCGAAGATTCGGCAGAATGGAGAGAAATTGCGGAAGTGGAAATTCCTCGATGGAATGGCATTCATGACAACCTCGTCATTTTCGAGCGCGTCTCGGTCGATTTGGATTAGAAGGTAATTAAATTCAAATTTCATTTATTATTATAAGTTTAACATAATTTACTTTGGTTGTAAATGGACATTCCATTCGAAAAAATGATAATTATTTAGTTTATTACAATAACATATATAAATAATAAACTAAATAACCCATGACAACCCCTTGCATGGATTATTATGCAGCAATATGCGCTGAAAGGACTCGGGCTGATAAGGCCGATCTTTTGGGCCCATTCATTCTTCGGCTCATTCTGTTAGGTTTATTGCCAACAAAGCAATCGGACATTGCACTCTGCCCCGACTGGATTCCAGTTGAGATTTCTGCGGTTATTTTCGCTAAACTCACCGCATTGTCCGAGTCGCATTTTGCAACGCCAAAGCCTTCGCCGTGGTATATAGAATCTATGCGGTGCTGTTTTATTCAACTTCAGGATCTTACTGACCCATCAGTTGAGTTCTATCCTCAGTTCGCTACGCGAATAAAGGACTGTGGGCACCAAAGGGACGAAAACATGGATAACATATTCGTGTATCGCGGATGATTTAATTAAATATGACATATGAAAAGTCAGACCGGCATTTTTTTTGATTAATAATAAATAGGTATAATTAGACTTTGAGATTAAACATAATGATGAGTGTGGTCTTATTGGTTATATTATTTTAATTAGATTGAATTGATAAAAATAAAGTTCTTAATCATGAAGGGACATACATGCGAAGATGTATATATTTATTACATGCATGACGGAGCACTAAGTGATTAACCCGAAACGTTGGAACAAAGAATTAGTTTTATAATCATTTTGATTATTATGTAATTATTTTAATAAATTATTTTATTTTATTAAAATATATGAACAAAGGGGATATAATATTATTAGTAATAGGGTTATTTATATTTGGTGTATCTATTGTTTTTTTATCATCATCTTCCGCAAGTGATTATGTTGTAAAACATTTAAATGTGTCTTCGCCATTTGTTTTAAATCTTTCTATTGTAGGGGTTATTGTGGGATTTCTTATAATGGGTTGGGTTTATTCCATAACAAAAATGCCAAAAAATACGATAAAAAAGCCAAAAGCACAACAAGATTCGTTTGAAGGTTATAAAAGTCGTTATAGTATAAATGATTAATTATCATAAAAAGAAACATCGTCGCATTATTCTAGTAATATTTATTGGTTAAATAAATAAGACGAAGCAATATATAACCCATGTAATTTAAACTTATTTATTATTATAGAGTTAATAAGTTTAAATTGCACAGTTATATCTTTTTTTTGTTTGAAATAATTGCTTATTTATGTCAAACAAAAAAATAAGTATATCCAAAATTTTATTGTCAAATAGTTTGAGACAGGAAGAAAGAATCATATTATTTAATAGAATCATGGCGTAAATACTTAATATAATATTAATATTTAATAGATCTATTAAACCTTTTGCAAAGGTAATGCAAGGTTTGTAATAGCATAAATTAATAAAAAGGCTTATTAATTAATATTGCATTTACCTATATTGTATATTTTAGTTTCGGGGCGGCGTTTGTTGGAATGATGAACTGGCGTTTAAAATAATTATATATTGCGGACTAAAACATATTATGTTTAAACGTTATGATAAGGGGTTATTGTCGTTATGATAACGGGTTATTGTCGTTATTTTATCGTAGGGTTATCATGATTTTATTCATTATTATGAATATGATTATTATAATGTTTAATTAGGGAATTAGGAATTTATAATAATCATATTGCTCGCGACTTCCCGAATGTTTTCGATGTCTCCCCCAGCTAACGCAAAAGAGCACCAAGATACCTTGGGCCATTGCCTCGATTTATTTGGCAGGATTATTCCTGGAGCCGTGAAATGCTTTAGAACATTTGCAGAACGTGCCGAAAAGCTGCAAGGCAAACCGGTTGAGTTCGACAGGTGCGTGAAAGAGCACATGCGCTTCATCAACGAACATACGGATGATGCATTTAAGAGTGCTTTCAGGCAGCTTTTCAGCGCCTGGGCTAATGTCCATGGCCTTACGAAATCAACGGTCTAATCGGCCGTGGTGTCTCTCCCCCCCCCCAAACCGGTGTTTCTAAACACCAACTTTGTATTTTATTACTTATTTTAAATAATCGGTTTAATATGAACAAATTAAGATATTATAATGCATTTTATTTTTTTGCAAATATATAACCGATTCATTTTCACAAGAAGGGATTTAATTTGTCTTTGTTTAAATAGCGCATAGAATATTAAGCAAATTCTTGTTTATATATATATATATAGTTTAATTGAATATATTTTATTATATGTTATAATGTTCGTTATGGAAAACATATTTACAATCGAACAAAGCGCATTTTTTATTCTTCATTCTGATATTTTTTTTGTGCAATGTCAAAATGGATTGCACCGTGGCACGGTTGAAGATATAGATCCAGATATTGTTCATACGATGATGGCAGATATTGCAAATATTAGTTATACAAATTTAATTGTCCTTGCAAAGTATTATGCAATTGCAAAATATATGCTAAATAATCCGCACGTCGCGGAGAATCTCGATATGCGTTGGCTTAATGAGGCTATGCAATCAGACCGTATTGCGTTTATTGAGTCATTATTATAATGATAAGATATGGTATAATGAAAAAAATAATTATATCTTTGACAAGCATCCCGCCAAGATTTGCGGGATTAAATCAAGTAATAACTTCTCTATTATCTCAAACAGTAAAACCAGACCATATTATACTCAATATTCCGAATACCTATTCGCGTTTTCCTGGCGAGGTTATGCCTGTAAACCTCGATCCGATTGTTATTATTAATAGATTATCAAAGGATTATGGTCCTGCAAGCAAGTTGCTTGGATTGCAAGAATTAGATTTATTTCACAAGATTAGCGATGATAGCGTCATAATTTGCGTAGATGATGATAGATATTATCATTGCGGAATGGTTGAAATGTTTGTTAGAAATGTTGCCGAAAAACGCGCGATTACAATAGCCGGTTGGGACATTAACACAATTTCTAATAATATGTTGTCGTATTTATACCTAAATATGCCACGTGGCATTGAATACGTTAGTCCGGGATATATTGATATTCTCGGCGGTTGTTGTGGCTTCGCGTTGTTAAAAAATGATTGTCCTTTTGCTGATAAAACGATATTTATGTTAAATGCTGATGATCCAAAGTATTATGTAGATGACGTTTGGATTTCGGGTTTTCTGACAATGAATAAAATTAGCATTTATATGATACCTGGATATGGTGATGCACAACGGCTATTGAATGATTCAATATCTCCGTTATACGACAATACGCGGACTGCGAAAAATATTTTTTGTATAACTTATTTTAGAGATAATTATAATATATGGAATTGAAAAATTATGTGTTTATAATTTATGGCCTTATGTTTATTATATTTATAATAACAACCATGTTTGCATTCGGAACTGAACTCTGCATTTTGGCTGGAATGGTTCGTTTGTTCCAGAAACAAAGTATTTCGAAATCTAAACTTGCTGAGGTTTTTTACGTCCATAAAGACCGTATTCCAGACACAACATTATGTCCGCATGGCATGACTGTGTCATTTTGCCACACGGTTTTTCTCGAAATGTGCAGTTTTACACCGGCACTCGAGAGCGGATTGAAAGATGCAATTGAGAATTATGCGCTTGACTTTTCCATTCACGCATATTGCATTCTTGTGCGGTGGTATTGCAAAAAGGATTATCATTCGCCTACGGAACACGCAGAACTCAAGTTCCTGAGGGCTATATTGCAAAGTAAAATTGATTTTGGCATAGATATGACTGTCTCATCAAAGGAAGCGCTCGCAGAGACAGACATGTTTTTGCAATGCAGGTCTTTATTTTATTAAAACTTCGCGTTATATAATGCGATTTTCTTTTTAATATTGCTAATTTTCTTTGCAAGATATATTTGTTTGCACGCAATATTATATTCGCACTCATAAAATTGGGCTAAGTATTCTGACGACCAGGTATGCCCATTTGTGCTACGGTGTTTTATGTATTGCATTCTTTTACGCGCATATTTTTTATGTGCGACACGGGCGAATCCAAGTGCAACTCCTAATTCATGGCGAATGTCCATGGTGATTATTATGAAAATTATAATATTACCTTGATGTAAATAATAGATAATATTATAATCAGTTTATAACACGAATGAATGTCTTGGTTGGAAATATTTCCTCATTTCTAAAAAATGAAATATTTATTGTTTATAACAAAATATGATTCTAATGAAAAAGGTATAACCAAAACCAATGTCGTTCGGTTCAACCGTTGCGCCGTCGTTCGGTTCAACCGTTGCGTGGTCCAATGGACTTCCTGCGTTAACTCACCCCGAGGAGTGCACATGTGATGTCATTTGTGCTGGTCCGCAGGACCTTCCCGGGGTCCTTCCCCCGGGCCCTGATTTTGTGCCTCCATACGTGGTCGCGCAATATATACGTGTGATTGCATTGCAATTGCATGCGCTAATCGCCGCATGCAAAGAGCCGTTTCGCAAGGTGCTATTGCACGTTCTCCTCTGCCAGTTGCACCAATATGTGCCCGGCACGATCACGTCCGCCATGGACGTGCGTGGGGAACTACACGTCGGGTGTTATACCGCGTTCCGCACAATTTGCAAGAGCGATCTCGATTTAGGGTGGGTTGCAGAACAGCTTAAAAATTGCAGGGTCAAACTCGATCCGGCTATAAAAAGCCTTCTTGAGGCGGGTTTTGTCATTGATTATAACTTTTCGGTCAGACTGCCGGGTCTAATTGCAGAGATGCAAAAGATGATCCCGGGGATGTCAGCCGCCGATTGTGAGGAGAAGTTGCGTAGTTATATGGCAGAATTCTTATGAGTGCGCGAAAATACGTGGTTGTTGTCATAATCACTGAGCAGTCAGACACATCATGCGAAAACAATTGTTTTATTAAAATAACTGATTATTTTTAAATTCAGTATACTTTGATGCTTCTCATTAGATCCATTGCGCGTTTTTCATATTAGTATAATGTAATGCCAAAACTGCAAACTCATATAAAATATGATGGTTGAATGTCGCGCTTTTGTGCGAATTATGTTTTATATGAAGACTGAAAATTATAACTCAAGGTTATAATCTTATTGTTATGTTATATTGGTTGGCCAATAACAAAATATTTATTAAGTTGATTATGCAAGAACACAATCATTTTGATTTTTTAAGAGACATAATCCCGCAAGAAATTGATTTTGATAGATCACGCATATTATATGGGATAAATTACAAGCCATAAAAAATTTACATAGCAAAAGTAGCGCCAAAACTTGGATATTCTTATAAACTAATATTTATGGCATAATTATTAGTTCAATTTTATAAAAATGATTTTATTAATATTTATTTGTTGTGCATATTTATTTGTGTTTTTATATCTTGCAGAGAATGCTTGCAGGATTTAGTGCGTTATTCGGACGATCATACAAACCCGACGGACGCAAACCCGCCGGATGCAATTCCGTTGGATGCGCATCTGCCGGATGCGAACTTGTTGGACGCAAACCCGCTGGATGCGAAACCGACGAATGCAATCCCGACGGATGCGAACTCATTGGACGCAAACCCGACGGATGCGCAGAGTTATGTGCGCCTGCGTCTGCGCCGGTTAGTTATTTCGGCATTGCACCGTTTGTGCACCTTCTCCTGACGGTCATTTTTTTGTTGCGCCATAAGGATTCGAGGGTTAAGGTTAAGGCGGATTTAATGCATTTATTGCACCACCTCGAGACCGCCATGCGCTTTTTTACCAGAATGGAGTGTTATGCCACATTTATCGGATTGTTGGACAGCCTGATATTCGCAGACATGACAGCCTCGCCTCGCGACTTGTTTGAATTATTTAACGTAATCCGCAATAACAGAGAATTCAGTGAGTTATACCTAACAGAAGAAGCAAAAAAGTTTCTTGATAGTAAGCCGGCCGATTATTGCGTGGCTCTCAAGCAATTATTAGTTGATAACGGCATTACATAATTGCGTGGCATGCGCCATACTTGCATATTTTTTATTTTATTATTAATATAATGCGTAAATTTCAAATAAAGTCCCCAGATGGTTTATTTTGGGATTATTCAGGGACTTTGATAAATTCTGCTTTAAATACTTATTTGTTTGAATTTGTTGATAACGAATACCTTATAACCGAAGATAAAAGATATTTTTGTTATAACAACAATCATTTTTATTATGATGCAAATCCTGAATTTCGGGTTAAAATTAGTTATACAAATAACAACTTCATTATTGTTGATATCAAAGAATTTATTTATATAGACGATAATAAATTAAACAAAACAAGCGATAAATGTCGCGCCCAAGAATGGACACTATTAGAACCAACATATTTTATTGTTGCAAGTTTTCCTTATTCGTTTTCATGGACATCATCTGTGTATTGCTCGGATGATAGTATTATTAGTTTTAATTTTATAAACGATGAAATTAAATCAGGTAATAACTATTTATGTTATTCGAATGGACAATTATATTTTAGTATCAATGAAGAATGCAAAGCGCGGGTTATAATTGTGCCGTGTCCGGTGCTTCATAATTATTATATTCAAATAGCAGGAACTAATAAATTTATACGCCATTATTGTTCAGAATTGCGCGCAGATGAATCTGACAATTCTGAAGTATACGAAAAAGACCGAACGTGGCTTATTATTCCAACTTTGATAGATGAAAGACACGAGGTTGTAGTTGCGCGGTATAACGAAGATGTTCGATGGACGCGGTTTATTCCTGCAAAAATTATTATTTATAATAAAGGTGGGCCAATGATGCCAATTAATGGTCGCGATATTGTTATTTTGCCGTTGCAAAACGTAGGGCGTGAAGGGCATACATATTTGCATTACATTAGGACAAGATACGAGAGTTTACCTGATGTTGTTTCGTTTGTGCAGGGCGATCCTTTGCCTCATGGCGATCATATATTTAATATGTTATGTATGAAGAAATATTATACTCCGGTGCAAAGCATGTCCGCGTGGTATTCAAAGAAGCCATCTGAAGAAAGGTTATACCGAGAAAGCAAGGTTTTGTTGAATGGTGCGCAATCGTCGCGGTTCATGTTTGACAATGAGTATAACTATTTGCCAGGCAAAACACATAAGTTTTATTATTGCGGAATTCCGTGTGGGCCTCCTTTAAACAAATTTAAATATGATTGTTCCGTAGTGCAAAAAAACCCCGCTGGGTATACCTTCATGGTTGCGGGTATTTTTAGCGTTTCTGCGTATCGAATTATTTGCAATCCTTTGTCTTTTTATGAAAACTGTTCGAAAATTTTGTTATCAAAAAGCAAACAGGGTGGGCGTGAGGGTTATTCGCTGGAATTCTTTTGGGCGACTATCTTTGGGGAATGACAATTATGTTATAATGTTCGTTTATTTTTATAAAACATAATATTATTATTATTATATTATGTTTTATAGTATAATTGCAACTAATCCTTATTCGTTTTCTTGGAATTTGCAAGGAAAATGTTGTCATTCTGCGCTGGATCGCTTTAAATTTGAAGACGGATGCATTTTTTCTGAAAATGGCGCGGGGCTTTGTTTAAATCCTGATTGGTCGGTTTCTTTTCTTGATTCTAAACCCAAAGCAAATTTATGTCTTGAAGGTATACGTAAAAATGTATTCAAAATAAAAGATATAGCATCTGGTAGATATATAAGGCATTATGCAAGTAGTCTGCGTGCTGATTTGCCAGATAAATCTGCGCTATTTGATGCGGATTCTAATTGGATTTTTTTTGAATCAATTAATGCCAATTATGCTATTGCGAGGTATAACGAAGATATATCATGGACAAGATATTTACGCGGACAAGTGGTTATTTATAATAAAGGCCTTCATGACATAAATAGTTTGCATAAGATAGTGCAACTACCTAATATTGGCCGAGAAGGGCACACTTATTTATACCATATTAAGGAAAATTACTATAAGATAGCAATGGGCGAATGCTTATCAAAGCATATCTTCTTGCAAGGCGACCCATTTCCGCATTCGCCATTTATATTAGAATTGTTATGCGACGACGTTGATTGCAATTTTAAGGGTCTTAGTCTTTGGTATTCGCCAACATGGCCAATTCCGGAAATAACGAATAGGTTTAAACAAGGCAATATTACGAAATATGTCTTAAATGATGATCTCGAATACGTAGGATTTAAAACAAAATATTATTTAGTTGGCGGAAATGTGCGGACAAATCCCGCAATTATTGCGGATTTTATGAAGAGATATGGTATCACTAAAAGGCATTCGGGGTTTGAAGTTAGTCTTGCCGGTTTATTTATGACACGAGATACTGCAATATTGTCTAATGAACCGGAGTTTTATAATCGTTTATTAGGTTCGAGTATAGAATGTAAGTTAAATGGCTACATATTGGAATTTTTATGGCCGACTATTTTAAATCCAACATATCTTTAACATAATCCGCGTTTTTACACATGATGTCGCTATACCCTGACCTTTGTGTTATGGATAACGGAATTATTAAAAACCATTTATTACTTTCTTGTAGCGAAAACCACCATTTATCTATTGCGTATTTGCAATATTTATTTTTGTTTGTTTTAAGTAAATCGTGGCTTTCTTGAAAATTTCGTAGCATTGTGGTATAATATGAATTGCGAACTATGTAGCCAGTTGTTGTTTGGCATTTATTTACGCAAACGGCGGTGCCAGAAGGCAACCGGATATATGGTGGGAAATTGTTTCCTGCCGTAAGTATGCAATCCCAATCATGGCCTTCTTCGAGAAATGAGTATAACTGTGTCTTAAACAATTCGGGATTATTAAACATAATATCGTCTTCGCAAATAAATACATAAAGCCAATTATTTTTGATTGCTGTCTCGATAGCCGCAATATGCGACCTGGTGCAACCAAGTGCTTTATGTTCGTTATTCTTTGCGCGAATTGCGGAAAGCCGATGTCTATTGCATTCTTGGTTTATATCTAATTTTTGCAGTTCTGTTATTGTGTTCTTTCTTCTATCTTTCCTATTGTCTAAGTTAATATATATAATATGCAAGTAATCGCGAAATACTGTTTGCATTTATTATTATTTGTTAATATATTAATATATAATAATATATGAAAACAGAAATGCAAACGCAAGCAGAAATGAAAGCAGAAACAGAAACGAAACCGCAAATCATAATTTATGGCAAAACTGGTTGTATTAATTGCGACCTTGCAAAGAGCGCCTTGTCTGAATTCGATATTGATTGGGAATATGTAGATATTGAAACAGTCGATAATTCTGTTATTACTATGATTAAAAAAGAAAAATTGAAGTTGCCTTACATTATTGTCGACAATAATGTTTTAGGAGGTTATGCGCAACTATGCACTTTTCTGAACAATTATGAAATAAATTTAAATCTTAAATTAGATAATTTTTAATTATGTTATTATTATATGGCCGAAGAAACTAATTTATTAGTTTATTATAATGTCTTAAATATGGCCTTAAGACCAAAGAATTATTATAACGGAATGTTGCATACGGAACCAAAAAGTGTTGATGTTAATGAAATATTTCCTACTAAAACGTTTGACTTTACTAAATCGCTATTTACTTACGATAATTGTGGCCATGAGATTATGATTGAATATTATGATTCTATTTATAAATTTGCAGAAAGAGATATACAGCAATATTTTACAAAGGACAATAAAGTTATTGAAGAAAAAATAAAAGATTTTAAAACTAAGATAACCGGCGATTCTAAATATGAGCACTATGCAGTGCCGAATCTATCTTCCGCAATTTCACTCAATATTGACTCTTTGATTAGTATAAACAAGATAATGGGTAAAATCCAACCAGACGCATCATGTTATTATATAATAAATGAAATATATCGCGATATTTATACTATTTATTCCGAAATATTAGCAACCAATAATAGTTATGTATTGTATGATATAATAACTTTTTCTTGGCTATTTAGGAATTATTTTTTTGAAGATAAAAAGATAGATGTTAGTGATAAAATAGCAATCAATGGATCTACCTCCGTCGCTGTCTCTGGGGCTGGGGCTGGATCCGTCGCTGGATCATCATCATCATTGCCATCAAAAAATTATGTTGATACTTGGAAATTTTTAGTTAGTATGCTTGGATACATAAAATATATCAAAAATATGCGCGTTGATACAACAAAGATATCAGTTGCGCAAATGCTTAAAAAATATTATGTTCCGTTTTTATCAAAACCAGAGGATTTTATTGAAACCCCGTCAGATGCAATAGTTGAACCGACAGTTCCGACAGATGAAGATTTAAAAAAGTATTTTGAAGATTATCGCGCTATTTATGCTTTGTTTAATAGCAACACGATTAAATATAATAACAATTACTTATATGATCTCGCAATTATTTTTACTGATATAATTATTAAGTTATACCTAAAAGATGCGGCTATTGCGACCTATATTAAGGATGAGTTTATAAAGCCTTTTTTAAATGCTTCAGGAACAAAGATTGATGATATGGGAAAAAAATATGAAACACGCGCAAGTCTTCGCGGAGCGCAAGTTCCAAGTTATATGGATGTTGCGGAAATATTAGGATTCAAAATAAAAGATTATTTTGTTGATCCGGAATACTTATGGTATACCGAACTTGAAATAATAGATGAAGAAAAAATGTCTTTTATTCCTTCGTTAGATGTCTCGTATTTAGAGATAGAAAACACTAAGAAAAAAATACAAGAATTTATTAAACTTATTAATAAAAATATTATAAGCCCTTATTCCACAACTTCTGCATTAAAACCCGATGTCTTCATCTTTTTATTAAAAGAATTATCGAATAAACCCGCATTATTAAAACTAATGCAATATATATTTGAGAAATGCAATTATTCCATGAACGAATCGAGAAGAAACGATTACATTGCTAACATAAAAATAACATCAATTAAACTAACAAGTTATCCTAAACTTATTTTTACGATTACCAAATCCGGTATGAAAATAAAGTCATGGATTAATCACATAAAACCATGCGCTGATTATATTGTTCCGATTGATATTGAAGATTTCGAAGAAATTGATCTTAAATATTTGTCTAAATATAAAAAAATATTAGATAAGAGTCTTGATATAAATTGGTGGAATAACTTTTTATTGAGGAATATAAATGCCGCGCCAAGTATTGCCATGACAGATTACTTAAATAAAACCGAACATTACATTAACACTTATGGTGCAATCGCGCCATTGCCGAGTTTTGATCCAAAGATAAAACAAGTTATAAATGAAAACCAATGGTATCCTTCTGTTGGGACAGAAGATTTAACCATGACAGGAAAGTATTGCATAACCCTTGATAGTTGGTATACCGCGATAATAAACTCGTTATCTGGAATAACGGTTAAAGATTCTGGCTACATAAATATGTTTGCCGATGAAACATTAACCCGTCAAGATATTATTCATAATTTGCGCAATGAAATGGCGGATGAATTAAGCAAAACATCTACTTGGCCAAACGGGTTGTCTTTTGTAGAAACCTTATTTGAAGAGATTATTACAGAAATGCGCGAAAAATCTGAAGGGATAAGTGATTTTTTTGATTTTATTATAAAACACGGAAAATATATTTTTTCAGAAAATATTACACCGAATAATATTACAGTAATAGATTTTTTGTATTCAAAAATACATACAAAATTGCGTCTTAATTATCCATTAACATTATGTTCGCAGTTTATTGTAGATGCTTTTGTTGCTTTATCTAATAGCAAACTGCTTTTTGAACAAAACTTATTAGAGCGTTGCATGATTGAGTTATACATAGCATATATTCGCAAAGGAGGGCGGGCTTATAACAAGATCGAATCACAGTTATTTACTAATAGATATGGAGTTAATATTATTGGGTATTCATACCTACAAAATACAAATGGTGATATTAAACAGACACATTTGTTTAAACCCACAAAAACAAATCATAGCGATAATCCAGTTATACTTGCACTATTAAACGAAGATGTATCTCTTGGGCACTTTTCTGAGGTTATATCAAAGAGTTATCAGACTATGTTCAATAATACGTGCATCGATGAAAGGAAAAAAATAGATAAGAAGTATGATTTTGACAGTATTCCCGAAAACATTTATTTGTTGCAAGGAATAATTTCTGCGTTAACAGTTGATAGTTATACCTATTCGATTTATTCAGAATTTATAAAAGTATCGGGAATTAAACCATATGTTCTTGAAGTAATAAAAAACATAGGCAATGTTTCTGTTGTTGCAGAAACAGAAACAGAGACGGACAAAATCAAAGAAGAAACAATTCTTGATGTTTTGCGTAAGAAGGATAGATTTAAAAGCATGAAGAAAATATTAAAACTATTAAAAATATATTACATATTATTCGAAGAAAACGCGCAATCTTTGGTAGAATGTTATCATTGCATAATTAATAGGTTAATCGCGTGTTATGCTGATTATTCTGCTGAAACAATGACCAAAGTTAAAAAGATATTATGTATGATGTCCATTGACGATACGATTAATAATGCAATCCCTCTTGATTTCTTTGAAGCGGGATATAAATCTATATATGAACTACTTGTAGACAATTTTGCTATTGACAAACAGAATGCTGATGTTGCGGATAAAGCGTTATTTGACGAGATTGTGTTATTGCCAATTCCACAAGAAAGCGAAATTGGTTATGCACAGTATTCTAAAACAGGCGCATTCATAAAATCAAGTCTTGAGCCGACGTTTTCTTGTTTTGATAAATTTATTGAGATTATAGATACACCATACGAAAAAGACGAAGTAGATGGAAACTATCGCGCCATCATTGAAGATTATTGTCGCATTAATTATGAAGAAATAAAGAATAGTGGCTTTCTCAACGGAAATAATTGCAAAGAAATGATTGTGCAAATGGCGACAGAAGAAGTTTTAAAAACACTGCTTCCGCCTATTTCGGGCGCCGGTGAAAATGAAATGGATTTGACTTGGCTTGGTATTCCTGAACTGACTGCGGCGAGTTATTATTTATGTTATACAGTGTTAAGACATAACCATATTTATTTTAGTGGCGACAATGAAACCGTAAAAACTAGTTTTATCGGGCTTCATAAGTTTATAATCATGGAATGCGAAAATAGCGACAGTGATGATTTTATAAAACAAGTATCCGCGAAATATATGAATAGTATAAGGGCGTTGATTAATTAATTATTTGATTTAATATATATATTATTAATTATTAATATATATTACAAAAAATAATGAACTGTTTTTATAAAATAAATGATTGGTATTCATATTTACAGACTAATTTTAAAGCGCAAGATGAAACTGCCGGTGGGCATCCTTTTGCTAGTGCGCCTGAAAATCGCGTTGCTTGGTATACCCTTGCCGGATACATAACAAAAAACTTGGCGGTAGATCCCGAAAGCCGGGCAAATTATAAAGAACTTGCGAAATTTGCGCGGTATAAAACTAATGCAGATGATGCGCGGGATCGTAATAATATTAGCATTGTAGAAGAGTTATACCAAAAAGATAATTGGGACACATTTATTGCGAAAATTCATGAAATTGCCAAAGCGGGGTTTGCGGAGAGGCGTGCATCGGTGTTGTCGATAAATAAGTATTTTTTTTATTGGTTATATCATGATTCCGATGCGGAGATTAGCATACGTGATGTTAAAAATTATGCTGATGAGGAGAATAACTTTTTTGCTTTTGTTATGATGAAGGGTGGCGTGGGTGGCGCTGGTGGTAGAAAAAAAGTGTCTTATATTGAAACAATAAAGAAAACTGTTGGTACTTTATTGAATGAACGCAACAAAGTATTATCTGAAGAATTAAAAAAAATTGTTGACAAAGAAGATCCTTATAAAGATCCTTTTAAAGCCGCCGATATTAATGTTCATTTAAAAAAGTTAAAAATACCAGATATACTAAATATTGATTTATCATCAGACGCAAAACCTAAAAAAATAGAGTATCCTGAATATAAAAAGATGGTATCTGAGGTTAAAGATTTGAAATCCGCGAAACAATTTATTTATTATATTAAAAAAAGCCAACGCGAAATAGGCAATAAAATTGCGCATTATGATAAAAACGCCGGTGTTAAGAAATTATATGAAGATATTAAAACAGAAAATGATGGCAAAATAAAAACAATAAATGATGCTTTCAATGCGTATAAAGCAGTTATGGATAAAAAAGCTGTTGACGTTGCAAATCAAACCAAAGCGCTTACTGATTTTAAAACTATTTTATCTTCAAACATAATCAACGAATACGAGATAAATGGAATAACATGGTATTTTCACGAATATTATGTAGATAACAAAGAAACAGACACAACTAAACTAAAATCAAAATTTGAGAAAGCACAAAGTAATAAGTTTGATAAAATAACAACCGAACTCAAAAAAAAATATGATGAATTAAAACTAAAACCAGAACCAGAACCAGAACCACCAGTTGTTGATGGAATAACAGGAACAATTGAAGATGACACCGTTGCGGATGTAGAAGAAGATACCAAAGAAACTGAAGACATCCCGCCATCAATTATAACTCCACCAAAACCCATTTTTTCAGACAAAGACAAATCTTTTATATCTAAAATTTCGGAATTGGCGATGTCAATATTAGAAAAATTTAATAACAATAGTGATGAAGAGTTAATTAAGGAATATGGGCACTTGCACCAATTAATTAAAAATTATATTAATGAATTGCGCGGAAATATTTTAGATACAAAGAAGCCTGATAAAACCATTTATCTTAAAAAACTCTCTTCGAATATAGGTAATGAAGATTTAGAACATATTTATACCCAATTATCTTTAAAACTTTGGCCAAATGAAGCCGAACCTGGAACAATAGTTCGAGATTTAATTGAATACTGCATTGACAACGATCCGGTTATTACGTTAATAGCAAGTGTTAATGAATTTTATTATAACTTTGAATCAAAAAAAGGGATGTTAGTATGGTCTCGGCCAAATATGACCGTTGGTGCGCAACATTCTGATTTTTTTGACAATGTTTTAATACTAAAATCAGAAACTGTTAAAGGGGTTGGCAAATTTGATATAAATGAAAGCGATTATAAGCCTGTTCTATCTAAACTTAAAGGCAATGTTGATTCTATTAAAATAAAAACAGGTATAACCAAAATTATACAAAAAGGCGCGGGGATGCGATGGGATGGCGTTGGGGGTTTTGTTGGAGGCGCTGGCGCTGGCGCTGGTGCTGGTGCGGGCGTTGTTGATACAGGAAGTATAAGTGAAGACCTAACAGAAATGACCATTGCCGATTTTATTGAAATTTATACCGATTATTTTAAAGATATTGAACATAATTCTTCTGTGTTGTTATACGAGTTATACCAATTAGTTCAAGTTTTACAAAAAAATTATTATGTAAAAGAACACAAGGAAGGGGTTCAATTATTAAGGAGGTTGTTTAAAAAACATAAAACTCTTCCTATTATATTTGATGTTGTTAATGCAACAGATGAACAAAAATTGCGATTGTCGGCAATGATGAATTCCGGTATTCCTGCCGATTATTGTCTACGCAAAAAGACATTATACCATGATGCGATTGAATATTTACACTTGTCGCGAATAAAGAAAAAAACACAAGATTGGGAAGATTACGGCTTGCTTAATTACTTGATTGGCACTGAAAAATATGATGTAATAAAAATATCTTCTAAGTTTGAAATGCGCGTTTATGATAGTATACTAATTGCAAAGTATTATTTCCAATACATGGATGCGATAATTAGGAAAAATATTACATTAAAAAACGAAATAATTAAACACTTTCCTGAGTTTGAATGCGTTGCAATTACTTTTAATGAGTTTATTAAGAGAGATTACTTTGTTGGGTTTGACGCGGTGATGAAGCAAATGATTGGCAATTATAATGAAAACATTAATGAAGCTGATGATGTATCGAAGACTGCCGACTATGACCCCAACGATCTTGCAAAGAAGAATTCATCTCTTTTAAAAATTTGTTATGATAATACAGAGTATAAAAAAATAACTGACCTATTTAAAGTTATAGAAACTATCTTGCCCAATATTTCTAAAGAAATAAAAACTAAATATGATAATGCAAAGAATACATTTCAAGGAATATCTGTTATTGGTGCAATCGAGACTCATGCAAAAGGACATATAATCAATTTTAATATAATGTTAGAAGCATATGAACCAGATGATAAGATAATAAATGTAATATTAAGCGTTCTTGAAGATTTAACTAAATCTAATAATAATCGCAATCGTGTTCATAATTTAAAACATGAAATAATATTTAAAAAATTATCGGCTACGTTTCCTTCAATAAATATCACAAACGACATTAATGATATTAATGTAAATGATATTGCATTAATAAATAATAATAATCCGAATGATATACTCAAAGAATACTATGATGATGTTTATTGTATAAACAACGATTTAATGTATTACATTACAATAAACGATATTATACTGCCTGCATCTGCGGTTATACACGAGCCTTTGTCGGCGCCTGCACCAAGTAATCCTTTTGCCGACAAAAACAACAAAACAGAACAAGATTGTAATAAGTATAAAGAAAATAAAGAAAAGGCCAGAAAAACACAAGAAGACACTGCGCAAAAGGCAAAAACTTCTAAAAATGACACAGCAAAAACAAGACTTAGCAAAATGAATATACTTCAAAAAAAAATCGAAGAAAAGGAATTTAGACATCCAGTATCAAAAATAGATATTTCAGCAAATAAATTTGAGGTATTCGTTGACACTCTCCTTGTTGATTTTGCGCCAAGTATCTCGCAAATAAAATTACATCCAGATATTGAAGCAACCAGCATATTTTATGTTTTGCATAAATTTTCGGAGTTATACAAAATACGATTTATTGTTATACAAACAAAAGACACCATTGAAGTTAATCGTTGTATCATAACACCGGCGTTTTTTAGCAATGTTTTGTGTAAATCTACTATTTATTTAAATTATGATATGCTAAAGGGTGTTATGCATTATATAAAATTTTGCCCGAAGGATATTTGTAATTATAGAAATGATATCCTTAACCCTAAACCGAATGGTTTGTTTAGACATTATACCTACGCAAACGATATGTATAACCTACAAACAAAACTATGGTATAATAACAGCCAAAAAGCATGGATACGCGCGAATTTAGGTAAATTTACAACCATGGGAACTTCGTTATATCTAAACAAATCAAGAGATCAGCATTTATCGATGTTGCATTCATTACTATCTAAAATAAACGATTTGTTGGGGATTAATTATATTTTGCATGTGCAAAACCCGAAATTTGTGCAGACGTTTTTCGAGATTATATTAACCCGTTTTGGGACAGGATACGCAGATTACTTTGCTATAATCCCGGATCTCAAACTAATGTTGCAAAGAATAGTGCAACTTATTCCTAATAGTAATGGTATAATAATTGATACAACCGATAAAACATTATATCAACTGTTTTGTATAGTATTTGATGTTTTAGGGATTGCGCCTAATTTAAGTGCAATGAGGCTAAAAGAGGATTTATCGTTATATCTTTCAAGTTATACCAAAACAAAAATAGATCAAGAAAAGGAACTTAAAAACGTTTTAGCCATGAAATCAACCAAAAATGAGTATGAAGAATACTATGATGACCAATATGCGCCTAAATATTTAAACTCTGTGTCCAGAAAACTCAAATTATTGTTAGGCAAAAATTATCCCGAAGAAGACATGGACATTATGTTTTCGGGCGATTATCGCAATAAGATACAAACTTATTTTAATAGTTTGGAAGGCCAAGAACAGATAAGTTCTACTTTTATATCCGATTATGTCATTTATCCGCGCCATGGTGTGCCAGTTAATGCGCCTAATTGGGTTAAAACGCAATTAGCAACTGAACTTGTAATGTTGGAATTACTTGATTATACCACATTTTGGCCATATCCTGAATTATATTCCTACTATGAACAAAATATTTTTATAAGAAATAAAGATGCAAACATAGATTCAACTATGAAAACGGCGATTATAAACGCCGATTATTATATCTGTTATTATATTTTGTCCATTACCAAAACCAAATTATCGGCCGATTTTTTGATAGACTATTATAAATTGGTTGAGTTATGTTATACTAATAGTGATAATGCGGGAACAAATGAATGGGCTTTATCTATTGCACAACAATTTATATTATAAACGAAAAATATAATACTATTATTATATGATTATAAATACTTTATTTAACAATATAAAAAAAAGCATAAATCGTATTGAGGGCGGACAAAAAGGTGGAAGCGATGGACAGAATGGCGGGTCTGGAAGTGATGCTTTGCGGGATAGTTATAACACAAATAGAGCAAAGATTATTAAATTGTTGACTTTATACTACATAATAACTGATATACCGGAAATAACTAGCCAAGGGTTCGATATTATAACAGGCATTTCATTATCTCCTATTGATCCAGAAAACTTAGACGAAACTATTATTTTGCTTAAAAAGACGGTTTTTAATGAACTAAAAACATATTTAATTAAGTATGATTTCGCAAAACCAGGCAAACCCATGAATAAATTGCCTTCCTTTGACAATTTTATAAAAAAACTTGGGTTATCTGAGAAGTTTGGCGATTTTATTGCACATATGCCCCAAAAGCAAACTAATTCAACTATGGCTATTTTACAGAATCTTAAAAAGGTAATACTGACTGATATAGGGCTTTTATACCAAATTACTTTGACCGCTTCGGAAATATCAAACATATCCGCGGCATTTATGCGAATGATTAATTCAGACAAAATTGCATTTTCTACGTTGCGATTGTTTAATAATGGTCTTATTTATTTAAACAAAGTTAAAAACTTGTCTGATCAACAGGTAGATTACGATGATGCGGATTTGCTCGAAAAGTATGAATATCTAAACAAGCCCGAAATGTTAATGAAGATATATAACCAAATTTATTTTGAGACACAATGGCAACAATATTCTGAATACAAAAAAAAGAAGCGAGAAGGCGAAATTATTAGAAGCATCATTGAATGGATCAGTCCGCAAATATCAGTAATAGAAGAACCATTATCTGATGACGCGTCATCTGAGTTATCGTCTGGATCTGATACTGAAACTGAAACTGAAACTGAAACTGAAACTAATGCGCTTAATCTCGCACCAATAAAAACAAAGCAATTTCGCGACAATTTATTGAGTTTTCTCGAACAAAATAGTATTCCGAAAAAAATAGTAGAAAGTAAGAGTTTTATTTATGATGTTGCGCAGGCGTTTGCCAATGAAGGAATATCTTTGCTTAGTCTAAATAATGTTTTGTTGCCTAACTTATACATTAAACTAAATGGCAACTTAACCATGGAAAATGCCGATGAAACTGGCATAACTGATCTAATTGTAAATACTAACATGAACAATTCGCGACCTATATGGTTTCTTGAATCAAGTGTCGAACCAAGTAGAATTAATATCAAATATTTAGATAAGTTTAAAGACTTTATTATTGCTGAACTAAAAAATATTGAACTTGAAAATGAAATCGCGGATGAACGCATTAATGAAATCGCGGATGAACGCATTGATGAAATCGCGGATGAACGCATTGATGATATTTCCAAAAAAGAAGAAGACAATATTATAACATTGTTTGTCGATAACTTTGATTTTTTTATTAATATGATAATAAAACATTATTTGTTGCTTGATTGTATTATAAATAAGTATAAATATTCATGTTATTTATACTCAGAAATCAAATATGTCTTTATAATAGAGATAACTCGTGCAAAAGATAAGTATAAATATGAACAAAATGACATTTTATTTCTGCGTAAATTTGGGCGAAATTTAGTATATCTAAACACTGATGTCAATTATTTCATTGATTTTTGTATTAGTGATAACGCGGAAGTTATACTAACAACAGGGTTTAATTACCTTGCGGAGTATGAAAATTATGGTGCAAAATTGTTTAAAAGAGTAATCGTAAAAGATACTGATGATTTTATTATGTATTCTAATCGCAAAATTTATTATAAAAAAGCAAATGCATCTTATTTTATGTTTATAACACAGACGTTTAATCATTTTAGAAAAATAAATCGCAAAAATAATTATGTAATTGATGATACTGCCGTGAAAATATGTAATGGAGATAATAGTTATACCGTTATTATGAATACCGTGTTAAGGTATTACATAGGTGCGAATATCAAAAAGAATGTTATGTTTGACCCTAAACTATCATTTTCTGAATTTATAGAAAAAGAAAATTTTCCTTTGAGGTATAACGGAACAACTATTATTGATGAGATAGATAATTTTAGTAGTGCAACATTGCAAGAGTTAATCATAAAATATGATATAAGCAAAGATTATTATAAAATAAACCCGGGCTTTATTGTGTCTTCATATTTGTATAACTCGCCAAAAGATGATAAAACGGCAAACGCATTGTTGCATGAAATAATTATTAAATTATTAACTAGTTATGAAGGCCAAAAAGGCGGTGGTGCTGTTGATGTTGCAAATGATGCAAATGTTGCAAATGTTGCAAATGTTGCAAATGATGCAAATGATGCAAATGATGCAAATGATGCTTTTGATGCTGTTGACGCTGTTGATGATGCAAATGATGCAAATGATGCAAGTTTTTATATAAAAGATAGTGCGGTTTTTGGTGCAGATATTAGTGCTTTTAACAGTGCGGTTTTTGGTGATAATGGTGCAGACGATGCAGACAATGCAATTGATGGTGCAGACGATGCCGATTTTAGTGCAGTTGATGATGCAAATGTTAGTGCGTTTGATAGTGCAGTTGTTGGTGCCGATAATGAAGATAGTGCGATTGATGGTGCGGTTGATAGTGGTGCCGATAATGAAGATAGTGCAAATATTGGTGCAGTTGATGATTCAGACGATAGTGCAGTTGATGATTCAGCCGATAGTGCAAAAGTTGATGCGGTTGATGGTGCAGTTGATGATTCAGTCGATAGTGCAAAGGTTGATGCGGTTGATGATTCAGACAATAGTGCAGTTGATGATTCAGACGATAGTGCAGTTGATGATTCAGTCGATAGTGCAAAGGTTGATGCGGTTGATGGTGCAGTCAATAGTGCAGTCAAAAGTGCAGTCAATAGTGCAGTCGATAGTGCAGTTGATGATTCAGTCGATAGTGCAGTCGAAAGTGCAGTCGAAGGTGCAGTTGATGGTGCAAATGTTGGCGGAGGTTATATCGCCAAAGGCGGCGCCGGTAATAGTCAAAATAATATTCTAAATGAAACAACCGCTTTGATGTTAAGCCATTATTTGGGAATAAATGTTTGTATAAACAATAAAGTATTTAATACGCCAAAACCGAGTATAATTTGGGTTTTTATAAAAGAAGAAGAAGATAACAAATATGTTTCGTATAGTCCAAAAAAGTATTCAGATTATTTGCATAACAAAACCCTTGAAAATTATCTAGATTTAAAACGCGCATACGAATCGCTATCTTTTAACAATTATAATCATAATTACGAATACATATATAAAAAACAGTTGCACAAAGAATTGTCTAAAAAATTAGTGTCAAGTTTCAACCTATTGCCAAAGTATGAAATCGATAACGATGTAGTAATAATTTTAAGTTATAAGTTAATGCTTAAAATACTTAAAAAAATGCATATTCATCATTTATTATTTATTAACAATGAAAAATCAATAATAGCGAGTATAACATTAATATTAATAAAACTCGCAAATTGTTATTATGATTATGACATTAATCTCTTGGTATACATAAAAAAATTATTAATAGACTATTTACTAATAAACAGATCGCCATGGTCTAATGTCGAGTTAAATAACTTAAGTATACTATCTATTATCGCTTTAATATCATCATTTCATAAAGACATTCCTATTTTAGCAAATTTAAGACTAAAACATTATTTAAAAGTCGGGATTGATGGTTCAAAGGTATTAATTCCTAATGAGAAACCGATTTTTATACATTCGCGCATTCCCGCATTGTCGCGAATCATTCCGGGAATATATAAAGGGGATATAAATGGGGGCTATCGCGAGGTTATACTAAATTTTCTAAGCAAAACAGAAAACAAATATTTCATAGAACAATCGGGTGTTCTTACTGACTTTGAATATGTATCATTAGATGGAAACAATGCAGGCCACGATGAGTTATACTTACAAATTGCAACTGAACTATTACATGAAGAAATACAACCGGCCGATTTTACTATATATCCATTAGATTATATTTATTCATGGCATAAAAATGCATATGAAAAGTTATACAAAGATAATGAAATATATAAAGCACTAATCCTTGCTGAATACTTCATGGTGCAAAAGATAATCAAAAAGGCAAAAATGCCAATGTTTTCTGATGAACCAGGTGATTTTATTAATAATTATCAAGAAATTATAAATATAATGCATGATTGCTTTGCAAAAATAAAAAAGTCTAATAAATTAATTAATCCAACCATAAATATTTACGATGTAATAATAAAAGAGTTGCGATAGGGTTAATTGCTTATTTTTATCAAATATAACAAGAATTTATTATTCATTTATATTATATTATAATGAACAATAATTATTATTATATTAGTATTCTTGTTTTGATTTTGATAATAATTACGTATTCAACAAATTCGCGCGACCATTTTTCTTCTGAAGAGGATACTTTGGTTAAACAGTTGCAACCAGAAACTAAAAAAATAGAGGCGCCAATATCTAATAGTTATCAGCCTTATCTGATAAATACTAAAAAAACAAAGGAAGAGGTTTCATTAGATAAACTTTTGAAAAGTATAACAGCGGAAAATGAAGCAAATGATAAGACTGAAATCATAAAAACGCAAGATAGTAAAGATGGACAAGATAGGAAAGATGGACAAGATAGGAAAGATGGCGTTATCGGAACTAATAGTAAATCGCTTGATGGAAAGGATGAAACAAAAAAGGGTAAAAGTAAGGTTCTGTCTATACTAAAATCACTATCAACAAAAGCATCGTTGCAAACAGATGGAAAATTAAGTTCTACTGAAATGGCCAAAATTAAGGAAACTGATTATACCGTAATTAAGAATATAACGTCATTATTTGCACCATCGCAATCGAGTAGAAATCCGTTTAACAAATTCGGACCGCAGTTTTCTATGGACGATAATTTAACTACATATTCGAGCACTAATTCCGTTGTTGGGTATCCTTCGTGGATACAATATATTTCACCTGACAATATTGAGTTTAAAGAAATAGCGATTTCCAGTAGAATTGGCAGTTATGACATAAAGAAAAAATTAGTGCCATTTAATCTTACGATTTATTATAACGATGTTTTAATAGGAACACAACGCTTCATTGAAGTTCAAGATACGTATTATTGGAAGAATATAAACTTAATTGGAAACAAAGTCAAGATTAATCAAGAGTTAGTTACATATTTAGAAATTGCAAATGTTATGTTTAAAGGCCGTCTTGCACAATCTTCTTGTGAGAAATATACGAAAAAGGTAAAAAGTTTATACGAGTCTTGCAAAAAGGCGCAGGAATTAATGCCGAAAAAGGAAATTAAACAAATAGATATTGTCAATCCTTTTCTCGGCTTGACACCAGATGAAATTACTTTGGCCAAATCATACGAAAAAATATTAGATAAAGAAGACGCGGCGGAAAAGATTAAAGAAGACAAGGCAGTTAAAATATGGAAAATAATGCAGGCGCAAATAAAGAAAGATGCAGAAACGGCGATTTCAGCCGGCAAACTCGGGATGAAGGCGCCACCACCAACATATTCTAAAAAACAAATAGAAACAGTAAAAAAGCATTTACCTAAGGCGAAGGCAATTTTGTCAGGTATAGACAAAGCAAACTGTATGCGTTCGTTGAACCAGCATACCACATTGACCAATCAAGCAATAATCGCGGCGCGTGAGTCGCAAGTATTGCCATATCGGCAAGATGATGCAAAGAGGTATAACCAAGAGGCCAACGATGTTTTGGCTAATTACAAGAAAATGTGTTTAATTCGCGCGATTTAATTCGTGCAGTTTAAACCGCGTAGTCTAATCGTCAGTCATGGACGATAATGAGTTGTCTCCTGAATAAATGTTCAAATTAGAATCAGACATATCTGCGGTTTCATACGACACTGTTTTCATTTGAACATTTATTTCTCCTTCATTATTTTGAAGAACATCTTTAACCACATCTAACCCATAAAACAAATGATTAAACTTTTCAACATAATTTTTATAATCGGATGCGCATGTTTCTTGCCATATTTCCACAAATATTTCGTCTTTTAACATATCCCCGCTAAAAATCTTTGTAGGAACAAAGCCGTTAATATCATGTATTATGTGTAAATCTCCAAACTGATTAGAAAATAACAATATGTAATTATCTGATAATGTTTGAGTTGTCATCATACATTTAATTCCCGATGGAAACCATTTATTTGGTTCGCTCAATATTATAAATTTAATGTCTAACATTCGCGAGATGATACTCAAATCTATATTATTAAGAACATGCGAATTAGACTTAATTGCTTGGTAAAATTCTTCTTCTGACTCAATTGCATAAGAGGCGTCTAATTGTGCGTATGCATTTCGAACTTCTTCCCAAAGCACGGTTTTTGTGCCCTTTTCTTGTTTAATATCTTGCTTTGATGAAATGGCGGATATAATGTATTGTTTTAAATCATTAATTTTGTTGTTTCCGTATTTTGATTCTATGGCTTGTTTAATTAAGGTAAAAATACAAGAATCATGCTTTGTTTTTAGGTATTGATAATTAGTCTTTTTTAACTTAATTTGCCAATGTTCTGGCAAAAGAGTATAATCTCCTGCACAGGTATTTTGATCATCGACAATGGTTTGAATCATTCCAAATGATGATTCAAACGGATTTAACACATCATAACTCTTGTTATTTTTATCATCATACGATATATTTTTGTTGTATAAATTATCTATTTGCATTTTTATCATGTTTAGTTTTGTTCCTTCTGTAATACTCTCATTAATATCTGCAATTATAATATGATGTTCCGAATCGATGTAAGGAATGCCATCAAAGGAATTATTTATTTGATCGTCAAATATTTCTGCGCGTTTAATAGAATTTCTAAGCAACTCTTCGGTTAGCCTGTTTAAATAGTTTTCAATATTGTTCTTGTTTCCTGTATTTAAGTTTACTGAAGGGATAAACAATTTATTATTAGTGCAATGTGCGTTATTTGCTGTATCGCACTCTTGTCTATACATAGGAATAACATAAGAAAATGCATACATGGATAAATCCGTGTTTTCTATTTCCTCAAAACCTACTAATAACGGCCCTACTAATTGTTCGTATTCGGCAATAATGTTGCTTTGTAAATCTTTTTCAGTCAAAATAATGTTTTCAGTTATCTTTGTTATTATTTGTTTTAGCATCAATCGCTTTGATTTAAGATTGTCATCTGATGCAATAATTTGTTTCAAGTTTTGCATATTTGTGGCATTTTTTTCTTTTTGTAAATGTTTGCTTAGTTCATAGCGCAATCTTTCGTAAGTTTCTTCTTCAAAGTTTAGTCTTGTTGTAAAAATTTTGCGTTTATCATTTATTTTGTTGTCGTGTTTCACTAATGCATCAATGTCATTTTCGTTATAATACCTAATTTGCGCCGCAACGTCTTTTTCTTTTATGACTACGTCGTTTATAATATCTCCAAGTTTGAACAACAATTTTGAACAATCAAACAAAATATTCGAATAATGCGCCGGGCCCGGAATATCGAGTATTAAATATTTGATATCATCCAAAGGGGTTTTAGTAATATTAACTGTGGTGCCATTTCTTAGTAGCAAACCCGAGACTGTTCTATCGTTTTCGTGTTGCGGATCAATCATAAAACTAAAAGGAAACAACTTTGGCAATATGGCATATTTTTCTAATATTAGCAAATGTTTCATAGTTTCTTTAAAACCAAGTATAACACAAGTATTTATACCAGATAACTCATACTTAAGATTTATTTGCGACGGGAATACAGGAATACATAAATTATTATGCAAGACTAAATTCCGGACTTTATTATAACTATCTACTATTTGTGTTTTAATAGAATACTCTTCGAAAAGGTTGTTATACTTTTCATTCATTTTTGTTATAGATGATATAATTTTATCTGTGTCATATATTACATTGTCTAAATCGTATAACTTATCTATAATAGTCGCATGGGAAACGTTATTAATAAATAGTTTAAACTCGTCGCGGGCTTTGTTATCCACAACGGCACTGCATCCACGAATGCTTTTAATAAATTGATCTGTTATTTGGCTTTTTCCTTCAAAAAGCATTTCGCTTGTTATTTTCTTATTTGCATAAGATGCATTACATAATACTTCATAACAGTTATCATATTTATACAAAAGCACTGTTTTGCGTGTGCTAACATGCAAAGTCTTTAGGTTATAACCGATCGGACATTTAATATCAACCGATGTTAGCAAGTTGTTAATTGAATACTTGCCTTCAAGTATAAACAAATTAATGCCCGATGTGGTTAGTATTCCGGGCATACTTACCAAATCCCATAAAAATTTCTCATTTATGGTTTCAATATTATCTTGAATAAAAGCAAGGAATGCGTTCAATGAAATAGATGCAATGTGTTTTTGTCCTGTTCGGTTTAATATTTCTGGTGCAAAAATGTTAAACAATGAGCCGTTTTTTAGAGATTTGAAAACGTCTTTGTTTGAAGTCAGCATTTTTTTCATATTGTCCAAAATATATTGGACAGGACGGCCAATTGCCGAAGCCAATGCACCAAAGAAATAATTAGGTCCTGCAACTGATTTGCGGAGGATACACGAAAAAATAACGTCGGCCGAAGTTTGGTTCTTGCAATTCGATTTATTATTGAAAATATCGTTTAGTAATATTGGCAATGAAATATATCTATCAGGAATATCTACGAAGCGCTTTGCGGATTCTAATATGTAATACTTATTTATGTTAACCGCGGTGTCTTGTTTATGTTCAACTATCGGATGTTTTATACCGGAAAATTTGTTCATACATTGTTGTTCTAATGATTTATGCTTATTCGAAATAGTTTTTGTTACGCAACATGGCTGACACGAGTTGTTGCTAAAAACCAATTTATTAAATTTCTCTTTGTTTATAACATTTTCCGTGTCTTTAGTTATAGGTTCATAAGTGTTTCCGTCCCATTTTTCTGGGCAAAAATAGAAATAGCCTTTAATATTCTTGCCTTCTTCTTTAAGCAACTTAATATTTTTTTCTAATTCTGCCCTTATCTCTGGGACAGTAGTCCTACTTAATAGTTTTTCTTGTTTTGCTAATATTTCCCTGGCCTTTTTGCTTGTTATTACAAGCGGTTTTTTAATATCTTGTTGGCATTTGCGCGAGTATGAGTTGTTTTTATATTTATCATCATAGAACAATTTTTCATTTGAGAATTTTAATCGTTTTAACAGATTGTCTGATTGTGGTTCTTCCTTATCTTCGTAATCTGTTTCTGACTGATCATTAATGCTTGATTCGTTGCTTATGCTCATATCAGACATTGACAAATTTATTTTTTCGTCTTCATCTTTGTCTTCATCTTTGTCTTCGTCGTCTTCATCTTCATCTTCGTCTTCATCTTCATCTTCATCATCGTCGGTTATAACAAACTTCTTTCCAAAGTTAGATTTAGGAATGGCCTCTTTTATGTTTACGGTATTATTGTTTGAGGTTATAAACAACTGCATGCTTTTCTTAATAAAAAAATAGATTTGCCCGAGATTTTCATGAGAAACACCTAAAAGTCTTACCTTAATATTTGATGAAGAATACTTTTTAAGTGCAATTGAGACACCGGTGTCTTTCTCATCAAATAATTTTGAGGCGAATGAGTATGAATCTTCTTCGTCGTTTTCGTCGTCAAGTAAATCATCTTCATCGTTTAGTTGCAAATATGCATTATGTTTTTCATCATTCTTTAGTTTTTTCTTTGTTATAATGTCAATATATTTGTCGAGTTGCAACGAAGCATAATCATGTGTAAAAGCAAAAGTCGATTCTAAGTTTTTTATTATTTCTGGTTTCACAATGTTGTTGGTATACCTTTTATGAATGAAGCGATTAATAGAATCTGGTTTAATAAAAGTATTTGTTCGTTTATACCTCAAATATATTGTTTTTGAAAATGAAAGAGAGGTATCATTATTCGGGGGTGTAATGAAAGTATCAAAGTTAGATAGATATTTGATATAATTGTCCATTTTAAAATCAGATACTTTTGTTTTTATGTTATAATTAATCGAATAAAAAGCAATCTTTGTATTAGAAAATTGCTTTTTGAACCAATGCGGATCGGGTTCTTGGATCTTGATTTTTCTGCTTTTGCCTTCCATTTGATAATCGATTTTATTGATTTCTCGGATAATGTCGCGGATTTTTGTTATAACTGCAATAATGTATTCAAATTTGCCCGGATATTGTTTATGCCATCCGCATTTTATTTCGAGTTTTCCTGATTTAAAGATATTAAAAGTTAGGTATACCCTTTCATTTGCTTCTGTTATATATAATAACACTTTATACGATAGCCCCTTACCCGACATTATAACCTTTTCGGCGTCATGCGTGGTTTTAACTTTGGTGTGTATCCATGTTTCCAAGTCTGATTTTTCTATATAAATAGGAGATGCCTCGTTTGTTAAATCTTTGTCGAGGCGATACTGTGCAATATTTGATTGTTCTGATTTAAACTTAACAAAGGGCACATCGTGTGATAGTATAAAACGATTAAATATTTTACTTTGATCAATAAAGTCGTCTGTTGCATCATCATAATTAATATGAATAACAACCTCGCTTATTTCGCATGCGCTTGGTTTTACTTTTGAGTTTGAGTTTGAGTTTGAGTTTGAGTTTAAATTTTTAGTTTTTGGGTTATCAGTATAAATCATATTTATATCATCGTCTGTTTTCTTTATTATTTTTTGTAATTTGGTATAATCTACTTTTTCTGCCGAGAACCACGGAAAGTATAAATTAATAAACTGTTTTTTTATGTCGTAGTTTATACGTTTTCCAATGGCTGATACTAAATCAGAATACGTAATAACATGAATGTTATAATAAGATGACCATGCATAACTTTGCACTAATTGCGCATTAGTTCCTATTCTAATCAAAGATCCTGCGTTATTTGGTAAGTATAACGCCCTGGTTGTTTCGTCATATTGTTTATCATTATATATTTCTGGCGAAACTTTTACAATATTTGATAGATTATAATCAAAGATGTTTGATATAATCGGTATTCGATGAATACTAATCGGTCTGCCGATTTTTGTTATATAATAAAACGATAATGGTTTGATTGAATTATATCTCCCTGTATCTATTGAATAGAGAAATAACTCAGATGGCGGGATTTTTAATGTCACTGAGATTTTATTGATTACTTGCAACATATTATCATCCTCTTCAATAAATAAACCCGAATTATATATTTTGCTTGATTCAGGGACATGTTTTATAACATAATCGGGTATTTCTGCATTTGGTCCCGCAAATAATATGTATTCGTCGGGATGCTCGTATTTTTTTATTGTTATCAAAAAAATATTTCTGGTATATTTCCATGAACAGATTTCCATTATATTATATTATTATATAATAATTTATAATATAATAATGAGTATAATGGAAACAAAACAATCTGCTTCAATTGACAATAATATTGATGTAGATATTGACGGAACTATAACATCTGATGATACTGACTATTCTGATAAAATGAAAGAGTTAAAGAGTTTATCTGAAACACGATGTATAACTCAAGCACAAGGAATAAATCAAAATAAGCAAGTATCTGTAATAATTGCAGAAATTTTTGAGCATAATCGTCTTAACGATTTAATAAGGTTCATGAAAAAACGCCAATGTTTAAATGAAGCAAATATAGTTCTAATATATTTATTTCATATAATACAGGCATGCGGGATTATTACAACAACAATAGCGGGCGGTTATAATATTAAAGAGTTAATATGGGTAGGAATTAGTCTAAACCTAATTGCATCTTTAATAAATATCTTTGAAAAAACAAACAATAATTTGTCTATAAAATTATACAAAAATATTAAAGATATCAAAGATAATAAATATATTGATGAAAGCATCTTAATCGAAGAAGATAAACAATTATCAGCTGACATTTGTGTAGCAAATAAATCGTTTTATTATGGAGACAATCGGGTGCAATCACCATCCGGGCTTGCTTCAATGGCGCAAGGAATTGCACCTACTGGGCAAATAATGCAACAAATGGCGCCATCAATGCCACAACCAATTGCGCCATCAACGCAACAACAATTGGCGCCATCAACGCCACAGGCGATGGCGCCATCATTGCCAATGGCGCAATATTTGCGCCAAATAAGCAAAAATCCAAAGCATTCGCAAATGCAATTGCAAGTGCAAATCCCGCAAACACCATTGTCAAAATCATCAAATAAGCCTATTATGTTTAGACCATAATATAACGGTGTTATGTCCATTTATTTATGTATTCCATCTTAGGGTCATACTTTTTTTGTTGCGCATCAGGGCTAAATTTAATCATTGGTCTTTGCGACGAACGGTTATTAATCCCCGCAATCCATGCCCAGTTTCCATTGTTTATTAGAGGATCATAATCTATTAATTTTGTTGCAAAATAATGTTCGCCTAATTGCCAATCAAGTTGCAAATCTTTAACAAGATACGAAGCAACTATAAGCCTAATGCGATTAGGCATAGTTCCGGTTTGGTTTAATTGGCGCATTCCGGCATTTACAATAGGACAATCAGTTTCACCTCGCGCCCATAACCCAAATAATTTCGGGTTATGGGCAACCGGCAATTTTTTTGAGTATTCCTTTGTCATTTCTAACCCATAATAAAAATCCCGCCATATCAATTGTCGGACAACATAATTGTTGTTTTTATACTTATTATATATTTCACGTATGCTTATACAACCAAATTTTAAATAAGGCGACATATTTATTCCTATCATACCTGTATCATCAGATATAACATGAAAAATTATTTGCGATCTTCCGCCTTTCATTATTGAATCATCGCGCCGAAGAGATATTATTTTGTTATTTATGTTTTCTTTTTTATATATAAAATCTCGCACATCGCGAGTATTTATTTTAATACTATCGTGCATAGTAATATGTTTTTTATAGAATGGCGTAAATATTCGATAGTTTGTTAATTGTTTAGTAAGTGGCGGATTTGATAACAATCTAATATCGTCTTTTACTATTGCAATAACATCGTTATCTTTGCACCATGACAAAATATTTGCATCGCGCATTGCGCTAAACTCAGTATAATCGCTATTAAAACCCAAATATGTAAATTCATATTTCTTTTTTAATGATTGCAAAGAGGTAATTATGTCATTTTTAGTTATAATTAAAGGCGGATCCATATCCGCAATGCATTCTTGCATAAATCGGAATGCCTTTTCTGAAAACCATTTATTTAGTTTAGGGTCTGCTTGAACAGGATCATAATTAAATATAGGATAAATTATTTGGACTTTTTCCGCTAATGCAATTAGACTTGTATTATCTTCATATCTAAAATCGCGCCTAAATAAAAATAAACCTTTTGACATTATTAATAATATTATAATATATTATTATATTATAATATGCACCCAACATGTCCAGGTTTTGCAGATATTGCAAAGCAATACCAAAATTCTTATCGCCCTCAATCTAAACCGTCATGTCATTGCATGACTGGCGGAAATAGAAGCATTAAACCAGATGATGGTAATTTTTTTAAACAAGATATTTCATTAGGATTAATAGATATTTATGGCCGGCCATTGAAAGGCAATTATTCAGAATTTGGCCAATTCCAACCAAAGGAGTTGCATGATTTTCAGTATGCAAGCCTAAACAAAAACCCAAGTTATTTTTTAGATTTGTCGCAAAACATTGGATTGCGACCTGTTGTTCGCGCGTCTGATATAGAAGCGCCGCCGGTTTTTAGATATACTGGTGCAAAATTTATGCGAGAAACGGATTGTAATCAACCGTCATGGAAAACTACATGCATTTAACATGATACATTACAATGCATTGCATTACAAAGCATTGTAAATTGATTAATATTTATTAATAATTAATTTACAATTCTATTTGCATTATAATAAAACGTTTTATGATTTATCCCAATCAAAAAAAAGCAGGCAAAGAGGTATTATCTATATTCTCGAAATATTCGCGATATGTTATTTTAGTTGCACAAATGCAATCAGGAAAAACAGGGACATGCAAATATATAACAAAAAAACTAATAAAGAAATGGGAATTTGCACCGAGTAATTGTTGGTATATCTGTGGTATGAATGACAATGATTTATTGGCGCAAACTTGCACAGAGTTTAAGAAAATATTGCCACGTAAAAATATTTTATACTCAAAGGGGTTGCAAAAGTTCAATACTATTGAAAACAATGCGACCTTACATGGAAATATTTTTATTATTATTGACGAATCGCATTATGCAGGATACATTGATAGTCAAGTAGATTTATTCGTTAATAAAATGACATCAAATGATGGCAACATATATTTATTGTCAGTATCAGCAACGCCAATGGCGGAGATAGTTTCAGCAAAAGAATTAAACAAACGATGCATTACATTAATTCCAGACACGGGTTATTATGGAATCTCTGAGTTATACAAAGCGGGCTTATTGTTTCAATCCGCAAATATTTGCACTGATTTTGAAGCATTTTCTAATGACATTATTGCGGAACATGAGAGGCAAAGAGCAACGAAGAAATGGAAATATTGCATTGTGCGTTTGCCTAATCATTGGTATACCAATGACATTTGTGAAGATATTAAAGCATTATGCAGAGGAGTTAAGTTCATAAATTGCCATTATTCCGAAGAAATTAATGATTCAGCAATTAACACTCATGATTTTAATGATTATATAAAAGACCCGCCTAAAAAAATGACTATAATCTGGATATATAACAGTCTTCGCGCCGGCAAACAATTAAACACAAAGCATGTTGGCATGGTTTACGATACTAATTCTTCGGGAACAGATACAACAGCCCAAGCATTACTCGGGCGAATTTTAGGATATAACAAACGCGACGATAGAGTCCGATGTTATTGCAACATGGCCGCCGCATTGAGAATGTTGGCGTGGATAACATCCGATTTTTCGGATACATGTGTCCCCATAAAATCTCGTGGGATTGTTGCCAAAGAGTTAAACCATAATAATTGGGTTCAACATGTCCCTATTATTGTTAAATTACAAGAAGAATATATCGCCATATTTCGCGCATTGAAACTAAAATATGGAAATAGGTATAAATATAAAAACGATGTCAAATCTGCAATACTTGAATCGGCGAGCATGCAAGATTTTTGCCCGGATACGCATAAAAAGTTGTGCCTAATCTTAAGCGACGAATATTCAGACGGGCGCTATGGTGGCCTAATGATACTTACTGAGTATAATGCAGATCGGTCGTTTAAAGAACATTGGGAAAGCAATTATAAAAAAAGCAAAAAGGGCGAAATAATTCGCGGGTTTGAAGTAGGTGCCGAGCAAATTACGGCCGAATGCAATAAATTTTGTTATATATTTGTAAATTTACATAAGTATAGTAAATCTTATGGCAAATGCATACTATGTTATAAAGAATACCAAGAAGACAGCACAGAAATAGGCACATGTGTCCGGTTGTTGCCTATGTCTCGTTATTGTTCATCTGAATCATAATCATATCGCGAAAAATTTTGTCCTTGTCCTTGTCCTTGTTCGTTTTCCTGTCTTTGTTCTTGTTCATCTTCGGAATCCGATGATGTTATAATCTCATCTTCTGTTGTTTCAATGTTATACCTTGCTAAAACATTAATCGCAATGCGATCTGAACCATGATTTGCACATAAATCAGCCCATGAGGTATACCTATCAAAATCGGAAATGATAATGCCATTAATACGTATAATATATGAACACGGAGTCATATTTTTGTCATGTTGCATTAATACATCAAATAAAGTATTACATATAGAATCTGTTTGGTAATTATAATCATCTTTGATTTTTATGAACTCAGACCATGTCACTAATTTATCACTTGCGGGCATTAAATTTATCTTCATGAAGAAAGTTCCATTTAAATATATATCTGCAAGGCATCCATGGCGCATTTTCTTTATTATGATTTTAATATAAATTTATATTAAAATCATAATAATGATTGCACAAGATGCTTATTATATGAATTTACCTAATTATTATTTGTTGAAAGAGTTATGCGGTTTTATTAACGATCCTAAGTATTCCTCAAGCGATATTATTGATTTTATAAAACTTAATAAAATAAGTATTAATAGTTATGTCAAAATTTCAGAGCATACTTATGCCCCTTTGATTTATCCTGTATCTATAACCGAGAAAAATGCTAAGTTGTTTAGATGGCTAATAAAAAACAAAGCAAAACTCGATTTGCAATTAGATAGCATTTCAGCCGAAGTCCCGCCAGATATTGAATTTGTATGTTATATCGATCATATTTCGATATTAAAACCTAATATTAATTTGAACATTGTTAATCTCGAATATTGCATGAAACGGGCAGATGTATCCCGAATAAATTTGTTAGAGTTATCTGATGTATGCCGAAAGCATGTTAAGAACAATTCCGCTTTCGTTTTTAATATTTTAGAAACATTAATCCAAAAGATTTCCATGTTATGCACGAGCCCTGGCTTATCTCATGCAAAGAATGTAGATAAGGCAATTTATAAATATGCGCAAATGTTTGCAATGTTGCAAGATGTTTTTTCTTGCAACATTGGACATCCGGAATCAGGGGTGTCTTTTATTGATTTATGTATAACCTGGTATTTATTTCCTATTATAAAAGAATTGCGAGGTTATACCGAATTTATGCAACCAATATTTTATGAAGATATGAACAAAGAAGTTGTTGCTATTTATAGGCAGATTTATAACGAGCATTTTTATTATAATACATGCATTGCTTTACGGGTATATGTTGATCCTCGGGTAGATATAGATATATAAAGCCATGTGTGAGTGCAAACTTTATTTGAATAAACTCTGGTTTTTTAAAATTGATTATAATAGTTTTTAAAAAAATATCTTATAATAAAAATATTTCTTTAAAAAAAAGAATGAACAGAAGAAACCCTTTTGGTGCATTGGATTCTGAGTCTGACTCTGAGTCTGAGGACTTGGCGCCTGAACCTGAAGACTCAGTTCCTGTCATTAAACAGGCTAGCGCAGTAATGCCATCAACCCCACTTCGTATACTTAAAGGCAAACGCGCCGATGATTTTTGCGGGGTTTTCAGCATATCCGCAAATCCGACTCACAAGGACAAGAGCAAGGACAAGAGCAAGAATGCCAAAGAAAAGCAACAACCAAAGAGGATGTTGGTTCCAACCGGATTTACTACTCCCCGCGAACAAAACAAACGCGAAGAAGCACAGGTGCGCGTGTTAGAAATTGCCAAACAAAAAGAAACTGATCAAAAGGAGCGTGAACTGGCGCGTAGGATTCTGGTTGTAAGCCAAGGAAAAACTGGACAAGTGTCGAGTTCGCGTCCTGTTCCTGTTTCTGTTCTTGTGTCCCTGCGAAGCAAAGAAGAGCAATACGAAACCGCGTTGAGTGCATGGAACGCAAAGCGCTTGAAGTTTTACGATAGCATTGCGACATTGCTCGACACCATTCATTTTGCCCTTTTTGGTAGCAAAGCCGTTCCTGTCTGGGCATTGCCATTATATGATGGGGTTGATATCTATCGCGAGATGGTATCCATCTATTTGTTTTTCAACCGAGGCGTCCTCGTTGAATTTCTCGGGAAACACCGCGCAACGGCTTCGTATGTTGAATTCGCGATCAAGCAAATAAGTTGCGCGATTGCGGAAATCAGAAGCGACGGGCTGGCAAATATTGCATTGCTTAGTGCAGAAATACATCAGTATCTCTTCGAGCCACAGCCAGTCATCGGACAATTAGGAAATATAGGAACGACGAGCCCATTGTCTCTTCCTGACTTCTTGCCGGAATTTCGCGACGAATTTTCGGCATTGTCGGGGGTTTATCATGTTTTGCGTGTGATGCGTGTTTTGCCGGAAGAAGTTTGCGATGAATTCCATGTCCGTCGTGATTCAGTCAAGATTCGCAGCATTTTCGCAAGATGGCGAGATCATAAATGGTTTGGCGAGAAAGAGCAAATTATATTTGAGTTTGCCATTATGGCATACAAGAACTCATCGCATGCTTGTGCAGTCCCCAATTTTGAGCCCGGCGTCGCATCGCATGACTTCTGGCGCAACATGTATCACTTAATATTGTCCCTGTTCGACCGCGACACAATTCCAAAGAAGTCTGACTATATCTTGACAAAGCATTTTGCCGAGATGTTATCTTTACATCATGGTACTATTCGCGACTACGCAAAAGATCATTATGAGATGAGCGCCGAAAAACTGGAAGAAGCTATTGTCGTTCTTAATGCATCAATCCTTGCCGGAATTGACGAATACTCTGAATCTCGAGCCAAAATGGAAGAGTTGCGACATGGCAGTCATGACTGTTTGTATCCATTTGTCCGCGCGTGCTCCCGAATTGCGGCGCCCTGGTTCATCGGGCTTATATAATCAATGTGTCATAATTAATTTAAATTATATTAAAATAATAAAACTTAATACTTTGATACATAATATAATAATTATATTATATTATATTATGAATCTTAAGCCGATTCCAGACATAAAATCATTGTTATACCCTGCGCCGATTATTGCCGGCCATCGCATAATTTTCGCGGATGATGTAGCAAGCGGGCGACCGTGCAAAAAGATTGAAAAAAAGATAGCAAGAGAAGTCCTTCCATATTATGCCAATACGCATAGCAATGCATATTGTGGAATACTTATGAAAAAAATGATACAAGAAACAAGGGATTATTTATATAAAGTTTTAAATATTCCATCGTCTCATAAAATTTTGTTTACCGGTAATGGTTGCACCGGGGCGGTCAATCATTTAATTAATAGCATTGATTACTCTAAATATGTATCTTGCAATATTTATATAACCGCTTATGAACATTATTCAAACTATTTGCCATGGGTCGAATTAGCAAAACGGAATAAAGGAATGCAAGTAATAGTTTTTGATAATGAACTACATCTAAGCAATATGGCTTCGTGTCTAAACATAATTTCTGTTTCTGCTTGTTCTAATGTAACCGGGAAAATTGTTAATATCTCGAAGTTAAATGCAATTAGACAACAATACCAAAATACGTATTTATTCGTAGATCTCGCCGCGGGGGCGCCATACCTAGATCTTAACATAAAAGAAATGGGTGCAGACGCAGTTTTTATATCACCACATAAGTTCCTTGGCGGGCCCGGAACATCTGGGATGTTGATAGCAGATGAAAAATTATTTACATCCGGGCATCCATACTGTCCTGGTGGGGGGTGCGTAGTTAATGCGAATAGTAAAAAAATAATATATGAAAGCGCATTGGAACGCAAAGAAGTCGGTGGGACTCCTAATATTATCGGCATTATTAAAATACAATATGTGTTTAAATTGCGTGCCAAATTATTTCCTGTAATTGAGCATAATGAACAAATTATTACACGCGTTGTATATACCCGCTTTGCATCATATGTGCAGAAATATGGAATAATCGTATTGGATGGCACTTTTTGGAATGACCGTTTGCCTATTGTTAGTTTTAGTATTCCGGGGGCGCATTATAACCTAATTGTTGCTTTATTAAATGACAGGTATGGCGTGCAAAGTCGCGGGGGTATAAACTGTTGCGGTTTGCTTGCAGAAAAATTAGGGCTTGCGGGATGGTGCAGGTTGTCTTTTAATTACTTAATGCCAATGGAAGATATTAACTATGTCCTTGACGCGATTAATGTTATTATTCAAACATGGCCTAATTATTTGCGCGATTATACTTATTCCGAGGAGAAGAATCTATTTACTTTGAAATAATATTATAATATTATATTATAATGCGAAAACATTTTTCTGATGTTAATGCTGAGTCATCTATTCCAACAAAAAATAATTATAGTATAAATATATCCAATAACGCAAACAATGTGTTGCTAATTAATAGCAAAGACAGAGATAAATCGCGGTTTCCAACACAAAGTAAGTATTCCATTGTTTTAAATCCCGGTTATTCAGATATTGTTAGCATCGAACTAATTTCCGCACGAATCCCTATTCCCGGCAATATTACGGTGAATAATTGCGCCATTTCTTGGCAAATTGGCACTGGCATTGATCCTGTCGCGACCGCGAGTATAACACCAGGAACATATGAAACTGTTGCTGATATAATTGCGGAACTAATTGCCGCAATGAATTTTATTGTAGGAACGCCGTTTTTTTCAGGGAGTGTTCTTGATTATTCTGGCAAAATTAGTATTGTTGGTGTGGCGCCATTCGTGTTAATGTTTGCGGGCGAATCAGTTAGAACAAGCAATGATTTTAACGTTGATGAGTTTGGGAACAAATCATACGTTGGAAGGTTTAGGACTGAATTCTTGCCTAATTCTATAGGAAAACTAATTGGATTTGAAGCGGCAAATTATGCTTCATCTGGAAGTATAATTGTTAGTCCATGGCCTGCGTCTTTGCAAGATAATTCTTATTTGTCATTATTTTTAAATAGGCGCCTAAATTTCGGAAATATTGACTCAAGCAATTCGGTATTAAGTAAAAGTTTTTGCGTGTTTGAGACTGATTTAGGCATGATTAGGTATACCAAAATGATAACAGAACCGATTAAGAGATATACTAAATATTTTCCTGAGGGCATTCCAACTCTTGATGTTTTGGATATTGAGTTCCTTGGCCCTGATGGTCGACAATATGAGTTTAATGGCCAAGATCATTTATTAATATTTGAGATTAAAACAAAGGCTTGTTAGATTGAAATGCGAAAATGATTATTTTTTGTTTTATTATAGTTTATTATAATTTATTATGGGGTATAGCAAAAATGGGATGCATTCCGTCATCGACTGCTTACTTCATGTCTGGGGGTGCTATTCCAGACCCGGCGACTTTACTCAGTGCTCGAGTGCAAAGAAATAGAAGGTATAGGAACGCGCATATGAATGGTCCTGTTCCTGCGCCTGTTCCTGCGCCTGTGCCTGTGCCTGTGCAAATGGAAGTGCAAGTGCAAGTGCAAGTGCCTGTTCCTGTCTTAAATCGCCAAATCGGAAAACTCCCGGTATGCAACCGAACAGGTTCAATGCCAATGCAAACCCCGATTATACTGAGTGGTGGTGCTGGTTCTGGCGTTCCGTCATCAGCATCAGTATCAGCATCAGTATCAAATGCAAATGCAAACACAGAACAACAACGACCATCGCTCGCTTTCCTTGACAGATCATTTGATGATCCAGAAACAAAGGCAAGAATAGACCGGATCATAGGGTTTATATGTTCGCAATCTGATCACGAGGTTGCTCTGGCAATAGTCCAAAAGATTCAGGACAATTTTAGGCGGCAAATTTATGCAACCTTGGCGAAGTTAAACCGGATTTTGCAAAGTTCTGGTTTGCAATCGCATATGGTGCCAAACTCATTTTCGCGTGCCGAATTTGAAGAAAGCAGGCTGCGCTTAATTGAGGTATGCAGTATACCCTCGCCGAGGTTTGCATTGTTGGCCACGCGCATCGAGCCGGTTATAACCAGGTTATACACCCTTTTCTGGCTGATCGAATATATGCCGTATGTCGATTTTTAGGGCTTACGTGCATGTGCTTTTTTATTTATTTATTACATAATTAACTTTGGATTTTAATTAGGTAATAAATTCCGATTGAGGCTTATTACTTATTAATTATAATTATTATAATTATAATATGAAAAACTTAAACGCAAAATATATTGAAAGTGATGATAATTACCTGAAAGCTTTAATAGGTAAACTACTTGAGATACATGGTGATAATTTTTATAAATTAAAAAAAGATATAATATCTATGTTAGTTATTAAGAACAATGTAATTGTTATTGCGATTATGTATATTAAACATGTCAAATACATAAGACCAAAAAAACTATATTGGTATACGTATGAATGCAAACCAATCCAAATGAAACCCGATATGACAAACCAAGAAGTAATCGATTATGCTCTTACAATAAAAGATATGTTATATCTAATTAGGATAGATGATATATTAGATTTATGCAGTAAAAACATTTATACCTTTATTTGTAGTTATATCGCACGGTTAGATGAAACAGCAATAAATAGGTTATACATTTCATCCGTTATACAAAATAAAAAATATATTGAAGGTGGCATTGTTTTAAACCCGTTGAAATGCGACGATTGCATGACAAGGCGTCATTGCAATGCCGGAAAGATTGCACCTCATGCAATAATAACACATGCTGAAATAGCGCGAATGATATATTGGAATAAAAATTATAACGTGCATTTAATGAGACCATTTATGATTTTGCTCGGGGAATATATTAAAAAAAGGGCACTAATTCCAGCGCCAGTGCCAGCGCCAATGCCAGCACCATTTAATCCAGAACAATTAGAACAATCTGCAAAAGATATGTTGGAAAAATTATCGAAAGTAAAATCTCCCAAACTTCCGAAAACAGTTATGCGTAATGGATCAACAAAAGAAATATTTAAATATTTTGATATTGATTATGTAAATTTTGAAAAGGAGCATTCTAAGGATGTTGTTGTTAGTATTGTTAAAAATAATGAGCGCGAACTATTTTTGTATAGACCAAAGGCACCCAATAATCTTAAATGGAGTCGTGTTATGGATACAGAGAATCCGTCAATATATATTTATAATTATACCAAAGACCATCCCATATCTGACGTATTTAGGCGAATTTGTTGGTTATTGCAAATAGACCCCAAACAGACTGAAAACTGGTTATACTACGACAAAAAATGTATAATATATAATAGCAAATTAACAGGCCCGTTGCCTTCAGAATTTGATGACTGGCATTGTGCGTCGGGAGTGGGATATATCATGGATGAGACCGATCCTGATTTTGGGTTAATAACAGATGACTTTGACATCGATTCATATGATGTCGTGGCGTTGAAGCGTTTAATTATCAGAATAGTCGACAAAATTTCAGGTCAATTAGATAGGGCTTTTCCGAATGATTTGGCGTTTATTGCAAGCGCGGATGCGTTTAAGCGGTTATTGGGCTGATATTTGTTTTAATTTATTTTTATTTTTTTTTGATTTAAATAATTTAAATAAAAATAATTAATATTCATTATATATAGTATAATATAATGGCTGCTCCATTTGCTCAATGTGCAACTTATGCTGATTTTATAAATAGAGAACATGGAGCTGTAATGGCTGGTGCACCTGCACATGATATCACTGTTGGCGCTGATGAATGGGTTATTTTTGGAACAAAATGGGGTGCTTTAAACGCGCTGGCGGCTAATTCAATTTTATCTACCAATGGCCAAAATGGAAATGCAGGCGCTGCGCCCGCAGTCGGTGAGTGGGGCGCACTATCTGGAGCTGCGGTCGCAGCAGGTATTAATCCAGGACTTGCTATAAGTTTATACTCTGCACAATTAAGACTCGATGAACAAAATACTCTCCCTTTGATACAAGGAATGCCGGCTCTTCCTAGAAAGGAAGTATCCGTAATTGTGGGAAAAATTGCGCCACCTGGCGTCGCCGGCGCATTGCACGGCGATTCTAATGTCGTAGGTAGGAACCTACGTATGGCCCAATTATCTCTACCAGATGCTGCGACAAATATCGCAGCGCGTGATTTAGTTTCGGCCATTTCAAGCAAAACATTTACAGGAAAACTTACCATATTTTTAAATGCAGATAGCATCTGTTGCAAAATTTTCTACGATTTTATATGCAAGATGACGGACATTATTTATGATAAATCAAAGATTGATATTTGGATGAACAACACGAAAGTTGTCTCAAACGGCGTCAAAACAGCAGGAGCAGGTGCAGATCTAAAATGCGACGGTGTTGCGCTGACATGCAAAAACGGCTTGTCTACTGCGAAGCATAGTGTATTTACGGAAGAGTTGAGTTATATGTATTCGGAAGTTGTGCGACTGATGACGAATCATACTAATATGTTGAACTCTGGTTTTTTACCTAATGTTGCAAATGGAGGCCCAACCCCACTCGAAACTGCACTAAATAAATTCAAAAATTTTCTTACAGTATTGTTGAGGTATGACTACATGATTACTGGAAATACTGACGCAAGAAAGGAGCGATTTCGATTGCAGGCGGCGCATGCTTTATATTCCGGAAAAAACTGGATGGCGCCTAATGTTGCTGTTCCTGTTGCTCCTGGAACAGATCCGGAAGGTTATAATAATTATTTATTTGATACATCTAATGCAGAGTATAACACTTTTTTTACTAATTTAGCCGCTGCAAACGCAGTAGGATCATTCTTCACAGCAGAAGAGATAACTTTATTAAAAGGATGCGTTCCGGTTAGTGCTTTACCGACTTTTGCTGGAGTGGGCAGTATTAACCCCTCTCGTGCAGATACAATGTGTGGTATGTCCAGAATAGGCGCAGGAGATGACACAGCCGCAGGTGTTGCGGGGAATCCCGCCCCCACCAATGCAGGTGGGCTTCATACCGGAGCTCCGGCGGGAGCAAATGCGGCTGCAAATGGTCTTCTAGGTTATCATTGTGTTGATGCAGTTGGAATGCAGATGGCGGGTCCTGCACCTGCAGTATTAGGAGATGCACGATCTCATATGAACTCTTATACTTTTGATATGAGCATATCTGGTGCTCCAAGTGCAATAAATTGGACTTGCGAAAGAATAGCGCAACCTAAAACTAGATATGGTATAGATAAAAATGCTGCTAATGCTGGGGCGACATTTTTTGTTGCTGCAGGAGCAGGAGCAGCAGCAGCAGCCCAAGGATTATCGACTGCAGCCAAAGGCCTAAATTATAAAGAATTTATGTTGATGTTGATATTACAACTTATGGCGGGTTATGACGCAATTATTAATGCGGAACGCGGAGGAGCAGCACGCGCAATATGGCCTGCTGCTGGTGCTCCTGTAGCATATCCTCCTCCAGACGCCGCAACCTCATTGCTTGCAAGAACATATTATATGGATAACTGGCCTGCACCATTTGCTTGTGCTTATGCTGCTGCTGCTGATAGAGGAGCCGCATCCATTTCGGCTATTGCCCCTCCTAATGCAGTTATACTTCCAGAACATTCTACGCCAATCGCCCAAAGTATCGTAAGATATGTAAAATCATGCCTTTCTTAAATAGGCATTATCATGTAATAAATATTATTTATGATTACACTTAACCGCCAATCATAAATAATAATTTAGCTTATTAATTTGAGGAATTTATGTTAAATTATTATTACATTAACGTCATGTAATAATAAATATTGCATATTTTTATATGGACGATGAAATTACGCGTCATCTTGATGATATTAATATAATATATACAACAAAAATATTGCAATATCCGCAAACCGTCATTGAGCCTTTATATGAAACTATTTATGTTTTTATAAATACTAAAAAAAAAATAAACATTTATCTAAATGACGCAAATATATGCGAGGAGAAATTTTATGCCTTTATTTGCATGGCTTTATTATATATCCCTGAAGATAAATTAGATATTTATTACAATTCGCAATTAATAAATGGCAAGCAAACCAAAGTTCAGATTAATACCACATGTCCGCGAGGGCCACTGATGTGTGATAAAGGCCGGGTCAAAAAAATTAATTTTTTTACCAATGAATTAGATATAATTAGTTCAGAATTACGTAAAATACGCGCAAAGACGCCATCGCGCACATTGTCGCAATTCATTAATTTTGTGCAGTTTTTTTCAAATGCGGGATTGTCCGTGTTAGATGATATAGATTCATTGCAAATAGAAATAATCGAGAAATATGCTTCAGTTAAATTTCTTGTTAATACCAATGACATAACCAACGCCATATTTCAGAAATATTTGTCGGAATCTGGGTATAACTATTTTTTAGAAATATGCGACAAGATTGGCATTGATCCTGATTTACGCCATTTTAATAAAGCCGGGGCGTTAAAATCGCAATGCAGAGCGCCGCCTTGCGTAATTTCGCGTCCATATAAAATAATTGGCACTCACGAAGATATACAGAATACCTTAGATTTTATTATTACATCGCAAAATGAAGTTGTTGAGACTGTTTCATTACCTGCACTAATTGAAACAGAATTATCGCAAATAGGCCGGGAAATTCCTGGTTTGCGTGAGGCTTTGAATAGAATAAACAGCAACGATTTTGCGATTGAAGGCCAACGGTTGGCAAGACTACGCGAGGTTATAACCGAATCGCAAAAATCGATTATTGATTCGCCACTTAGGCAAGAATTAATTGATGATGTTGTTGCCGATGATAGAGAAGCGCTTGATTATTTAGGAATGTTGGGGTTGATTGATCATGGGATAGAAGACGAGTTTGATAATTATGCTGATGTTTTACCATTTAATTTGGATGCTCAATATGGCGGAGGACATATATCTCAAAGAGGCGGCGTTGGCGGCATTGGTTATATGTATGGGGCATTTGTTATTTTATTGTCTGCGCAAATGTTAAAACATTATATATTAATTACAGATATAGATATAAAAAATGTAAAGAAAAAACCCACTAAGACTTTTTTGCTTTCTGGAATACAAAATTTTATTAACAAGTTATTTATATTATACTAATTTATTAGATTGTAATTTTTTCTACTAACATATAATATATTATATTATATTATACCGTGCTATGTCATATAGCACAACCGATAATGTGAATCAACCAACTGAAGCCCAAATAGCAGAAAGCAAACGAGCGGAAGATGAAGTATTAATGGCTGCAGAATTGCGTCGACGTAATTTAGCCAATATTTCAAAACAAGATGTCAAAAGAATTAAAAAGACATATTTAAATTCTCAACCGGATCCTGTTCTAAATGCACCTCCGGATCCTATACCAACTGCACCTCCGGAACCTGTTCTAAATGCACCTCCTGATTCAAAGAATGCCCGTGATTTTATAAATGCGGGAATAAATGCGGGAACAAACGCACGTGTTCGTGCACCTAAAGCAAAACAAGGGTATGTCCCTGTGCCAAATGCACCTGAAGCGCCACCCGGTTATGTTCCTATTCCAGTTACTGTTTCTATGCCTATGCCTATGCCTAGTCCTGTTCCTGTTCCTGTTTCTGCGCCTATGCCTATGTCTAGTCCTGTTCCTACATCTACGCCCATTTCTGCACCAATACAAGTAGTAAAAAATACAGTTAAACCTATTCCTGTCATTGATCCTAAACTAGAATCTATTATAGCAAAAGCACGCGCGCCTCCAATTAATCCTATATCTAAAATTGTTCCTTTTTCTGAAAGTCCTATCGCACAGAAACTTAGTAATATCCAAAAACGTGCATCGTTGCAAGCACAAGCCCAAACACAAGCACAAGAAAAAGCAAGTCCTATATCACGTAATGCTAAATTTGCATTAGGGAATACACAAACAAATATGCCAGGCACAGGCACAGGCACAGGCACAGGCAAAAGCACAGGCACAGCATCATCTAAATCCCGCATAGATTTACGCGGAAATGCGGGTATTCCTTTAAGTAACCAAAGGATTGCATCATCATCAGCATCATCAGCATCAGCATCATCAGCATCAGTATCAGCACCCGCGCCCGCGCCTCCAATAAAAATGCGTCCAAGAATATCCCCAACCCAACCAAGAAAACCCCAAGAAGAGATAAATATAACTGGATTCGACCCCCAAGTTTTTCGCGACAATTATGCAAATATTATTAATAGATATATTGATGAACGGGATCGATTATCACCAGAACAACGCTATCTATTTGATTTATTTATGAAAGATTATAATCCGGCAACAATTAGAGGTGAAGATCCAAATATGATTGATAATTACATCACTTGGACAAATAAATCAGCACAAAAGTTAAGACCGGTTTCTGTTAGAAATGGTTTTTATGATAAAGTTAATAGTTATATAAGAAGTGGAGTGCTAAACGAACCGCCGATTTATGTTCATGTGCCAATGCCCGTGCCTGTTCCTGTTCCTATTCGTGGGCATGTGCCTATTAAAAGGCCAGTGCGCCGACCAGTTGTAAATGACAGAATAAATATAGAAGTAATAAATCAACGTGATTTTAATGCTACATTTTTTAGATATAATTTTGCATTATTTATGCAAATTTATGCCGGTGATATAACGAATATTCAAATAAGTATAAACGCCAAGAACATTAGTCCACAGGCAAAGACTGTAATGTTTAGAGACACAACACAAATATTTAATGACTTTTCAAAGATAACTCCACAAACAGATGACGACATTTTAACCATAATAGAGTATGCAGATCGCGAACACATGGCACGTCGCTTAGTTATAATTAAAAATTATTTCTATGAGTTATATTCTAGATATAAACAACGAATAGAATATTCATTGTTGTTAGATATACTACATATATTGCCTGATATAATAGAAACAGAACCAAAAGAGGAGGTATTGATACAATCCTTTGATGATTACATAGATATAAGTGATTTAGACATAGAAACCATAGATTTGCCTGGCAAGGATATCGGATTATCAATATCAGAAGAAGCAGAAATATTACTTCCTGAAGATTATGATTTATTTATTAAATATGCATTATTAATAAATAGCAAGATTACACATAACATTATTAACGATATTAATGCGTATATTCAACAAGGCATTATGACACGCGAACATTATACAAAATTTCTAATTACCCGCAAAAGCAATAAATCTTTGTCTGCAACTCTAAAAAAAATGCTTATAAATTTACAAAAAGACAAAGTGCAAATGGCACAAGTTCTTAATACCTATCCAGATAATGGTTATACTGAAGAAGATTTATACTTTTTTTATATAAATTTATCTAGAGTTAGATATTTTTTTATTTTATACAATGATGACTATGATTATTATAAAACTTTTTTAAACAAAAAATATGAAAGCATAAAAGATTTTTATAAAATCTGGGCTAAAGTCCGCGACCAAGAATTAAGAATTTTATTAAAGAAAATTCTAATTTATATCGAGTTTAAGAACCCAGATTTGCCTGGGTTGCAAATATCTAAATATATCGATAACGGTGTTGATGACATTATTACTGATTTGGATTATACCTCATGGAATATCCATCGCGAAAAAATAGATGCAATAATTAGGTATAATCCAGCTCCTGGCGCGGTAAACAATATTTATTTATACCTTTCATATGCCGCTCGAAATAGTTATGAAGAGTTAACGCGAGATATAGTTATTGGAATTATCAATAAAAACAAATTTGCTAAATTTTGCAAAGACATAACACCAAAATTTAAGAAAGTGTTAAAAAAGATTTTAAATTATGTAGCGGTAACTGTTGATTTGCCAGGACAATACGACCTTGGCATTAATGAAGCGGGCTTAACCGAAGCAGACAGAGACGATTTTTTTACATATCGCAAAGAGATTGGCGTCGAAATTAAGGCTGATCCTGAATTCCAGAAGCCAATAAATAGGCAATATTATAACCTAGTGCATGACAATCTTATAATGGCAGACGGTAATATGTATAACTCTGAGTATAACAGACTTATTAGAATTAACAATAATGTAGTAAGAAAACTAAGACAAATATTAGATAGAGTAAAATTTCATGAGTTATCAAAGATAACAACGGATTTGCCTATGGAGTTCTCACTTATATCCGCGATATATGGGCTCATATTGCGTGAACAAGACGAACCGGAATTTTATGAATTTCGGAAAGATATTTATGCGCATATTATTGCTAATCCTAGATATAAAGAAGCATTAAAACTTAACTCACGGTTTGGTTGGTATAAATCAATAATATCTGATTATATTTCAGAGAAAGACCAAGATAAAAGTCATGCTAAATTTTTAGAATTACTTAAAAAGGACAGTAGTTTGCTTATATTATTAAAAATAATTTTGGAAGATTCTAAGAAATATAAACCAGTAGAAATTATATTGCAAACAACAGATTTTCAGTTGCAGGATACCGTAATACCTGATGTATACGACATTGGGTTGTCACTGGACTACATTGACTATTTTTGGGATTATCGTAAACCATTATTGGATGCTCTTAGAAAAGATGGTGCTTTCATGGGACAATATAATGATGATCGGAATGAACGGTTTAGAAGAGGATTTATTGAATTAATAAATTCTGCCAGTAAAGAATTATTTAGGCCAAAATACGTAATATTTATTAGAGTTATAAATTTACCTACATCGCATTATTTCCGCATTACTTTAGACAAAGTAAGATATATAGAAATAACTAAACAAATAGTAGATTTACCGTTTTCTGAAGAATTAACACCTTCACTAATAGGTCATATTTTAAGAAGAGAAGACGAAGAGGATTTTTATAAATATCGTAATGAAATCAGTGCAATCATTCGAGGCAATGAAGAGCATGAAGGATTATTGGCATTAAAGCCTATGTGGATAAGTAAGTTTATACCACAGTTTTTAAAACCAAAACTAAAATTAATAATAGATGATTTTATAAAAGAAACAAATGAAGACCGCCGTCATGCAAAATTTGCACTATTGCTTAATCAAGACACTAAATTATTAGCATTATTAAAAATAATTTTAGAATCGGTTAAACAACCCGAACGGTATGATCTTATAGAAACCGATTTAGTAATAGGGTTTAATGGTTTACCTGATGTATACGACATTGGGTTGACTTTTGCAGATATAAATTATTTCTATCAATATCGTAAAGAAATATGGGCAGAACTCAATAAAAATGACCGATTTATTGATCAATTAAATCTACCAGTAAACAAGTTTTTTAAAAAAATGTGCGAAGATATCTTTATTAGTGAAACAATAAAGGAACATGCTAAATTTCAGTTGTATAAAAATTTTATAAATGCATTAAGCCTTGCAAATTCACGATATTTGCATGGTATGATTGATCGTTTAAGATATATAGAAATAACTAAACAAATAGTAGATTTACCGTTTTCTGAAGAATTAACACCTTCACTAATAGGGCATATTTTAAGAAGAGAAGACGAAGAGGATTTTTATAATTATCGTAATGAAATTAATGCCGTCATTCGAGGCATTGAAGAGCATGAAGGATTATTGGCATTAAAGACTAAATGGATAAGCAAGTTAATATCAAAGATATTTCAAAAAAATCTAACATTAATAATAGATGATTTTATAAACGAAAAACATGCACTCCGCCGTCATGAAAAATTTACAATATTGCTTAATCAAGACACTAAATTATTAGCATTATTGAAAATAATTTTAGAATCGGTTAAACAACCCGAACAGTATGATCTTATAGAAACTGATTTTGTAATAGGGTTTAATGGTTTACCTGATGTATACGATGTCGGGTTGACAAATCATTATATTGACTATTTTTGGGATTATCGTAAACCGTTATGGGTTAAACTTGAAAAAGATAATAATTTTATGACACAATATAACGAGGACAAAAATAAAAGGTTTAGAATAGACTTTAGTAATTTAATAAACATAATAAATTTGGAAGAATTTAGGTACTATTATGCAATATTTATTACCAAAATAACTTTATCTACATCGCATTATTTGCGAATAAAATTAGACCAAGTAATATTTCATGAACTGTCTAAACAAGTTATAGATTTGCCTATTTCCGCAGAAATAATGCCATCAATGTTAGGACTCATATTGCGTGCAGAAGATGAACACGCGTTTTATTATTGGCGCGATGAAATTAAACAATATATAAATAAATCGCGTAACCGTTTTAAACTAAAATTGGAAAAGATTAGTTTTAAGTCGTCTTTGTATAAAGACCTAAATGATAATAAAGATTTTTCTAATAAATTCAAAGATATGCTTGACAATTGCGATACTGATGAACTTATACGACTAAAAATTGCATTAGAGGAAGTAAAATCTCGCGGTAAACAAATAAAAGACAAAAAACCTGGTTTTTTTGAACGCCGAGAAATTGCCCGTATTAAAGCAGAAAGTGAAGGCGTTTCAAAAAATACTTTGCCTATAGAGTCAAGTTTGACTCTTGATATTAGGAATTATGAAGATAATATTTATGACTTATTGTTATTATTACAAAACATTCTAACGGCGCGATTGAGATTACCAGGTATCGATACCACGAATATTCGCAACATTAATCCTGTTCAAAGTTATAATGAAATAGCCTCATTAGGTAGAATATCTACGCTAATAAAAAGATTGCCGAGTGAGAGTATAACCGATGATATTAATGTTAATGCCCTACGCGAAGTAGCAATAAAATTAAGTAATGCACCGTATCAAGTTGGCACCATTATAATTAATAATTTAATTAGTTCTATAAGGAAAGGCATAAAAGAAAGAACACGTAATTTAGGCCAAATATTTCGAAGATTGCAATTAAGCTTAATTGCAGCATCCTTTTCACCAGATAGAGATTATCAATTTCAGTTATACCATACTGACATTGATGCAGATATTAATAAATTACCAAAAGGCGTTACAATAGAAAGCATAACAGAAAGGTATACCAGGACAAATCCGAATATTACCTTTGATATAACTAAATATATTGGGAATGATGATTTGTATTATATAAATTTTCGACAATTTTTTATAAATCCAAATTTTGCAAATAATGCGTTTGATATAAGATTACCGTCGGGCAGTCCAATTGGCAATCTATCATATCGCATTGATTACATTATGGGGGTTATAAAAAATAAGGGACAAGTTACATATTTTCCTCCGGAGTCTGACTATCTTGATAAAATTAAAATAAAACTTAATAAACCAGAAAAATCCCGTTTGTTTATTATACTCAATGGGCGTGCTGTATGTAAACCAGAAAATTATGCTTTGTTATGTGATTTAATTGAAGGTATACCCTCTGAACGAATAAATATTATATATGATTATGAAGAATATATTGTAAATGGTCAACTAATAAAGAATATTGAGTTAAAATGCAATGGACGGGGACAGGGACAAATGTTATGCAAAAACGGCATTGCATATAATAGAGATGAGGTATACCTTAAAGATGAGATATATACGAAAAGATTATTTAAAATGCATGCAACATTAGAAAATATGGATATAATGAACGCAGAAGTATCTGATTTATTAGATTATATTACATATATAACTAGATATACAAAAGGAAAGAATTTATACCATATTATAACAGAGGGGCGCAAAGAATTTGAGGCTAATAATGGTAAACTTAAATATAATAATGTAGATAGAAAAAGATATAACGATTTTATAAACAATGCAACCGGGGCAATGGGGGCAACCGGGGCAATTGGGGATATCAAATTTAGGATCACTAGTCCAGAGTCATACGTTATCCATAAGTATAACCGTAAAAAAGCACAGAGTTTAAATACTGGTAATACATTGCTACCTAACAACATGTGGAAGGCTATTTTGACGTCAATATATGATATTATTGAATTATATAACAAAATAAATAACATAGGGAATATTGATACGCGAATAAGATTAGACATGAGACCAAATCCGTTTATCTCCGAATTACGACAATATATAAAGGATTTTTCCGATGATGTTTGCGAATAGTTATTTAGAGTTATAAATAATGCAAAACATATTGCTAATTAATAATAAAATTTTATGATTAATAAACATATATTATTAATCATACAATGAGAATTGCTAAAAGACCAAGTCTAGATGTAAAACCATTTGCAAGACCAATTGCAAGACCAATTGCAGAAGCGCCAAGACCAGTTGCACATGCGTCACAAGAACCAAGACCAGTTGCAGGTCCAGTTGCAGGTCCAGTTACGGAAGTGCCGGGTCCAGTTGCAGGTCCAGTTGCAGGTCCAGTTGCAAAAAATGTTCACAAAAAAAGGAAGAGCGCACATGAAAAACGAAGCGCCGAGCAATCAAAATTACGCGTGCAAAGACCCAGTGCAGTTGTAGTTGCAGGTGCAGATGTAGTTGCAGGTGCAGATGTAAGTGCAACTGCATCTGCAACTGCATCTGCATCTGCATCTGCACCTGCAACTGCAACTGCACCAGAAGGACCAAGACCAAGACCAAATTTAGGCATAGACCGGGTTGCAAGAGCACCAGCACCAGCACCAAGACCAGCACCAGCACCAAGACCAGTTAAAAATCAAAAACCATCTTTTGTAGATATAGTAAACCGCGGCTCAAACATAATTGCACAAAATGCACCAATTGCGCCAATTCCTAATCCAATCGCACCAATTCCAATTGTGCCAATTCCAATCGCACCAATTCCTAATCCAATCGCGCCAATCGCGCCAATCGCACGAATCGCGCCAATTGCACCAATTAATGTAAATCAAGAAGTTTTAAATGATTTAGGTTTTGACCCCGTGTTTTTTAGTGAACACTGGCAAACGTATCGAAATATATTGGATGATGATGATAGACTAAATATTATATTCATTGGAATTTTTGCGCTTAGGCCATTACGAACTACCGGAAAACTTAATACAATTGAGATTATGAATATTATAAACTTTGTTAGAGGAACTCCCAGGCCAGTAGCCTCACAAAACAACTTTTATTTACTTGCAAAAAAATATGAGAAAAAAATTACAGAATATATTGGTTTAGATGAGTTATTAGATATATTACCTGATATACACTCATATGATTTAGATGATAGCGATATTATGCAATTAGATGATTTTAGTGTTATAAATACGGATTTAGATGATAGTGATATTATGCCACTAGATAATTTGCAAATTGGGGAAGCGCCCTTAGATACTAGTAATATTTACACTCAAGATTTTTTTGATGTTAGCGAAAGGCTAGTTATTCTTAAATTGGAAGATAGAGATATGTTTTATACCTTTAGAGAGGCAATTTATTTAGAATTACAATTACATGGTCAGCGTATTCCTCGCAGAATTATAACTTTATTAAAAAGTTTTTATGATGAAGGCATTAATAATTATATCAGATACGGAGAATTGTTACGTATTTTAGGTCGCCGTGAAAAAATTTCTAGTATTATAAAAAAAACTCTAGTAGGTATTATACAAAAACATAATAACTTGCAAATTCCAGAAAGTAATGAAACATTAACACAAGAAGATTCCAAAGTCTTTATGAAATATATAGATGAAATACGCGGTCTGTTTTATATAATGGGTTTAGATGAACGTCTTAAAGACCTTTTTAAGAGGTTTGATGCATACGGGTTGGATTATACTATTTTAATAATGGCCGATAGAGTAATTAACAATGTTTCCCTTCAAAGAATTTTAAAAACAATATTATTGTATGTAATTTCAGTTAATGTAGGTAGAGATGGCATACTCAAATTATCCCTTATAATCAAAAATTTAAACCCTAATAATTTTGACAATAACTTATATTATAATTCTTTTGAAAAGCATTCTCCAGAAATAAGAGAAATTACTAATTTATATTTATACATTTCTGACGATGAACAGCGGGAAATTAACGCCATAAGAAATAAACCAATGTTTACAACATATTGCAAAAAACCCGAAAGCATACATTTTAAAAAGGTTATGTTCTATTTAATGCAAACAAATATAACTAACTTGCCTGTTGGAATTAATGTTGTTCCGGAAACTCATGATATAGGGTTAACACTAGAAGATGCCGATGATTTATATAAGTATTCAAAATATATATACAAAATTATTAATGATCGTCATGGCATTATGCCGGAATTAATAAAACAAATACACACTGAAAAATTTAAAGAATTGTTATTCCGCGATGTATTAAATGCACGCAATAAAACCATGTTTATAAAGAGTTATACCGATCTTATTGGTAAATTAAATTTACCGAATTCGCAATACCTAAAGGTATTACTTGGTGCAGTCAAATCGCATTATAATTATAACTTGTCTGAAATATTGCGATTATTGCTAATACTTATAAAAAAAATGCCAGATAGTAATAACAACAGGGCAGTTCTAGACAATTTATATACCTTCATAAAAAAAATGCCAGATAGTGATGTAACTTTGTCATTATCTATTCCTAATATGGATCTAATAAAAATAATAAGAAAAATGCAAAACGCAAATAAAGAAGAGTTCAAATGCATTAGCAATAAATTAATTAGTGATATAAGAAGCGCAATAAAGGAAAAATTACGCTTTAGTGACGAACAAAATTGGCGCAATAGGGTTATGCTTTTACATAATACTTTTTCTTCAGAAAATGATTATTGTTATCAACTAGAATACATAAAAACAGTTGATCCTGCTAGCAATCCACTAAAATCAACTGATATAATTGCTTTAAAAAACGCCAATTTACGTAATTTCCAAAAAATAATTACACCCGATAATCTTAAAGAGTTATACCTAGACACTGTCGGAGTATTCCCCGACATTTCAGAATATTTTCTTAACGATGATATCTATTTTATTAATTTTAGGAAGTATTACTTAAAACCCGCTGAAGTAGGAGGGTATACCATATTGAATAGAAGGCTTTCGTCAATAAAAACCGAAAAAACAGATGTAGAAATGGATTATATTATGGGAAACATGCTATCCAAAAATATAAAATTTGGCGGATGTTCATTAAAAACGCCGGCATGTTCTCAAGACTTTATAGAAAAAATTAAACGAAACATGAATACCGCCGAATCAAGGTATAAACTATTCATACTTATCACAAGAAATTCTATGTGTGATCCAAATATTTATTCTTTATTATGTGACTTGATTAATGATGTTCCGCAGGAAAAGATTAATATAATATATGATTATGAGATATTGATCCTTAATGGACTTATACAAAAAAATATATCCATTAATTGCATAACGATGCAATGCATTAGAGGAATTACGTATTTAGCAGAAGCCACTGATTTACTTAAAATTTATGATATTATTGATAGTCTTAATGTTGATGATGAAACAGTTACCGACTTTTTAGATTACATTAGGGCAATAACATTACATAAAAATAACATATTTTCTACTAATGTAGTTTACGGGCGAGATAGTTTTTTAGCAAAAAATAAAAATATAACCTTTGGTGAGAATAGAGGTATTGATACATATTTATCAACATTATTTGATTATAAAAAAATAATGAAATTCCGCGCCGATATTATTGCAACGCATGGTAAAAATGAACATATGTATGATTATACGCATAGCCTTATAAACATAAAAGAAACAGATGAAGAACACTATTTAGTTTTATTAATGTTAATAATAAAGGATATGTTGACATTATATAATAACCTTGTTCGTAAGAATTCTGATAGTCTTGGGGCATATTTCAAAATACAACCATTTAGTGTTGTGCGTGTTGGAATGCAGGATAATCCAGTAATATATGCGATAAAAGAATATACTAAAAAAATATTTATTAATTATCGTCCACCTGAACTAATAAAAAAAGAAGCAGAAGAACTTGCTAAATTATTAAAAGAAGCACAAGAACGCGCGGCAGCAGAGGCAGAGGCAAAGGCAAAGGTAGCAGCAGAGGCAAGTGCACGTGCGCTAGAAATTGCACAAGCACTAGCATTACAAGAAAAAGCAAAAGCATTACAAGAAAAAGCAAGGCAAGAACTCGCAAGAGCAGAACAAGAACGTGCAGATGCAAGAGCATATGCAGACGCAAGAGCAACACAAGAACGCGCACGAGCAATGGCAGAACAAGCAAGAGCAATTCAAGAAAGAACAGCATCAGAAGAGCGTTTAAGAAAAGCCGAAGAAGAAGACCGGCAAAGAGCTGCACGAAGAATTATTGAACTAGAACAAGAAAGGAATAGAGCCAACGCCGCAGAAGCAGAACGAAAACGAGTTATTGAAAATAGAAAAAAAGAAAAGAATAAAATGAGTTTAAGACCTATACTCAATGCGCTTTTTTCAAAAGGAAAATAATGTATTATAATTAAAATATCATAACATAGTATAACATAGCATAACATAAAATATCATAACATAACGCGAAGCCATGATTAAAACTGTTATACATCTAAGTGATATACATATAAGAAGCGGTGATTTAGTTCAATCGCGGTTTTATGCTTATTTACATGCTTTTGACAACACAGCAAAATTATTGCAATCGCGTGGATATCCCAAAGAATCCGTTCTCGTTATTATTACAGGCGATATTTTCCATGTAAAAAATACCGCAGATAGCACCGGCATTTATTTGTTTAATTATTTAATGGACAAGTTGCAATGTTTTTGTAGACAAATAATATTAATATATGGCAACCATGATTTCAAACAACATGCCCGCGATGAACCCGGAATACTTCATAGCATAACTATGAACAAAGATATTTTGCTATTAGATGATACGGGATTGCATGATATTTTCAATATCACGTTTTCTTTAGTCGCTATTAAAGATACATTGCTACCAAATGACACCTTTGGATCACATGAAGTTTGGCCTGAATTTATAAAGCCAACAAATAAGGATAACGTAAAAATAGCATTATTTCATGGCGACATTTATTCTAAAGAACGCACAGACTGGTTATTAAGATCCGGGTGCGATGTTGCTATGCTTGGGGATATTCATATCCCGGATATTAATGTTGTTAATGGGTTTGTTTATGCGTATCCTGGAAGTCTCTTGCAACAAAATTATGGCGAGAATCTTTTTGGCCATGGCTTTGTTATATGGAACATATCATCAGATGGGATAATTCCTGAACATTGCGTTTTGCCACAATCGTTAGAAGGGCAAATATATATTAAGGATGTTAAAACCTTAGATGATATATTAACTAATCCTTTATGTCCGAAATTGTTGCGGATAAGAACAGAAATTGTTTTACCTGAACAGTATAATAATATTATAATAGAAAGATGTATTAAAGCGCCACCTGCAAATATTGAAAAGATTGAAACCAAAAAATATGTTTCATGGTTGGACTATATTAAAACCAAAATAGAACCAGAAAGTTTTAGTATTCCTGATGATATTTTTTTACCTACATTAAGCATAATTTCAGATAAAATTAATATAAGAAATTCTAAATTACGGCTTATGTTAAACTCAAAAGATCAACCAAAGGAAGAGCATAATGTTGGTATAACTAAACTAACATTTGGATGGCTGTTTTGTTATAACGATGATAATATAATTGAATTTGAAGATGGCAACCCTATAAAAATTATTTCAGGCGACAATAGTGCAGGTAAAAGTAGCATTTTCGACATCATTTGTTTAAGCATATTTTCGAAACAAATCGAATCGCGGAAATCTGACTGCTACATAAATAGTATAACCCCTACAACCAAATGCGCATGGACGCGGATAACTATCGGTTCTTTTATATTATGTAGAGAGTTCATCATGAAATCTCCCGGCAAAATAGAGATTAAATCAAAGATAATGCAAAATGACACTGTTATTCTTTCCGGAAATCCATTATGCAACGAATGGGTTGCGAAAAACATCGGCACATATGAAAACTTTCTTATCATGTGCATGATATCGCAAAATAATGATTATTCGTTTTTTAAAATGTCAAGTAAGGAACAAATGGGCATTCTTGATAAAATGTTAAACGTAGAAGAAATGCACAAGATGCTTCTTGCAATACAAGAAAGCATAATCGCCCACGATTTTATTATTAAAAATTTGCATACGATGAAAACTATATACGAAAAAAACACCACCTTATATGAAATATTAGATTTAACTGAAATGCACGAAAAAATTGCGGAAGAGGCGCTTAATTATGATGAATTAGTTATACTACAAAGCGACATCAAACGCGTAGCAAGGCAAATTCGGCCGTGTTCGCCATCTAACGTTTGCGATTTAAAAGAAGATGTAGAAAATGAGATAATAGACATAAAATATGCAATACGTGAATGCGTTGCTGATGTAAAGGCGCCATCGCCGAAAAAGATAGATAATGGACATGCGAGGGTGTTGAGTTTAATAGATATAACAACAAGTTGCGCAAATTGTATTGCAATTAGAAAACTAATCCAAGGAGAGGTTAATGTAGAAGTTGATGTAAACGAATTGCCCGATTTGCGTCAAAGGCTGTCTCTATTAGAAAATCATATTATTTATTGCAATAATGCAATGATATCCGAAGAATTAGAGCAATTGCAAAGCAAATACGACACAATTGCCATTAAAATAACGCCCGGGTTGCAAGATAAATATATCAAATTAGTAAAACAAAATGAACGCAATAGTTGCGCTAATGAAACTGCACAACAAAATATTATAACTATTCGCGAAATAAATGAATACATTTCACAATATTCGATTAGAATAAAACTATTAGAAAAAATAGTTAGCATTAGCAAAGGATACCGCGAATGGTTATACCAAGAAGTAGTTTTGCCTAATTTATGTAAAACGGTAAACAACTTAATAGGCAATTTAATAAATGTTCCATGGACATTAACCGCAACTATTTGCGATAATAGTTTGCAATGGTCAGTATCAAATGGCATTATTTCTTCGGGAATTAATACTTGCGGTGGATATCGCGAATTTATTTTTGGTATTGCAATAAGAATTGCAATGGCGCAATACTATCATATTTGTTATTCGCAACTATTTATTGACGAAGGGTTTATATCCGGTTCTGGCTTAAATCTCCAAGAAGTGCCTTATTTTTTGAACTATATCATATCTAATTATTCAATAGAAATAATCTTAATATCGCATTTACCTTTGTTGCATAATTGCGGAAAACCAATAAAAATTAATACCATAATGAAAAATGGCGTTTCTTCTGGAGTCAGTCATATTAGATATACGAAAGAAAGCATGAATGCCACAGAAAGCATGAATGCCACAGAAAGCATGAATGCCACAGAAAGCATGAATGCCAAAGAAGGAATGAATGCCAAAGAAATCATGATCTGCGCAGGTTTCTTAAAATCAGGCAAACAATGCACCGCAAAACCAAAAATGAATGGCTACTGTTTGCGCCATTACACAAAATGACAATAATATAATTAGTATTGTTATAATGATTCCCGCATTGTTAATATTATGTATTACAGACATTCATCCGGTAATAATCAATTTTGTTAAAGAAACCCAAATTGCGACTTTTATTCATGCAAAGAACCCTAACCTAATTGATGAATCATGTAAAAAATATATAATAAAAAAATACGTATCTACGAAATGGGGCGATGTTAGTATTATAAACGCCACAATTGCACTGATCAGAGAAGCAATGCAACAGTGTAATTATTTTATTCTTATATCAGGAGATACGATTATAAACCCAAACTTATTGGAAAATATAAAAAAACATAAAGGCAGGTCAATATTTTGTTTAAAAAACATTTATGCTAATATTTATGCTACGTCGCAATGGTGGTGCATGACCAAACCGGATGCACAAATCATTTTGTCAAAGGGAAACAAATATATTAATAAAATTAAGAACCGGCGCATACTTGGCGCGCCCGACGAGTTGTTTTTTTTGACAGTATTACAAGCAGAATCACGCAAAAAAGGAAATGCTACTTATTTATTTGATAATGCCGAAACAGTCTATGCGCGATGGATTGATCCGATTGTTAAGCATCCTTCTACTTTTTGCAGGTTAACGAATTATGATTTAAACATATATCATAATTCTATAATTGGTATGCGTAAATGTATTCAATCGTGCATGCCAGTAAAATATCCATTAAAACATAATGCAATTATTGCAATAGTAGGAACAAAGACAGATCAAATAAAACTTAGCACCAGTTGGCACGACCATGATATTATAATCCTTAGTCCGCTTGAGAGTATTAATGTTATGCTACGCGAAAGGGCTGTTTCTATTGCATTTTTGTATTATGGAACATTGAACAATTTTATAATATTATATTTAACTAAAATGCAAAAATATTTAGAACAATGGAACTCCATTAAATTGATAGATGAAAACGGCCAAGAAATTCATAATTAAAATTGTTTATAAAACATGAATTTTGTATTCAACCAACTCGCCGGTTTTTCGTTTTGGTTTAATTTGTCATGTCCTGCAATTTGGTTGAAATTGACAAGTTCTATTAGCATAAGCCCGTTCTTATATGCAATTGCACGCATTTCGCGGAAATCTACAAGGAATTCATTGGACTCTTCTTTGCCAGTGTAAGTATTCTCTCCCACGAGTCCAATACGTATTCCGTATTTGCGCCCATATATTTTTGAATTGTCGAAAAAATGCTCTTTTGGGGTTATTTCTAGAAGCGGGGCGGAAAATGAAGTTTCTTTTTTAGGAAAGAGTTTTAGTATTAAATCTTTGTTTAGAGTTGTGCCAATGAAGTATCCCCCAATGCGCAAATATTTATTAATTATGGCCATAAAGTTGCGCAAATTGGCTTCATGTGCATACATATAATGTATTGCGAAATTGCATGATACTATATCGAACTTTTTATTTGTTTCATCCGGGGTTGATATAGATGTTAAAAAATTAGATAGGTATTTATTAGCAGTCGGATCGACGGCGCCAACGTCCGATCTAATAAAATGAACGTTATAACTAGAAGGATAATTCTTTGCAAAAAAACGGTGCTGTGCATCAAGGATGCTTTCTTCGCTATAATCAATCCCGACTACATTGTGTATCCCTAAAGAATGCCACTTTGCCATATCATTGCCTTTCCCGCAACATAAATCAAGCAAAGCAATATTTTTGATGGTGCCTGTCTTACGCAATTTATTGATTACGTGTTGTAATTGGGTTTTTTTTATGTTTCCATGAAACTTTTTAATACCGTCTATACTTGTTTTTTTAGTTATTGTTATATATCTAATATCAACATCATTTCTTATATCATAAAATATGTCAAGGGCAAAATAGAACGGCAAGTTGATTTCTTTGGTTCCGTTATAAATCTCGATTATTATCGTTAGTTCTTTATCTTTTAGACTAATATTATATTTTTCTATTAAAACGTTATCTTTGTCATAAATATAAATAAGATATATGTCTGGTGCCAATATATCTATTTTCCAAATATTATTACTTAAAAAAAGTTGTAAATCTTTCTTTGATAATAAAAGTAATAATGGATTGTTAAATGTTTTATACTCCATATACTATTACAAAGAAAATTAATTACTTATTATATTAACATAATTATTTCATTTATTCTTCGTCTTCATCTTCATCTTCATCTTCGTCAACGTCTTCGTGTTTGCATTCATCTTCGACTTCGTCTTTACCTTTACCTTTACCTTTACCTTTTGGCGCTGGTTTAGCGAACGGGCTTGCTTTTTTAGTTCCAAGCACAATCTTATTTGTTTCGGGAGCAATTGTTGGTTTAGGGGTTTTGGTTTGTTTGCTTACTTCTACCGGAATTGCTGGAATTGCAGGAATTACTGGAATTGCCGAAATTTCTTCTTTAATGCAGACTTTCTTAAACAATTCAATCGCCCCTGGCGCGTTTTCTAAGAAAAACTTAGACGCAATTTTTGACTTCTCTATTTTAGAAACTGAATCTTCGATTTCGGGAAACGACGAATAGAACTCGTCAATTAGACCCTTATCTTCAGGACTCAATGTTTTCCATATATTAGTCATTTTTACAATATTGTCGCCTGGAATACCTTCAATGAATTTTCTTATTAATGTAATATCTTCATCATCAATAACCTCATTAAAAAAGCCCTCTTTGGTTATGTAGGCCTGAAACGAACGGAGTTTGTTTAACCCTTTCCTTTTTGGAGCCGGAGATGTAGTTTTTGACTTTGACTTAGGCTTTGGCTTATGATTAGACGCAGACGCAGACGCAGACGCACATGCAGATGCAGATGCAGATGCATTATTTTCTATCATGTTTTCGGGATTAATCTTAACATTAATATGATTAGCAATTCGAACAAGAATTGCTTTAATTTGCGCCGGTTTGAATTTTAGAGTTTGCAAATGTAGGTATAACTCTTTAATAGTAGTTTGCGCACAAATAGATTCTTTGTCTTCATCAGATAATTTGTTATAACAGTCAAGAGTAATTCCCGGAAACTGTTTCGCAATTTCAGTGAATTCTTCAATATCTAATTCGATACTAATATCGCCAACATCCGAGTTAAAATGGATGCAAATTTGCGACTCGATATAACTATTCATCGTAATAGGCTTTTCTTTAGTAGCAACAATATGCGACTTAGCGCCTATAACTTTATTAATGCAATACTTTTTATAAGTTTTAAGTATTACGTTAATATTATGTTTATTATCTGCGCAAATTTTATTAATTGCTTCATTATTCGCACCTGCAAAAAGGGAAATAATTTGCTTGCCGAAAGACTTTGTAGAGGCCATTACGATTGTAATTTCTTATTTTGAGTATTTTTATAATACTTATTTTTTTGATTGAAAAAAACCATTAGGGAATTTAATTTTCACTTATACTATTTTCCCGAAAGCATTCCATTAAATAATCCCTTTGGATACTTGCCATCACTTTCTACATAATTAATTCCATGTTTTATACAATCATTTGCACTCATTTTGCCTGATTTATGTAAGAAATAATGTTTGACTACATCAAGTATTACATTGATACTCCCGCCATCGAGAATACTTTTTAAAATAACTTGTTTTATATTATCATCTATTTGAATATTTCTAACTTTGCTAAACGAAAGGTATAACTCTTCGTCTTTTAGTTTATACCTTTCGTTTAGTTCATTTAACTGCTCATTTGCATCTATTGCGCGCGGGATATTTGATTTGTCTTGAACCAATTTAAAATAAACGCGAATATTATTTCTAATAAAATGCAATTCTGTTAGGTAATCTTTTATAACAGTGCAATGCGGATCCCATGGGGCAATTTTTTCATTAATTTTGCGTTCTAAAATTTCTAAATCGGTTGTATCCTTACCTTCTCTTTTTGCGACATTAATGTTTACTTCATTATCTGATCCTTCCTTTGCAAGTGCAAAAATATGATGTAATTCCCTAATATCTTTTTCAAAATCGGCAATCATAATATATTAATATATATTATAATGTCCAACCCAAATAAACGCGACGGAAATGGGTTTTATATTGACCCGCTTATTTTTATAATTGCTTTTTCTATTGGGATATTGTATACCTATGTATGTCATAACCCAGAAAAGAAACATATTATAATAAAATATCCGACGAGTATAACTAATAATCCTATTTATCTAGATGATTCAGGAACTTGTTATACCTACGACGTATCACCGGCAAAGTGTCCTGCTAACAAAAAAGATATTTTTGTCGTGCCAATTCAAGACAGTATAAAAAGACAAATGGCCGATATCGAATATATTAAAAAACCATCTTTAACAAAAAGATTATATCAACGCTTTTTTTAATTATATTATTATATTATATGAATGCCGAAGCATTAATGAAACTTCCGGAAGCATCCACAACTCAAAATCCATCATCGCATGATAATATATATAAAAAAATGTATTCGTGTGCAAACCGCCCATTAAACGAAAAGCATTTTTCTAATTATACAGGCTTAATTTTAGTAATGTTTATAATAATCGGATTAATTATATATAAGAAAAAGGCGCGTTTTACTCGCAAAAATTCAGTTAAGACGTTTCTGCAAAATCACGACATCGTAAAACTTATAATAGGATTGTTGTTGTTAAACCATGTTCGCGAACTGTCCAATTCTATGGTTCATAATTTAATACATCCTTTGATTGATCCTTTGATACCCTTTATTCAATGCACTTTTTCAATAAAATATTTAGACTCACATATCGAAATTGGCAATTTTATAACAGATATACTAATATTTAGCATTAATGTCGCGATATTATACATTTTATATTTAATATTGATTTCATAATAACAATAAATGACTGAACCAAAGAAAATAAAGTTGCGCATGATTGAACAATTACCGAAACCAAAAATTCGAGTAATAAAACCTAAATGCAACAACAACAACGACAGAGATAGAGACAGAGACATCAGCATCAATAATGATCCAAAGTATATTTTAAGTATAGATGTAGCAATAAAGCATTTATCATTTTGTATTTTAGAAAAATCTAAAATAATAGATTGGAAACTAATAGACTTATTACAAACCGACTTAAACAATAATATTTGCGACGGCATCAAAAAAGATGGCGCAAAATGCACTAATAAAGCAAAATGGCAGTTTCAAAATAATGACGCGTGTATCAATTATTGTGAAATTCATAAAGGCGATGTTGCCGGAATGAAGAAAATCAGTAAAAAATTATTATGCAATTGCGGTGCAATGGCGAAATATATTGATGATAAATGCAACGGATTTTGCGAACGCCATAATAAAAATAATAATTGTCGGTGGTATACCGTAGATAATATAAATGACCTAGAATTGCGGTTATTGCTATTTAAAAAATTGGACTCTTTTGATTTTTCAATGATTTCGACTGTTATTATAGAACGCCAACCTAAACTCGCCACTGAAAAAATGCGGTCGCTTGCTTATGCAATCTTTGATTATTTTATTATTAAAATAGGCAATTATGCAAATTTTGCCATTGAATGGATAGACCCAAAAAATAAGTTATACATATATGACGGCCCGATAATAGAATGCCCTATTAAGAACCAATACGATAGGAATAAATGGTTTGCATGTAAATATTGCGAATGGAACTTAAACAAATATGGCGAAGTAGATTACATTAATTTTTATAATAACACAAAAAAACAGGATGATTTGGCGGACTGCTATTTACAAGGATTATTTTATCAGACTCGCGATGTAGCAAAAAAAATGAGCGCACAACAAAGAAGCGTTTTTACTGAACAAAACTTGCGCAAATATACACAAGTGCGCCCTAAAAAACCAAAAAATATTAAGGCAAAAATTATACTATCGGGCATTAAATATTACGTAAAACGGCGTGAAATAACACAACCCGTTCTCGACTCAATTGCGTTTTACTTTGGCGCTATTGCAATTGAAAAATTATATTAATTATTATAATATCATGGACGAGTATACAAGCATAAAACTTAATTATCGCATTATGCAAAAATACCTTCGTAAATATACCGTGATGCGCGTTTGGTATGCAAACCAAAAACAGTATCTCGGCACATCAACTAAAACGGTTTTGAGGTATAAAGTTTGCGCAGAGTTGATGGGGTATTATAACTCTAAAATAGAGAAGTATTCCCTATTGGAATATTTGCCAATATTTCCAACATTATGTGGTGCGGGTGTTTCAAATGAACAATATTACAGTGATATTAAATTATATCACCGTAATATTTTGCAAAAGTGGGTTAATAATTATCAAATGATAATTCGCGATTATAAAAAAATGAAGTATAAATATAAATGCATTCATGATGCACGCGCATTAGCGAAAAGCAAAATTGTAAATGATATAATTAAGTGGCAAACAGACGAATTAACCGATTTTTATATGGCAATCCGCAGTCAATTAAAGGTTGTATACCAAGAACCTAAAGAAGATAGAATTATGGTAAGAATACATTGCAATATGCAATCGCAAATGCAATCGCAATCGCACATGCAAATGCACACACAAATGCAACCGCCAAATAATGACTCAGAAGAAGACTCTGACAATTTTAATTACGATGATGATGATGATGAAGACGACGACGAAAGAATTCATGTTCAGAATTTACATATTAACGCGCAGTCCTATTAAATTGCGCTTAATTAATCTTCGCGTTCAGATTTCTTCTTTGCGCGATATGCCTCATTGTTTGCTTCGAACTGTGGCAAATCCCAAATGAAATATAAAAATCCGCCTGTCTTAGTTGGCCTATCTTGAACAACAATCGAATACTTATTCAAAAATTGGTTCAACAGATCAATGACCGGAACAACACCCTTTTCTCTAAAGAACTCAAGTCCGGTAGTCTGATTATTTTCTGATTTATACGGGCCTCTGATTAGGTATACCACCGGCGTTCCATCGAAGTATGCATGCATATCCTTTGGCAACGTGTAAGAATATCTTCCTGATGGAAAACCCTTACTAAATGCCGCATAGGCAAGTGAGCCCTTCTCTGCAATATCAGAAATAGTTCCAGAATTGATTTCATGCAATGATCGCCCAAACATCAAAAATGATAGTTTCTCTGCAAAAATATTGTGAATATATTTGTTATATTTTGTAAGCACAATTTGTGGAATTTGAGCGACTTCACGAACACTCTCTTTCTTAATATTTTTTTCGCTCATCATAATTGTTGTCTTTTATTAATTATAATTAGTATAACTACTTTTTCTTTAAATTGAAAATTAATAATTAGATATTATCCATTTCATATCATTATGAATGCATTATTTATTATATCAGATTTTGGCACTATTAAGGAGTTTCACTTTAACTATGTAAGCCAAGACTACGACCTATTTATGGCAACATTACGAAATTTAGGCTATACAAAAAAGTTTATAATATCTACGGAAAAATGCATTAACATAAAATATGCGCATAATTATGAAGAACTTGCTAAAGTATCTTATACGTTGCCCGAAGTAAATAGTCCTACGGCATCTATTACTTTCCCGCCAGAATACATAAAAAAGGTGCCAGTTGGCACAAATTACATTTATTATATATTCCGCGCTTGTTCGTGTTGTGATGAATGCAAAAAGCATTCTGCGACGTTTAAAAATATGAAAGTATGCCTCTTTTGTGCAAAGAGTTATAAATCATTGTTTTATGGAAAAGAAGAAATTTTATATTAGTTTAGTCTATAATTATTTCTTGTAAAAACGCGGGCGGAATATGTTCGGTTATAACTTTGTTTATTACGACAATGTTTTTTATAACGCATTTTTTAATTGCGTTTATTGCTTTACTGTCAAGCATAGTTTGATTGATATTATTTTCAAAATAACTTAATACGAAGGCGTTCTCTTCAGGGATATATATCGATAACTCTGAACTTGTTATATCTGTAGAATAGCGTATAATTATAAACATAAAGATTATAAATATTATATCATTAATGTCTGTCTTTGATAATGCATATTTTTGTAATACTTGTTGGAGATATAACTCATCAACGAGATGTTCATTTTTTGAATCCAAAAAATCAAAAATAAATAGTTCGCCTTGCACCTTAGGCTTAATCAGTTTTTGATATATTTTGCTTTTAAACGATATCTTGTTTATATATGATGATTCTGTTGCAGAAACGGGAACTTCGTTATCTGAATAAACAAGATTATTTGCTTTAATAAATAATTTTTCGTAGAAGTTGGAATATGTCTGCAATAATGATAAGTATTCTGTTGCATAGTTCGCAAAGACGGCTTTGTCGTAATTAGACTTAGAATCGTTGACGTAATTATGCATTACGTCATGCAACTGACGCAATTGTTGCGCATTGTCAAGCGCAATTGTGCCGTTTATTTTGCTTTTTGCTTTTTTTTCTTCTTTAGTTTGTATAACTTCCATGTTTATTTTATCAACAACCTCAATATTTTTTGACAACTTGGCCATTACGTATTCATACTTATGCATATATATATATATGAACTGAAAATAAATTAATAATAATAATATATATTAGAGTGCGCTATAATGACATCTATTAATTTGACCTTGCCATTAATCAATTGCCCATCATGTAATAATTGTATCGGCCATTTAATACAGAATTATAAAAAAATATTAGAATGGTTAAACATATTTGTGCAAGACGGTGGCGATTTAAGCGAGCCTAACGACAATCCTATTTTTATATTAGATGATGGTCGCAATGTTCATTCTTCGTTTATACAAATGTTTTATACTTATGCCGACGACGAAGATAGAAAATTATTTGATATAAAAGCAATATTAATATATGCATTATTATCTTATTCGCCGTTGACTGCTGGCGATTTTCCTTTTAGAAAAGTTGTAAAAAGGTATAAATGGTGTTGTTCGCGCATGTTTCTATGCGATCCCACTTGTTATCCATAACATTATAACAAGCGAAATACATATTGTATGATATGCCAAGTAATTTATTCGCGGTAAAAATAAGTTTACAATAAAATAAATAAAGGATACCGATAATGCTAAAACTGTATTTTTCTTTGCATGATGGTCTTCATCAATTATGGAAAAAAGTAAATGATTTAAGATAAAAAAATAACAGTAAAAAATAATGGTGTTATTATATCTTATATAATATAATGTCTGTTGTATTAAATGATAAATAACGGGTTCTAATAATAACAATGATACCGATAAAAGAATTATATTTCGCATTATATTATAATATAATGAAACATAATAATAACCCGTTGATACATCCTAAATTATTAAACTCGACTTATAACAATAATTTGATCAGCACGCAGAAGCATGATGTAGGACATAGGAGCGGAAATTTGCACGGAAATTTGCATAATTTGCATAATTTGCATAATAAATCTTCAGTCTTTGGACAAAGTAAGCATTATAAAATAAACCCAAGTTATAAAAAATTATTTGTTTATAACATTTGCATCCCAATTATCATTATTATAATAATATGTTTTATACTAAAAGACCGCAAACAGAATGCACAAAATAGTATAGAGGGGGTTGCTGATGCTGATGCTGATGTTAATTTTAAATATGTTGGTAATAACAGAATATCAATTGAAGAACTTGCTTATCGAAGTATAAATAAGCAATAATCGTGGCTGGCATTAATAAATAATAATACATATGATTATATGGGCAATCTAATAACCGCAGGTTCGAGTATTTTTATACCGTTCTTTGTTAAAACAAGCATATTACCCGCCATTTATGATCCGTATCGTTGGGGAGGGATACCATGGGATCCGCCTAATATTGTTGTTTTGACTACAATAAAAATATTTTTTAATTTGATATTATTGCAGGCGGTTGCTTTTATTACCGGCATAATGACAACTATGGCAACATGCGATAATTATGATTTTGGCGTTATATATAAAAATACATTTTGGCCGTTATTGGGATTTATAATAGGTAATATAGTAATAACGGTTATCCCTATAATAAAAGCGACTATTTTGCCCGCATTTATGTGGTTGCCGTATGCTCATTACATTGTGCATGGTTCATTAGTTGCGATATTTGTTTTAATATTTGGGGCTTGGGGTAGCACAGATAATATAAATGCCATATGTTAAATATAATATTGCCTGTCGCGATAATTATTATAATTATCGAAATTATATGTCGACTAACGAATATTTATATAACTCTTTGGAAAAATTGATAAAATATCCGATGTCTCTTGAGTATAAATATCATATGCGTTGTTATATTCACGAACAAGGCATAACCCCCGAAAACGATTTGTTGGGGTTGTTAGGTATAGCAAACTCAGGCCATGCATGGTTTTTTGCTAATGCAACCGCTATTTCTAAAACACGAAATTTAAGTATGTTATTGTCTCTATGTGATGGAACTATAAAACAAAACGGCCATGCTTCGGATGAATTAGTTATTTTATTAGGTAAAATTTTTAATAATACTGTTATATCAAAGCGCAGTGTAATAGATTGTTATGACTGTGGAACAGTGGCGCGGGCGGTATTTCTTTCTTTGATTCATTTAAACCGCGGTGCGGTTGAACTGCGGGCTTTTGAGGTCGAACGATTAAGAAAAATTTATAATACCAAATCACCGAATAATGTATCTCAAAACGTTATTGCATGTAAAAAGTTTATTATGTCCCAGCCGAACGACTGTGTATTAATATGTAGTATTAATTTAGATATTTCCGGTCATGTTTTTATACTCGAAAAGACTATTGTTAATAATGTTCCAAAGTATCATATTTATCAGGCGTGTTTAAATGGGTTTACTTTGCTCGATTATATCGAACAACAAGATTACATTAATGAAAAAAGCATTAACATTGCAATATTTTTTGATAATTTATTGAGATTAATGCAATGCGTGCATTGGAAGCACGAAGAAAATATTATTTTTACTGAACTATTTTCATATTTGCCGAATCATGATATTAAAAAACCTAAAAACGATTTTGATTTTATGTGGTCGTATATTATTTATTCTGAAAGATAAATTATAATAATTTATTATATTATAATATATTATAATGGGTTCAGCATTTAGTTTTAGTAAAAAGACAGATACTGATGATTCGACAAATACTGACAATGAGGCAAGCACAAGCATGAATAATAATTCGTCATCGTCATCCGGTGATTCTGATCATAAACATCATAGTTGGATCAGAGTAGGATGGTCTCTTAAAGCATTTATACACGCAATTTTTATGATTGTTCTATTAATTGGTGCGGTGTTTTTTTCATGGCATTGGAATGAGCAAGCAACTACAGGATGGCGCGTTTTATACTCTATTGGTGCGGCATTTTTTGCGCCGGTCTATTTAATGTATTCGTTTATTGCACGCAACCAATATGTAAAAATTGAGAATCCCGATAACAAGCGCGCGGTTAGAATGCCACAACAAGGCGCAGTTGCGGTAAATGAAGTAGAAACTGTTGAACAACCCGAAACAAGCGAGGATGAAACAGAAAACGAGGAAGAAGAAAGCGAAGCGGAGACTGAATCTGAACCCGAAACTGAATCTGAACCCGAAACTGAAACTGAAACTGAACCTGAGCCCGAAACTGAAACTGAAAGCGAAGGAAGCACGGTTGAAAAACAACAACCAAAACCATAACTTACATTAACCTAAATCCTGCATTATTATATCATAATAATTATTAAAAATAATATTTATTATTATATGAACTATTGTCAAATAAACCCAGAAGGGAGTTTTCCCAGTGCAAAAAGAATAATAACTGTAGGAGATATTCATGGCGATTTAAATGCATTAACATCAATACTATTTCATTCGCGACTTATTGACAAAAATATGAATTGGATTGCACACGAAACTCATTTAGTTATTATGGGCGATATTTTGGATAGAGGAAGTAGAACATTTAACAATGGCGATGAAAAATCTGAATATACGATAATTAAATTATTAATTAATTTACGCAAACATGCCCGCAGGTATCAAAGCGAGGTTCATATATTGTTGGGAAACCATGAATTGATGAATATCTTCGGCAATTTTTCGTATACATCGCCTTTGGGTATGACTGATTTCGATGGAAAACGTAAAGAATATTTACGCCCAGGTGGCAAAATTGCCAAGTTGTTAGCGTGCAATTCAGTTTCTATTCTAAAAATAGGCAGTTGGTTATTTTCACATGCAGGAGTTTTGCCGGAAATAAGTTCAAGGTATTCTATTGACGCAATTAATGGCGTTGTTCGTGAGTTTATTCTTGGGAATATAAGTGTTCCAGAGAACGATATCATTAATACCTCTTTTTGGCATAGACAATATGCAGGTTTGCCGAATTGTGCAAAAGCAATAAAAGCAAATAATGATTATAATGTAAAATCGCAAGTTATCGGCCATAATGTCCAAAAAAACGGTATTAACAGTTCGTGTTCTGGTGCATTATTTCGAGTAGATATAGGATTGAGCAAAGCATTCGGGCTTAAGAATAGGTATCAATACCTGGAGATTTTAAATGATGTTAAACCGGTTATAATTATAATATAATAATATATTATATGCAACACGAACTCGATGCAAACCCGGCATGCATTAATAGGCATTACAATAGCGCTTTATACAAAAGCAAGAGCGTTCATATGACATCGACGCAAAGACTGCCATCAACTATTCAGAATTATTATTTAGATATAAAAGCCATGAATCCTAAACAATTAGACTATTTTAAAAAATATGCTAAGTTTGAAAACATGCGCCCGCGCGATTATATTAATTGGTTATATCTAAACAAAGATAAGTTAAATGATTATGACAAATATATTTATACCTTACATAAAGAAGGCTACGATATTTTACAAAGCGATGTCCCGCCAAAACGCGACAAAAATGCCGACAAAATAAGAAGGGAAAATAAAGTATTAGATGATATTAAGGGCACTTTCATTTGACGAATATTAAAACCGGATAAATAATTTCTATTAAAATAGGAAACATATTTATAATATGATTGGCACGGGCTTCAACCATTATTGGCGTTCTTGATGTTGATTGCGTTCTTGATGTTGATTGCGTTCTTGATGTTGATTGCGTTCTTGATGTTGATTGCGTTCTTGATGTTGATTGTTGTTGTGATTGCGATTGTAATCGCATAATTAATCTTTGCCCTGATGCCGTGTTTTTTGTGGCTACGTTCATAATACTAAATTTGTTTATAATAATTTGCAAGATCGCATTCCGCGATTGCACCTCTTCATTGTTTATTTCATTTATTATCTTATTAGATAAATCCGCAACATAGTCGTATTTTTCGTTTTCAAAATTAGACACATTCTGGCTTAATTCATAATTGATGATTATAATTATGAATACAAATAATAATAATGCAATGCGATTATTAAAAAAATCAACCATTAATATATAATAATGGATGATTTTTTTAAATCAAGGACAACTATAATCATATTAAGCATACTATGGGGCTTAGGTCTTGCCTCACTATTTAATATGTCATGTAAACCCGGACAAAAGTGCGAAACAGTTGAGTATATAGGCCCTCCGCAATCAATAACAAAACAAGTATGGTCATTTGACGAATCAATGAAACAATGTCATATTGTTAATCCTAAAATAATACCTTGCCCTCAATAATCCATTGCCCTCAATAATCCATTGCCCTCAAAAATCCTCGTCAATTGCAAACGTGTTGCTATTTTCAGCCGAAATAGCATACTCAGTTGATCGCTTTTCAAAGAAGTTTGACATTCCATCATATGATATTTTTTCCATAAAAGCGAATGTGCTTGGCAAAGGTGTGTTCCAATATTTGGGCAATCCAATACGTTGCATTAAATTATCGCCTACGTATTCTATGTATTGATTCATTGTTTCGCGAGTCATGCCGGTTAGTTTAGTAATACTCTCAGAAATAAACTCTTGACTTGCTTCGACTGCTTCTGTTATTATTGCAATAACATGATCTTGAGGCGGGCGGACAACAAAGCGCGATAGCAATTGGCATGCAAAAACTGTGTGCAACCCCTCGTCTCTAGCGATGACATTATTTGAACCAGTCAGCGCATCCATTAATCCTTGTTCCCTAATCCAATAAATAGCGGCAAATGGCCCACTAAACATAATACCTTCAACGCACGCAAATGCTACGAGTTTTTTATACATTGACCACAAAAACGCGCGATCTTCATAAACGCAATATGCTGTCATTTCGTCTTCTGGTGTCAAACTGATCCATTTCTGCGCCCATAAGTATAACTTCTTTATATGTGGCAAATGTTTGAACGAATTAAACAATTCCTCGCGACGGTGCGGGTCTTTAATTAATTTGTCTATTAACAGCCCATAAGTCTCGCTATGAATAGTTTCCATAAAAATCTGATTGGCATAAAATGCCCTTATTTCAGGTATATCAAAAGTTTTATAAAAATTGATAGCCAAATTGTCATTTACTATGTAATCGCCCCCAGAAAAAAAAGCGAACATGTTTTCAATAAACTCTTGGCTTCCTTTATCTAAAAGTGGCCAATCTTTTGCATCTTTGGTATAATCAAACTCCTCTGATGTCCAAAAATTGCTTTCTGCTTTCTTAAATAATGAGTATTCGACCGAAAACTCTGGAGAAACAGGTATCAATGAATACCTACACTCGCGTTTCCTGAATAGCGGTTCTTTATCTAATAGCGACATGGTATATTATATATTATAATTATTTATAATATAATAATATATGTGCACTTTGTATTGGTTCAAAAAAATAATTTATTTTATTATTATACTCATAATTTTGAACATTGTTATATATATTATACTTTGGATATATATATGTTATATAACACATAAGGATTATTATACCGACATTTATGCCGAAGAAAAGGCACAATTAGATCAGATTCAGATTATAGATGATGCTTATCAGTTTCCGCCATGGGATGAAATGCTTGCGAGTATGCAAGCAGATAATTCATGATTTAAATATAATGTGCAAAATATATTTATTATGAGTTATTATACTACATTGGGCATAACAGCATCAACAACCCAAGCCGAAATAAAATCCGCATATCGCAAATTAGCGCTAATTCATCATCCCGATAAAAACGGCGACCCGATTAAGTTTAAAGAGATTAATAATGCATATAATATCTTATCTGACCCAACAAGTAAGCAAAATTATGACTGTTTTGGCGATTCGCCGCCAGAATTTGACGAACAGAGCAATACTTACATTATTAAAATCGAACTAACACTCGAACAATTACATAGTGGTTATGTCCATACGCAAAAAATTATGTCAAAATCCCTTTGCACTGATTGCATTATGCATATGGAAACTTGCCCTGAATGTTCGGGTTCGGGGCAAGTAGTGCAATTAATAAATCTTGGGCCTTTTACACAACAAATTGCGAATAAATGTAAGGCGTGTTTTTGTGGGCAACGAAAAAAAGAAAATATTACTGGCAATAAATGTAATAAATGCAACGGGACTTGTATTTCGGTTATTGTTAAAAAAGTTGAAGTAAAATTTCAACCAGGCAACATGGACTTAACAAAAAAATTGCAAATGGGCGATCAGTTATACTTAATAATTGGCGAACTTGCCAAACATTCAATATATTCAATTACTCGATCGGGCAATTTAGAATGTTCTTTGACTCTTAGTTTAGGCGAGTCGCTTACGGAATCATTTTATAAGGTTTTACCATTTCTTGATGGCAAACAGCAGATTATAATAGCACCCGATTTTATAATCGCGCCTGGCGATAAATATGTTATTCGTGGCAAAGGAATAACTCCTCGGTCAGATTTAATAATTAATTTTGTTGTTGTTTTCCCGGAGCGATTTTCTGAAAAGCGTAAAGATTATTTAAAGAAAATATTTGGTATTAATTTAGTCGTGCCCGTCATTAATGAAAAAGCGGTTTTAATTAAATATGCCGAAAGCGCCGAAGGATGGCATCCGAGAATAGATATAAATGAACATCAGAATCAAGGACACCCGCAACAATGCGTGCATCAATAACCCGCAAAATATTTTTTAGAAAGCGCAAAAGCAAAAATAATGATGAGTCCGAAGATAACATTTACAAAAAATAGAAAATGTTTATTTTTAGATTTTCTATGGCGCCGTCCGCCTTTTTGTTTCTTTACTTTTCTATGTTTCTTTTTCTTTTTAGGAACAGATTTCGTATTTATGTTTGGAGTTGTTCCGCGCATTTCTTGATTTATGCTTTGATTTGTTCCTTGCATGGTGGGAATTATTCCTTGCATGTTGGGCATTGTTCCTGCATTCTGTGCAATTTTGTTGTGGACTGGCATAGTTTTGATTTCACCAAAGTTAAGTTGTGATGTTTGTGATGGGTGTGATGTTTGCGTTGTTATTGGATTTCTAATAAAAGATGATGTCCTTGAAGGACATGATGTATTATTGTCTTGTGATAAAAATGATGCTTCATATTTGCGTTTAGATATTGAATATGGATCATTATATGCTTCTTCGAGTGTAGCGGGCATTATACTATATTATAACGATATTATTTAATATTTCATATATATTTGCATTGTTACTATTATTTTCATGCATTAACAACTTTATAATATCCTGTTTACAATCGCTCTTTAACCTGATTTCATGTCGTTTTCCATTCGGGATTAGTATAATAGTTATACAAGATAAATCGCTTATTGCGAGACAAAGCGCGGAATATAAAATTGTTTCGTTATCGCATGTTTCATTGTTATTGGCTGTAAAATTAAAAATGTAGCCAATATTATCGTAAATATATTTTAGTTTGCATTTTATTATGTCTTCGCCATTTTTTTTGGAATATCTCTGACTATGCGCTAATGGCGATATTATACCCATAATCATATTAACACATGTCATTATGTAATCTAAATTAATCCAATTAAAATTGTTTATCTGTCTAAGCAAATATTGCGATTTAATTTTTATGCTTTCTTTTATTAATTCGCCTTTAAAAATTTGAACAATATAATCCCTGATATGTTTATCTGTCTCTGGCAAATAGTATAAAACCGACTTGTCTTTGGTTATTTCATATTTAACTATTTGCATTATTACTTTTTGGTATAAATGTATAACCGACTCATATATTTCGCCTCTTTTACGGGATTTAAAAAGAATAACATCATTTATTTTGATAGGACATGGAACAATGCCATCGGTCATAATTACATTTATTTTATTTAATATATCTAATTCGACCTGCAAAGACTTATGTTTTACAATGGCATGACCATTAAGTATTCTTCCGCAAGGAATACATTTGATTATATAAGGCGATTTTATTCGTTTAATATTTGCTAATATGTTTACCTTATCGTAAAACTCAGGAAATTTAAATGTCCTCATTGTTTTATCTTCTTGTGCAATTATTACGAGTTTTTCTATTGCCCTTGTTGCGACAACACTTACAATATTCGGCACCGCGTCTTGTTTAGTCCAACCCCTATCTGCATACATAAAATAGTTTTCATCAAACCCAAGAATTATTATACATTTACTTTGTAATCCTTTACAAGAAGCAAAGGTTCTAAATATTAGTTTATTATGATAAATATTGCTCGCGTTATTGCCTGCATTTATCGGAAAACTATGGGCATATTTGCGCAAGTCGTCCGCGAGTAAGAATCCGGGACTGGTTATACCATACGAAGAAGCAAGAATTAAGATATTATTTATACCATAAATTTTAATATATTTTTTAATGAGCAAAGTAATATCTGAATTTATCTTATTATCTATAACAAAAGATGGCAAGCCTAAATAGTCTGGTTTTAGATTTTTGGACTTCGTGTTTCCCGGAGTAATAACTGCTTTGTTATAAATCTGACTATTAATAAAGTCCGCATTAGCGGGAGTTAGGCGATAACTCAAACGCAAGTAGTATTGTTTCCAAGGCCGATCTGTTTTCCAAAACTTACTAAATATATTTTCTGCATCTGTTAAGAATTCATGTCTGGCGCCGATATATTCTTTTATAGTTTGCAAAGAATCGCCTACTAATACTAAACGAACGTGCGGGATTATTGCTAATATGCGGATTATAAAATGGAAGTATAACGGCGTCATATCTTGGACTTCGTCGATCATTACAATTTGTGTTTCGATTATGTGGTCTTGAATAATAATCGCATCATTTTTATGCATTTCAAGTAAATAATCGGTTGATATTAGGGTTGAAAAAATATGACTTGCTAATCCGTGAAAGGTATAACAGTTCAAATTGCTTAACTCATTAGTTGCATCAATCTCATCTTTTAGTGAGCGACTATACGTAATTAAGAGACATTGTTTGTCGGGGTTTTCTTGTGCTATTTTTTTAAGTGTTGTTGTTTTACCAGAACCCGCTATTGCTTCTATTATCATGTTATTTTCTTTATCTAAAATAATAGAGTTATAATCGGACATTTCTTTGTTTGTTATGTTATTAGGAATGTAAGCATATTGTTAAATAGGAATAAGGTTAAAATAGGAAAATTAAAATATAATATAATAATAATATACGGCAATGCCAAGACCCTTAGCAGATGAACTTAGAACATTTTTTGTAAATATGTATCATCTTAAATTTAAATCTTTGCTTGTTATTATTGTAGCCTTAATAAGTTTGCCATTCTTTTTTTATAAGAAGATTAAAGAGGGATTAACCAAAGATTTTAATACATCGTTTAGGTATTTGATGGTCTACCTAATTAACATGTATCATTTAATATTGTTATATAACCATAAAATTTATGAGTTAGATAATGGTCATCTTGCAATGAATGGCGGCGCTGGCATTGGTGCTGGCAATGGCGTTGGCGCCAATGCCGGCTTTGATGGCGATTTACAACATAGACCTATTGACATATTACGTAGATTTATTGACCAAGCAGGCATTAATTTAGATGGGCTTGTTGATATTGAAATTATTCAATTAGAACCTGAAAATAATCGGCGGGGCCATGTAGTAGAAAATAATCCAGGAGACACACAAAACGTTCATGATACAAGTGTGCAATCACATATTAGTTTAGCGATAAATGCACTAAAAAAATGCAAGAAAAATGTAAAAATAACAGATGGCGAATTAATTAATGATATAAGGCATCATATTTTAAATGAGTCAAAGTGTTTAGATGAAGCCAAAGATAAAGCCCTCGTTGCACTCAAAAAGATAAAGAAGTATAACGGATTGCTTACCAGATTAAACATTTCCGAAATCGAGATTTTACATTTAATATGGAACAGAATAAACGCGCCATGTAATAAGGATGTTATGCATACAATAAAAGATAATTTGACAATTGAATTGGCCGATAGTATAATCGACGACGACAATGTTCATTGTGTGCAAGGTAGAATAACGCGCATATTGCAATCGTTGCAAAATGCAGATACAGAAGGCATCCTTAATATTAAACCGTTGTGGGTAATAAAAGAAGAAATATCTTCAGTATTTGGAAAATATCGAACTATTTTATGGAATAAATTGACCCCTGAAACCCGCATAATTTACGACAAAGGCAATCCTGATGAAGATGAACAGGTTTTAATCGAAAAAATAAATCTAAAATTGCGTAGTCAAATAAATGACTATTTGACAAAGAAATATGTAGATACAGAAATTATTAATTTACAACAATATCATGCTATCACAAAAGACTACTTCGCGGCGCTTTCATAAAGGAAAAGACCCATGTGGGCGTTTAATCATATGACTTCCGCAGTATAATGTAGAATTCTTAATATTGCGCGAACATTGCTCACCAGATTGCGTTTTTCCGCGACATTTGAGATAATTTATTTTAGGGCTTTCAAGCGTTTCATGAACTGTCGGAATTATTGCGTCTGATTCATAAGTAGCCATATATTTTAATATAAACTCATCATGGTCTTCTTTAAAACTATGTTTAGTTTCGAGCATTGAAATAACGTTTCTTATATCTTCTGTGCGCATATTCATTAAATCTTTTTTTAATTGGATAAAAGAAGTTGACAGTTTGTCCATGTCCTAATGATGTTTAAATAATAAAAATCAATTACAAAATTGAATATATTATATATTATAATATATAATAATATGAACAATATAATAAAATTTTGCCCAGACTGTAGTTCTATTTTTACGTATGATAGAAACTTAGAGTCTAAACTAATACTAAAATGCAAAAGATGCAATTACGTCGAAGAAGAGAACGTAAAAATGCATTTCGTTAAATCGTCTAATTATCAAAGCAATAATTGCACGTATGCAATCCCTATACAAAATACTAAATACGACCAAACAATATTGCGCACATCGGGGTATCAGTGTATAAACCCAGAATGCCCTTGTGTCATAGATCCGCATATTTTGCCGGAAATATTGTTAAGCAACAAAGCATCGCCGGATAGGATAATGACTATGACGTGTTTTCATTGTTCGTATACTTGGTCATAGGCTATTATTATAATTTATTTATATCTATTAAATTATTGACTGATATATTTTCGATTAAACCGTTTGGTAATTTTCTTTGGATAATAAAGGGCAATTTGCGCTGTTTTAATTCCAAATGTGCGATTTCCATATTAGTTTTATCGGCAATTGTTTCATGAGATAATGTAGATGGCGCGCCATTTGTTAACATTGTTATTCTTTCGCTTATAACCCTAATTTTCTCAAAACGGGTCAAATACTTAGTTGTTAATGTCGGTTTCATAATAACATTATTATAAAACTCAGTATCATTAAAATTATTTGCATTTATTTTTTTAGAAAAACCGATATCGTCATCCGGCTCTGTTGTTCCTTCAAATATAAAGTCGTCTAATGCTTCTTTGGTGGTGCTATGTTTTGGTATCGCTCCATATATATCTACGTCCGCATCAGCGTCAGCGTCAGCGTCTACATCAGCATCAGCATATATATCTACGTCCGCGTCGGCGTCGGCGTCTACATCAGCATCAGCGTCTACATCAGCGTCTTCATATATGTCGTCTTCTTCATTATCATCATCTAATACTTCGTCAATATCTTCGTCAATGTCTTCGTCAATATCAATCTCGTCATCAATATTAACATTTTTATTTTTTGAACCGCCTTTTGGGTTGCTCGATATAGGTTGAACTGCAATAGCACTCATTATATTATAATAATATAATATTATTAATAATCAATTAAGTATGATTATTAATAATCATACTTAATTGATTATTAATATTATTAATATTATATTAATATGGGAATCAAAAATCTTAGAAAGTTTTTAAAGAATTCCGCGCCATCAGGCATCAGCATTGTGCAATTTTTTACAGAGTTTAAAAATAAGACTGTATGCATCGATTTAAACAGTTATTTATATAAAATGGTTTATAACATGGAAACAAAAGGCAAAAACTATTACTTGAAAGGTTTTACTCAGATTATTGTTGATTTATTAACAAATAACATTATGCCTATATTTATTTTTGATGGCGCGGCGCCAATACTAAAATCTGAAGTTATATCTGCGCGAAAACAGGTTGCTGTTAAAAATAAAGCAACAATAGATAAATCTAATATTGAAATATATAAATTGTTAAATATTAGTCTAGATTCAGGATTAGACATTAACGATGAAATAGACAAAGCATTATCTGAGCGCGAATTTTCCGAAGACGAATTAAAACTTTTGGCAGAACATTCGAGTATAATTTCAAAAAGCAAGAAAAATATTATAACCGTATCAAAAGAGATGTATACTAATTTAGAACATTTATTTGATTTATGGGGTGTTCCATGGATTCGTGCCAAAGGCGAAGCGGATTTCTTATGTTCGCGCCTTGTTATCGATGGAGTAGCGGATGCGGTTATATCCGAAGATATGGACATAATTGCGCATGGATGTTTTACATTAATAACCGGGTTTATGACTGCGTCATTTTTACGCGATAAAATGGTTGAAGTGTTTAGTTTAACGAAAATTTTAGAAGAATTGCACATAACACAATCACAATTTATTGATTTCTGTATTTTATCCGGTTGCGATTATTGCGCAACTATTCGCGACATTGGGCCAATTAAAGCCTATCAGTTAATACTTCAATACGTAGATTTAGAACATTTTCCTGAAACTATTATAATTCCCCAAAGGATACTAACGGCGCGAGACGAATTTCATAAATCGGAGTTAGAAGATTATGATGTTTCAATGATTAAACTATCGCGTCCTAAGGAAAAAGAATTATGTTCTTTTCTTATATCAGAAACTACGTTTAGACTTGCAACTATTGTTAAAAAATTAGATGCGGTTAGAGCGATGTCATAATTATTTTATATCTTTGAATCGTAATTGATTTAAACATAATTGTAATTGATTTATTATTATAATAATATATCATCAATTATGAATTACGATTTTAACTTTAATATAATACTAAATCTACCAAGTTATGCTGTTCTATATAAAAAAGCAATGTCGCTTGATTTAATACGAGACATATGCGATGATAAGTATTCTGAACTTAGCGAAGAAGAGTTAAACCTATTGCCTGAACAATACTACATTAACGTAGTTCAAAAAAGCCCATCTTGGCTTTTTTTACGTAAAAAATCATCAGGAACGGCGAGTGCAGTGGGTAAATATTTATACATAAAAACGAATAGGTTTCCAACAAAGGCCGATGTTAGGGCGAATATTATAGACAAATTAAACGATGCCCCATTTGTAAAATCCAAAACAACCGCGGGTCATATGAAATGGGGCGTAAAATACGAAGAAGCGGCACTTATGCATTTTGCACTTGTCGAAAACGTTGGTATACTTCAAGTAGGATCAATTAAAGTCTCATTTGCAAAAATATGTAAATTAGGCCGGATATGCTTCGGGGATAAATGGAATACATCAGTAGAAAATGTTAATGAAAAATATTTGTTAGTTTCGCCTGATGGGATAGTCGGGAAGCCTGAAGAAATAACAAAAAATGAATGCTATTCCGAATTATACGGAATGCTCGAGATTAAATGTATCAGCCCGTTTCATCATTTAGAAACAGATGACGGATTTTTGAAATGGACTCCAAACATGAACACGCGACAATGGCATACCGCCAAAGAAATTCCGTTTGTATACATAGTGCAACAATGTTTACAAGCAATTTCAGGAATTATAAAATACGGGATGACTGTAAAACATTTTATGTGGTTTATAAGATGGTCGCCGATAGGGTTTTCTATTTTTAAGTTTAAATTTTTGGAATTAGTGCGCATGGGGACATTGGCGGCGAATTTATACTTCTCATTAATGGAACGGCTTTCAAAGCATGAGGGTATCCTGCCTAATTCCGCATTTGAGTATAACGAACCCGAAACAGTAATATATGATATGATGATAGAGTGTTATACCGATTTATTAGCATGCGTAGAGTATAAATATATTAGTATAACCGAGTATCCTGAGTTTACCGAATATTTCAATGAAACAAAAGACGCGAAGTTTAATGCTGTTATAGACTAAAACTTTTATATTATTAAAGACAAATCGCCTTTGGGTGTAGTAATACTCAGTTTTATTGCTAAGGATATAGCGTTCGAATTCGATATGTTATCATGATGGCCTAATTTTTTACTTATGCATACCGACAATTGCCGTTTTTTTATAGTTCCATCGGGGTTTTGCACCCTGTTTTTAATGTTGCTATTTCGGTCTATCATGTCTTTATAAATTAGGTTTACATTTTGCGATACATAGGTTATGACATTTTTTCGTATAGCCCATCTAAAAAAATTTAACTGTGCAATAGTAGTTTGCAATTTTTTCTCAGGCGAGAATTCAAGTTCTATTAGTTTGCCAATATGGGCACCACGGCGAAATGCGTCAAAGTATTCTTTGCCTTCGCTTGCAAGTTCTTTTTCGTATTCGATCCATACTAAAAAATTAGTTTGTGTTGGCATAAACAAAGACGCAATCGTGTTTATTTTATTTGTAATAATATTAGATGAATAAATATATGAAATGGTATAATGCTTTGCATAGTTTGTAACAAACCAATTAATTAAACGCAAAGACATTTTATTCTTGCGCGATTTTTCGTTTTTTATTAGTTCGTATAATATATCGAAGTTAGATTCTACTTTAAAAAAATCTAATAGTTTACCAATCATCGATTCTTCCTTAGAAATTATTTTAGTAAACCACATATTTATATGGCAATTAGATTTATTTATTAAAACATGTCTAAATCGGCGAATTTATAATATATATTATGTATTATATTAAATATAATTGTGCATAATTATTTAATATAATAATGGAAGGCTATATTGCAGATATCTTGCAAATATATAACAATCAAGTGCAACTAATTGCAACAATGAATCATGATTTGCAAGATATAAAAAATAATAATGCAAAATTAATAGAAACTCTTGAACAGGCTAATGAAAAAATAAGCGTCTTAACCAAAGATATAAAACTGAAAGATAGCAGGATTGCCGCTTATGAACGCAGTTCGAGTATTACCGCTAATGCAAAAAATGTAATTAAACAAGACAGCGAGTTTGCAAAACCAGAAATCCCGCGCCCAAAGTCGCCTGTTCGCGAAGAAATTCCGTCAATAGAAGCGCCTATTAATGACGATTATGTTTTATTGCAAATGGACAATAGCGCTGATGAAGAATTACATAAACTAAACGAACGTTATTATCTTGATATTGAAACACGCGATTTATATAATATAACCGAAGACGAAAAAGTAGGAACACAGGTAGGCCAACTAAAAACGTTTAAAACGAAAGCCGGGCTTTTATACATTTTAAACAGTTATACCAATAGAGTATATAATACAAACGAAGATAATGAGGTATTAAACTATTGCGGTAATTTATTAAATAAAAAATTGAAATTATTATAATATAATATAAATAATAACATAATCATAATGCATTATTTAGATATAAAATTTGGCATGAGTGTAGGCCATGTTATTACCAATGAAGAAGATAAAGCGAAAATAATTAATAAATTAGCCCGTTTTCTTAAGAAAAATAACACTATTACCACATCAGAACAAATGAATGTCCTTTCGAAATCAATGACATATGCGAGATATGTCATTGATTCCCCAATAGTTCATTTGATGTTGTGCATTATTAACAGAGTAAAAATGACATTATTTATATACGAAAATCATGTTATATATTCACCAATCATGTTTGACGATGAGTTATATCTAACCGAAACTATATTTGTAGGGCATTTTAATGAGTGCTTTTATATTATAACCGATGTTATCAATATAAAAGAACAAAACCTCAATGCAAAGTTTAAACGCATTAATTATATCTTGCGTAATTTATATCATCCTACTGAATTTTTAGATGCATATAATTTAATTTTTATTGATTATGTAAATCCGCATTATTTGTTTTCATTATGCACTGACTACTACGATAAATGCATTTATATAAAAAATGCCAATATTACAAAGGTGGTATTAACGGATAATAACAACTCGTGTCATATTTTATGTCAAACTATTATAACCCTATATCGCGAGTTTTTATCTAATTATTGTAATAAATATAATCATAAAGTAGGTAAACAAAAAGGGCATTCCGAAACGGTATCGCTTAGGATGTATAAAACAGATAAGCCGGATATATACGATTTATTTTCGTTAAACAAAGATCAGTATTATGGAATTGCCGATGTTTCTACCTTAGAAATAAGTGCTTATATAATATCTATATTCCCTCCTAAATATGTGTTCATTATTACTGATTTTGTTTTTAATGATAAATATATGCGATGGTGCCCTGCAATTATTTATCGTCGTCTGACCTATTAGGAAAACTTAGTGCAGTTCGCGAGATGGGGGTTATTTCTGCTGTTTCAAATTTTGAGAATAAATCTACTAATTGTCTATTGCCATTATTGCCATTATTGCTTAATTTGTCATTATTTCTTAGTTTGCCTTTATGCAACAATTCCATGATTTTTGCATTATGTCGCGCTGTCTGTTGTTTTAATTCTTCTTTTATTGTGCTTTCTTGATCATGATTTTCTTCTAGGATTGCGGGCTTTGGATTTGTTTGAATTACATTTATTTCGTCTTTTGTAGGAAATATTTTGTTTAACGTATCTTTTACTTCATTAAATTTCGATATTATTATGCGATTGCCATCTAAATTAATACTTGTTTCGTATTGGCCGGTTTCTACTTCATATATGTCTTGTTTATTTTTAATAATCCCAATGTAGCCGAGTAGCAATCCTACTAGGATGCCAAGGATTCCATTATTTTCATTGCAATCATTATTACTAGAATATAAAATATATAAAGATAATACGATTATTATTACCGCAATAACATAAATAAATATTATTGTTATGTTCATATAATAATAATAATATAATTATTATGTCGTGATTTAATACTCGAAAATAGTAAATATCTTATTAATTGCGTTAATATAGTTTTGATGTTCATACGAATCTACTATATTAATAATATCAGCATAACAGTCAATTATTTCAAAGGGAATTTTATCGTATTTTATAATAAAAACCGAACTTGGTATATAAGACTTATTAGTCTTCTTTGATATATTCGCCCAATCTTTAGACTTTCTATTTATTTGCGCCGGCAATGTAAATTTAGAAGCCAGTGTTTTGATATTGCCATATATTTTATGTATGCCCGCGTTTTGGTTGATTCCGTATTCAGTTATTATATTATGCACATAATTGTTGTCTAAGTAGTCATATTTTATAGCAGGATACCCAATTACATCATGGTTAGTAATTTTAATTTGCGTCATTTCATAGTTTATAACAAAATCAGGATGACTATATAGTTTAAATACATAGTCGTATTTTAAGTTTAAAGAATATATGTAATTTAACCCCTGCAAGAAAGCAATCATGTGGTTAGTTATTCCGGCAGTTATACCTAATATATTTCCGGATATTATTTTAGAATGCAACCCTGATGCGCTTTCATAAATTATAATATCCGCACCATGGAATTTTTCTATCATTACATTAATATAATCAAAGTTAGTATCTTGTGTTATATGCATTATAATAATTACATTAATGCTAACAACATCAGAACAACATAGTGCAAACTCGTTGTCGCTACATCTTTTTAAGTATTGCACATCATCCTTGTCAAGGATATAACTTATTTTTTTAGTTATATCTTGATAACTTAATGCAGACGGTTTAATCGGGCCTTTTAACGCAGGCACGATTATTATTGGGATACAACCTGAATAAATAGACGCAATATCTTCAATGTCTTTTACGTAATAATTACCCTCAGGGCATTGCAAATAAATAGTTCCTGAGTGTTTCAAAGCAACAAACATTATATTGTTTAACTGAACATTAAACAATTTTATGTATGCTAAATACTTATGATCGCAATCCATTATTATAATATGAAATTGAAATATTATATATAATATAATATTATAATATAACATATTGTTGCTATGTCGCTTGTTAATCATATATCATATCTACAAGAAAAAGGGCGACCATTGGTTAAGAATATCAAAACAATACAATTTGGCATTTTAAGTCCAGCAGATATTTTAAAGCAGTCCGTTGCGGTAATAGATTCGCATGTTGGAAAAAATAAGAATAATGTAAATGGAACACTAAAAGACCATCGGCTATGTTCATCAAGGGATAGAGTTAATGCGATAACAAAGTTAGAACAAAAATTAGATCCTGGAAACTTCGGCCATTGTGTCCTCGCAAAGCCGGTATTCAACCCATTGTTTTTTGATATGATAGTTAAAATATTAAATTGCATATGCATTAATTGTTCATTACCAAGGTATAAAAACGCAGAAATAAAAAAAGCAATGACAAGCGCATCAATATCTTCAAATAAAACGCGCCACGGGTTTATAACTGAACAACTAATAAAAAATAATGGCATGTGTATGAGATGTGGTAATAATTTGCCTAAAATAAAAGATGTTAGCAAAATGGGCAATCATGTTCTCGGAATACGCGCAACCTATGTAAAAACAAAGGAACATGTAGACATAAATCCAGAACTATGCCATGCTATTCTTAAAAATATTACTTCAGAAGATTGCTACATCCTCGGGACTGATCCAAGGTATTCACGCCCCGATTGGATGATAATTACGGTATTAATAATTCCGTCTGAGGTTATTCGTCCTTCTGTTATAGCAGATAACGGCAATCCATCCGAAGATGATTTGACCCATGCATACGATAATATTCTGAAATTTAATAATATTTTGCGCATTAATATAGAAAAAGCCGAAACTGATCCTTCTGAGCAAAGAAACATAAATATTTATCATGCCGCATTGCAACTTAATGTTGCGGGGTTGATAGATAATGAATCTACTAAGTATGCAAGTATTCATAACCGGACAAACAGGGCGCTTAAAACGTTTCGTTCAAGGCATAAGTATAAAGCCGGAAGATATAGAACTAATATCATGGGCAAACGTGTTAACTCGTCCGCCCGTTCTGTTATTACAGCAGATCCAAACATTAGTATAACCTATTTGGGAGTGCCCTTATTTATTGCAATGAACTTGACAATTCCGGAAAAGGTAGACAAAAATAATTATTCCCGACTTATGACAATGGTCGCAAATGGGCCATCTGTGTATCCCGGCGCAAAAGAGGTGCAAATAGGCGGTCTCAATAAATTGCGCCGTGATTTAAAAGATGGGCGCAATAAATCGATAGTGCTATGTTATGGAGATATTGTTTATCGTCATATTTTAGATGGCGATGTAGTATTTTTCAATAGGCAACCTTCATTACATAAGATGTCGATGATGGCGCACTATGCAAAGGTGCTAAACGGAAAAACGTTTAGATTAAACCCTAATGTAACACCTCCGTATAACGCAGATTTTGATGGAGACGAAATGAACATGCATTTGCCACAATCAGGTGCAACAGCCAATGAAATTAGCGGGCTTGCATTAGTTTCTACTCAGATTATAACCCCGCAATATTCAAAGCCCTGCATTGGGCTTGTGCAAGATAGTCTTCTAGGAGCATATCGTATGTCATCAGAGCATATTCGCGGATTTGCACTGGATAAAATTTATTATTTAAACAAAAAACATTTAGATAAATTGTTGGCATGGACAAATAATTATTCAGGAAAAATATTGCGCCCTGCAAGGACAACAAATGGTTTGTATGGTTGGACAACGAGGCAATTGTTTAGCATGTTTTTTCCGGATATCAACATTATGAACAAAGGGATCAACATTAAAAACGGCACATTTGCCGAGCCCGCATTAGGAACCGCCGCAATGCCGTTAAAATCATCAAATGTAGGAAAATCGGCGGCGGGTGGGTTGTTTCATGTATGCTATAACGATTTAGGCCAAGCCGAAACGGTAAAACTACTTGACAATTTCTCGCGCCTGATGAGCCAATGGTTCATGATTGACGGGTTTAGTGTCGGATTGTCAGATCTCGAAATAAATAAGGCCGATGCCGAAAAAATTGCGCAAATAAAACAAGAATGCCGGCAAAAGACAAAGGAATTAATGGCAGGTCTTCATTATAACACATATGAAGAAACACGAAACAAAATAATAAAAGAAAACCGAAGTCTTGCCCAAAATGATCATGAACAATTCGAAAAAGATATTATGAACATAATTAATAAAAGCAAGGCAACTATTGAAGAAATAACTGTTAAAAGTCTATCACAGCGATCAGATGGAACCTCTGGAACACGCGACAATAAAATATTGTCGATGGTAGAATCAGGTTCTAAGGGTAGTTCGGCAAATGTTGTGCAAATTATTTCAGAGTTAGGACAGCAAAAATTAGATAATAAACGTATGCCTGACAACTACCTACGCAGACCATTTCCGCATTTCGTAAAAGACGATTTGTCGCAAGGGTCGCGCGGGCTTGTTGAATCTTCATACATCGAAGGGTTAAACCCAATAGAATACATTTTTCATGCGTCAGAAGGTCGCATTGGCCTTATTTCTACAACAATTAAAACAGCAAGCACTGGCTACATACAAAGGAAATTAGTTAAAATAATGGAAGACATTACTGTCGCTTACGATAATACGCTTAGGAATGCAACTGGCAATATTATACAATACATATATGGTGGTGATAGTTTTGATGCCGCAAAGGTTGAACCACAAAATTTTCCGCATCTTGAAATGAGCATGGATGAATTTGTTCTTAGGTATAACTATTTTCCAGATGATATCAAAAACATGAAACTATTTATGACAGATGACGCACAATTGCGCATGGACAATAACATCAGCGATGAAAGTGCGGCGATGGACACTGAGTTTAAAATGGTTCTTGAAACACGCGAATGGTATCGCGATCATTATTCGTATGATATTATTTCTAAAGTGCTATCCCCAATAAATTTCGAAAGAATGCTTCTTGATTATGAGTGGCCATCAGTTTCAGATTTAACCCCAATGGAAATAATTGAAGAGTTTAACACAATAATCGCAGAATTATCTGTTAACTCAAATGAATTAGTCAATAAAATCGCACTGCAAAATTTTATTACTCTCGTAAGATCCAAATTGCCTGCTAAAAAATTAATATGCGAATATGGCCTCAATCGCGTTAAATTAACGCAAATGATTAAGCAAATAACTAATAAATTTTATTCAGGCATAATTGCGCCTGGTGAAGCAATTGGAATGATTTCTGCGCAAAGTCTTGGCGAACCAACTACTCAATTAACCCTTGATACCTTCCATCAATCAGGTATGTCTGAAAAGCCTACTATTGTAGATGGAGTAAAACGCGTAATGGAGATTTTAAGCATTACAGCGAACCAAAGCGGGCCTTCCAATAGCATTTACATTAAAGACGATGTTATTTTAGGATTAGAAATTAATGTTGACACAGTCATAATGACAGGGCGCGAAATAAATGATGATTTATTTGCACGCTACAATCAGGTGTTGTTGATGTCTGATGAATTGCAACAAGAGCAATTAAAACTATTATCTAATATAAAAGATAAGTATAAAAAAGCAATTTTAAAAGAGATTAACAAAATTAAATCTGATTTTACATATGTTAAATTCGGGGATCTTGTAGATAAGATTGAGATATTATACGATTTAGACGAAGAAACGAGCATAATCTCTGAAGACCAAGCATTTATTAATGCATGGTATTCGTTTTATTCTGATACCGGCATTTTTGAAAAAGAAAACTGGATAATAAGGTTTGAAATGAACAAAGAGGCCATTATTTCGAATAACATTGATTTGAGTTATATTCAATACATTTTTGACAACGATGACAAAATAAGGAACATGGTTTCACTTATGTTTAGCGACATAAACAATGAAAAAATAATATGTCGTGTCAAATTACTTGATATTACTGGCAACCCAATTGCATTATTAGAGACCATTGAAGGCGTCCTATTGGAAACAAAGATTAAGGGTGTAAAAGATATTCTTAAGGCGCAGATGACCACACGGGCGCGCAATATTAGTTTGCCAAATGGTGCGATTATAATTGCAAAAAATGGCCTGTCTGATAGTTATACCAATATTTCATTATCAACGATATTATCAGATGACTACGTTATTAACACAAGCGGTTCTAATTTAATTGAAATATTAAATATCCCATACATTTTTGCTAATAAAACAAGTAGCAACAACATTCGCGAAATTGAGACAATATTCGGAATTGAAGGTGCGAGGAGGATTATTATAGAAGAAATATTTGAAGTATTCGATTCCGCAGGTAAAGCACCTAATATTCGCCATATTGAATTATTGGCGGATATCATGACTTATCGCGGGACATTAAACTCAATAGATAGGTATGGTGCACAGAAGAACAAGATTGGACCATTAGCACGGGCTTCATTTGAAGAAACTACTAAGAATTTAGTAAGTGCGGCAATATTTGCCGAGACGGACAATATGAAGGGTGTTTCCGCTAAGGTTACATTTGGCGAATTTATTGGTGTTGGCACTAATAGTATGGACATTATTATCGACGAACAAGTATTATCGGAAGTAGCAGAACCAGATTACGAATTTATTGATTTTAGTTTAAAAGGGTCGCAGGATGACAAGATTGTTGAAGCGAGTGATTTGGAATTTAATTTCGGATTATGAGAGGGCTGTGCAAAGTAATGCAAATTATGTTAAGATATGAGGGGGATGAAAGAAGGCTCATTATATTAAGCACTCGTTTTTTCATGTTTTGACAGCGCTCTAAACCTGTCGCAACAACCCGACCACAACATGTATTGATCGGATACGTCAGCGAGCAATTGATTATATTCGGGCACTTCATCTACGAACACTTGCTCTATGTCGCGGAGTATTTTCTTTGCATCCAAACAAACGTAGAATGCACGCATTGCTTTCCGGAACAAGCGCGCACTAGGGTGCGTTTTTTGACCGAGCATATGCGCGATCTGTTCATTTATTGCAACGAGTTTTGTCAAACAGTCTCTAATACCGTCCATGGTTGTGATAAGTTTTTGGTTAAATAGAGATAAATTGTAAATCTAAAATAAATCATTTATTATGAGTTTTGAGTTTTTATTGATTCAAGCGGAACTTTGTTTTTATTTGACAAAATTTATGTTCATGTTTGTGCTCTTACATGAAGGATTTAAACAAATTTATTATTTGTTTAATTCCAAAGTTTTATTTTTGATTGGGGGCGGGGAAGGAAAAAACTTGGAAAAACCTTCATTGTGATGCGCGCTTGTTGGTGTTAATAATAAGAAATGCGGGACCTTCAACAATCAAATCGAAATAAAGTCAAATTATAACAAGGAAATGTAAAAAGACCAACAATAGCGCGCACAGCACCCTTATACAATATGCCGCACGTGTTTGACAGCGAGGGCTACCATTTCGGCCGCAGCTTCATCGCTGAGAGTTTGCGATTCGACCAACAGCTCGACTGCACGCTCTATAAAGAGAGTGCTCTCATTAACGAAGCTATCGCCTATAAGCCCACGTCGACCCTTATCGAGACTACTTTGCTGAAGGTCGAGCATGAAGTCAACCTTTGTCTGCAACTCGGCGGCCTGCGCAAATATTTCCGCAATTTCGGCGTTGAGCCCGACTCCGGACAAATCTGCACACTGTTTCACGCGAGCCAATAATGCGAAATATAACGCACGCCAAGCCCAATATGCAGCGTCTATTGCTTTCTTTTCGGCCTCAAGAGGATCGTCATATCCAATCTTACGTTTCCCAATCAACATTTGTCTTGTGATCCACCTTTCGCACGCTTTCGAAGACTCCGGTGAAGTTGGCAAGCCGTTTGAACTAAATCTAGTTGAAAAAAACGCTTGAACCCAAGCATGTATTTTGCCAAGTGAAGCCATCCTGGAATATTGGCGTAATACTAATTTATTACCATAGTAATTGTTATAAATAAGATTAACAATCAATTATGTAATGCTACGATATCATTACCATATATTATTGATATATTGAGATAATACGCGATTATGTTGCATTTGATTATTTTAAACTAATTATAACATTTATCAATCATTTTCTTAATTGATATTATTTATTATTAATAATTAATATCAATGTCGTCATTCGTCGAAGATTTTATGACAATGCAAATAAAACAATTAAAAAAATGCACTAAGAAACCACCTCGTATAAATTATAAAAAACAATTAAGTGAATTATTATCTCGTGAGGATATAAAGGCTACAGAAAAATATGATGAGATATGTGCTATTTATGCGCCAATGCAATCGCAAATTAAAAAAGATGTTCCTAAAAAGAAGAAGAAAGAAGCATCAATAAATTACGATATTCCAGCAATAAAATTTATGCACAATGGCGCCAAATTTATTATACATAACGGAAAAACATATGATGAAACGGGCAAATATTATGGCGATATTAATACAATTGCCGGCAGTTATAATTGCATTAATGTCAATGTAATATATCACGATAAAGAATTGGGCGAATTTATTATGGAAGGCGCTAAATTGTATAAGAAAATTTCTGATACAAAGGCAATCGAAGTAGGCGAAATTGTCGATGATAATGTATGCATATATGATGAATAAATTAATTAGTATTATTAGCCTTTCTTTGCATACAAATCAAAATTATTTATAATCTTGATTTGTATTCTATGCGTTGGGCCTAAGCGCATAAGCGCATAAGCGCCAAAATCGTTGGCTTATTTGATTTGTTCCACAACTTTTTTTGTCAAACATATTGCGATGCGATTATGTTCCAAAGTGTTAATTTTGGGAAAAGGAAAACACTGGAAAAACCTTGTGTCGTGTGTCGTGTGTCGTGTGTCGTGTGTTGTGATAATAAGAAACGCGGGAAAAAAATAAAACCCGTCATTGATTAAATCGAATGCAGTCAACTTATAAGTATAAAAGGAAATGGAACACGACCAAAAAATTCTACGACACTCCCATTTATATTATCACATATGTGCCATCACGGATAGCGCTGCTTACAGCGATAAATAATTTTTGGTGTTTGTCGCAATCATCAGCTTTCTTCAGTTCCTTTGCCAATGCAAACATTTCAGCGCCAATTGCCGAGGCAACGTCGAGAGCCTGTTTGCGGTCGGCTTCTGGACGTTGCCTTGATTTGGACATTTCAATTTTGCTGTTATAGCATTTGCAGCGGTCATGAAGACTTGCAAGCAATTCTCCGATTTCGGGATCAGGGCGCGCAAGTCTAGCTAATGCTTCTTGTAAACTATAACTACTCATGATGACAGTGCGCATAAGTCGTTTTATCAACAAGAAACAACTATTAAATCTTATTTAAATCATTTTATTGATAAAATGTGTTATACCGATATCTTGTTGATATAACGAAATATTAGTATAATTTATAAAAACCAGAAATTTCTTTTATTATTAAAACATGATTTAATCACGAGGTTATTACATATGTCCAATTTAATCACGAGGGTATACCGATTCTTGGTCTAATGGTTGTGGGACAGGCGCAACTAATTTGCCGTTATACCTACTTTCATACTTTGGATATTGTTCTATAAAAGGCACGCCGGTATATAAATCTTTTATGGCCGAATAGTTTACTTCTTGTGTAAATTTTTCAATAATCGGTTGGCCAATGCTTTGCGATTCCGGCGCGGGGTTTGAATTATCGTAATAACTATTTTTCTCTGGAACTGTATCCGAAAAATCTTGGGCATGAGGCGGGCCAATGTATTTATCTTTAATTGGAACATAATTAACGTCACTAAACTGTTCGGTAGATCCGCATGTTTGTTCTTGTGGTTGCACGGCGCATTGCGATTCCGGCGCGGGGTTTGAATTATCGTAATAACTATTTTTCGCCGGAACTGTATCCGAAAAATCTTGGGCATGTGGTGGGCCAACGTATTGGTCTTTTAGAGTAATGTTGTTAATAGGGACTACTTTTAAATTATCAAAAGAATCTTCATGAATAATGTAATTGCGCGCATGTGCAACAGATTGACCAATTGTTTTAATTATTTCGCCGGAATCGGATACTAATTCCGATGATGTGTCCGCGACTGATTGGATTATAGATTTGGCTGTTTCTTGGATATTATGACTCGTTTCAAGATTTCGGTTAATGGTATATTTGTTCATGCTTTGGGTTATTATAATAAAAATGAGTGCTATTAATAACGCGGTCAAAGGGCAATAATTAAACATAATAAGAATAACTGTTAAATATGCTATTTTGAATATGGTATTACTAAATAATCTTCTAATCCAATCTGGAACATCGGGTAGTGCTGCGGATGCAATAAGAATCACGAATAACAATAATCCTGCAGATATCGCACTGCCTGATTTTATTCGCATTTTTGCAATATATTTAGCCGTTAAATTTGTCATTGGTTTTGTCATTATATTATAATATAATATAATATAATATTATGCGATTGCGATAAATATTATAATGTATAACTTGTAATTGATTTTTATATTACAAGTTATAATATTCATAATGGAATCGCGTCATAAGTATTTAACCGAAAAAGGCTACATGATATCGCGCAAAATGATAACAAGCGCAGAAGAAGCGAAAATTAAAAAGGATCTTACTATAAAACCCGAATCTTTATATGGCGGCGAAATAGACGGATATCCTATTTTTTTATATTCGGAAAAATATTTATACCTACCAAAGTATTATGGAATAGAAAAATTCGGGCCACCTATAAAAACTAAGTTATCGTCTGGAAATATAACTAATATAAAATGCTTGCAAGAGCCGTTGTTATTTCAACATGATGCTGACATTAAACTAAAAAATATATTTAATAATAAGCGCGAAGATGCAGGCGGAATATTGTCGTTGCCATGCGGATATGGAAAATGCCATGGCGCTGGAACTGTCGTGTTGATGTATCCTTTTTCTGACAAAAAAAGTTGCCTTGTTGAAAATGTTAAACCTGGAAACTTATTGTTAGGGGACGATTTAACAAGTAGAACCGTATTATCTTGCACTATTGGTTATGGACAATTATTTAAAATAATTCCGCGAACATATGCAGAAATATCTGAGTATAATCTCCAACCATACATAGTAAACTCAGATCATATTTTATCATTGCGCGACAAACATGATCGCGTTGTTGATATTAATGTAGTATCTTATTTATACCTATATAACACTAATAAAAATAATCCTCTGTTTAACGAGTTATACGGTTATACAAATATAACTAAATTGCGATTTAAAATTAAAATTGTGCCATGTGGCAAAGGGCTATGGTATGGCTTTTCAATTACTGGAAACAGGCGATATACATTATATGATTATCAAATTACACATAATACTTATTTATCATTGCGAACCGCTTGCAGGCTACAACTAAAAACTATAATAATTGTCGCAAAAGAATTCTTGCGCGATCAATGGATTGAAGCAATAAGACGTTTTACTACTGGAACTTATGGAATCTTGCAACAAAAAAAAATGGAATTGCAATACGATTTTTGCATTGCTATGGTTCATACACTATGTATGCGCGATTTCGATAAAGGGACGTTTTCTGAGTTTGGGTTTATGATTATAGATGAATGCCATCATTTGGCATCAGAAATGTTTGTAAAAGCGTTATACAAAATACGCCCACGGTTTATACTCGGGCTTTCGGCAACACCTGAACGCCCAGATGGACTGTCGCATGTATTCCATAAATTTATTGGCCCCGTTTTCCATAAAGAAAAACGGACAGGGGTTAATAATGTTATAATAAAAAAACTAATAATTTCTGCAAAAGACGCCAAGGATGAAGACGTAATTTCTTGTTATACAACAAAGTATAACCATATGGGACTAAAGAATACAATCGAAATGACAACTTGTTTGTCAGATTGCATGCCACGAAATTTAATTATTATTGAAATTATTAAAATATTGCTACAACAAGACAGAACAATTCTTGTGCTATCTTCGCGCAGACGTCATTTACATATATTAAGCGAAAGTATGACCGCTGCAATGCTACGCAAAAGTGATGGCACTCGTGCAACATGCGGATTTTATTATGGAAAATTAGACACTAATTCCCGCGAACATAAAGAAATGCTTGCGAAAACTGCGCAATGTGATGTAATTTTTGGAACTGAACATGTAGCAAAGGAAGGTCTTGATATTCCTTCTTTAAATACATTAGTATTCGCGACACCACCGGGTATATATATAGAACAATCAGTAGGAAGAATATTGCGAAAATATCACGAACATCATCCACCACTTATTCTGGATATTTGCGATAAAGTAGGCAATTACATTGAACATGGCCGCACTAGAGATAAGTGGTATTCTACTGAGGGATATCATATTTCGAAGCAAAAATGCATCATTGGTGCTATTCAAAATTTAGAATCTTTTATAAATAGCACTGAAATAATTGCCAAAAAGGCCGTTGTCAAGAAGGCCGTTTTTACTGAATGTATGTTATGATTATATAAAAAGACAATAGCCTGCCAAAGTAGGCGTTGTAACTGCATCTCCATTAACTAAAACCTCAACAGAAAGTTGATAATCCTGATTTATTGCTGGAACATTTTTAAAAGCCATCTGATAAACTACATCGGCCATATTCCTGCATATTAATTGTGAAAAAGTCATAACACCTGTTGAACTAATTGTATATCCCTCTGTTCCAAGAAAACCAAGTATACCATCAGACTGTCGCGGATAGTTATACGTAACAACAAAGTTAATTTGCACGGTATCTCCTAGAGATACCTTAGTGACAGGTATAGATAAATTTATATAATTAATTATTCTTTGATATGGCAAAGCTAATGGACTGGTATAATAATTTCCCGGAAATGATGCATTTGCAGCGGTAAAACCAGATAGTTCAATGTATGAATACGGGCATGTTGAATTTTTTGATAGTTTACCTAATGCTATTAAAACAATTAGTATTATCATAGTTATTATAATCAGAATGCTAAGAATTAGCATAAATAATTTAATTTTAGCCATTATAATTATAATAATTATAATTATAATAATTATAATGGCTAATAAATTTTTTAAAAAAAATAAAGCATATAATGCATATGTCATTTTTGTGATATTATGTTTTATTACGATAATAGTATTATCGATATTAATTGCAACCGGAAAATTTAATAAAAATCCTAACTGCGGATATGTATATAATTCACTTGGGACATTAGTTAGTAATACGCCGTCTGCGACCACACCCCCGATGCAAATGTATCGCACAAAGGAAAGTTCAACAATTACATCTGGTGCTGTAATAGCACACTTTGGTATGTCATTTACTGTTCCACCAACACCGGTAAATCAAAAAATACTTTCTACTTTAGCACCGGCGCAAAATCCATCGCATTTTACTAATTCTTTAACTAATTTAAGCACGAGCATGAGCACAGGCACAACCAATTTAAGTATCGACCCTTCAGTTTATGGCATAACAGTAGTTGCTTTTTTTACAGATACGGCCGGAAATAATCTTGTATCTAATCTTCTTTTATATTCAGGTAATGATTATGTCGTAAATAACAAAATGTTTCCATTTCCACAACCTCCTAAAACTGTCACGCCTATAATATCATTTTCCAATACAAGACAAAAATCAATGAGTGATGTTTTAGTTGCAAATATGCCATCTATTAATTATACTATTTCTTTTATTATAGAAGCGTTTTCGATGTCGTCTACTGCAATCAGTCAGCCAATTTCTGTTAGTATTGATGCATACTATTTAACGTATGCATGATTTACATTAATGTAATTACATTATTTATTATATTATAATATAATACATGCATGAAGACACCATTAGTTATAACAACAAACAAATAAATATAATTACAATACCAAAGAACACTATATTTTTTAAATGTATAACCAATAAACCCAATAACAATGCAGATATTTACGGGATACAAACGGGGCCAAATATTTATTGCTTGCCACGAGCACACAATGTTTTCTTTTATCCGCAACCGTTTATTGTAGATTCAAATTTATACTTTAGAAGCCCAAATCGGAGATTTTATATTTATAAATTAAACCATGATATCCGTATTATATCTTTGCTATCCGCAACATTTTCAGAACAAGATGCAATTGATGCCGGAGTTCTTATAAGATGCAATCAGTTGCAGTTTTGCAACGGGCTTTCTGGCAAGCATTACGACACATGCATTTCTCATGATTTTATGACTAGATTTCCGGACATTATTGGATGCACTCGAATTGTTGTTGCAGATAATAAACACTATCGTTCAGTTAAAGCTAATACTTATGTTTACGACAAGAGCATTTTCTTTGAAAAAAAAGAGCGGTTTTTTGTCAATGGAATTCCTGAAATATTTATGTATCCGCATAAAAGGCATATAGATGAAGATATTTTTTATGATTTAAGCAAAAAGCCCAAAACCCCGCGTGTTAGTTATACCTTAATAAAAAGCGTTGCGCATCAGCCTTTTATTGTAGATGGGTTATACAAATATATGCGTTCTATGATAAAATCAAAACGCATTATCTTTGATAAGGGATGGTATTATTATAATTATAATTATAATTATAATTAATATTAGTATAATGTATAAAACCAAAGATAAATGCAAAAAACATAAATTAATGCGCCAGCGAGGGTATAATGTTAAAATTAATACTGTTTTTACTTTACAAGAAGCAATGGCACTATGTGGATCAAACTTTGATGTAATAAATACATTAGAATATATTTATTCCAAGACTGAGGGCGGTGCAATATTTAGAACAGCGCAATCTCAGTTTATTGCTTTAATTAATATTAAATATGTTAACTCATGGAGTGCCGAGATGCAGGTATCTGCATCAGATATAAAAAAATACATAAAAGAAAAAGGCGCATTAATTAAAACATCATCCTTTGCTACATTGCGCGAAATAAGTAAATGGACAAATAATGGATGCCTGATTAATATGTATGACTATCATCAAGTTTTTAATAGTTATACCTATGAATTAGTTGATATGTTCGCTAATATCAAAAGTGCATCGCCATTTATAATATGGCTAAAAGACTTTCCTTTACTACCAAAAAGCACTGAAGGTCCATTTTTGCCAATATTTTCACAATCTACGTGTCCATCTTTTGCGGATATTGCTATACCTAATAACGAAGAATGGGCAATGATAACCCGAAGGTATTATCCTACTAAATGCGAATTTGATGATATAACCGCGATTGTGCACGTGCCTTGGAAAAATAAAATAGAAAAGGCATTTTTTCGCGGTTCCGGCACTGGGTGCTTTTCTGATGATAGAAATCCGCGAGTTCGAGTTGCGCGAATGTCCAAAGCAAGGCCTGATATTATTGACGCGGGTATAACCCGATGTGTGCAACGGGACAAGTTAGAAGATGATGTAATTACATTCATGCATGCCGATTTCTTGGATTTTAAAATGGTTCCTGGGGTGCCAATGCCTGAATTTGGGAGGTATAAATATATATTGAACATAAAAGGCAATGGTGCTGCATATCGCCTTCCATATTTGTTTTTTATAAAAAGCACAGTGTTAATTGTTAAATCAAATTTTTCGTTATGGTTCGAACCCGCGCTTGTTCCATGGAAACATTATGTCCCCGTATGTGAAGATTTATCTGATTTACATGATATAATCGAATGGTGCAAAATGCATGATGACGAATGCAAACAAATTGCACAGAATGGCCATTCGTTTGCCAAAGAATGGTTTACTAAGAAAAACATATGTTTTTATTTACAATCAATGTTTAAATCTCTTGGACTTTGCGCCAAATAATCTGAACCCCTTCTTTACCTCGGCGCAAAATCTCAAAAATATCGCCATTTTGCGCGCCAAAATATCTGGAAACTGGATCACTGGACAAAATAATGTTCATGTGCTTTGCCTTTGCAATTGCCAATATCTTTTCGCGCTCTTCAAGATTGGTTATTAGTCTAAACTTTGGCATTAAAACATGTTCTAATAGAGGGATACTTGTATACCACGTAGTAAAAAACTGCACAGAAATGCCTTTTTCTTTCAATATTTTTTTCTCGCGTTTGTATAAATCAATAGGAACTGTAGTAGAAATTCCCGCAATCGCGTTTTGCAATAATGGAAATACTATAATAATATTATTTGCACTTATCTCATCTCCTGTTAATCGCCCTGTCAATAAATTCATGAAAATGTCATTAGTTTTATGAACAGTCAAATCTTCTTTGTGAAATAAGACACAAGTAGGAATCCCTATACGTGAGGTTAGACCAAGTATATCCAAACTTGCGATATTACTGTTATACTTAATGCTAAACTCATGCGGTGTTAATTGCAATTCTTCGTGTTTTTCTGCTGTAATTGTTTCGCGACGGTATAACATTTTTATAATCTGGGTATAACTCTTATAAAAGGTATCCATTGAATTGTTATATTATATTATAATATTATATTATTAATAAATCAATTCCATTCCATTCCGATTATAATAACCGGAATGGAATTGATTTATTAATAATATTAATTAATATTATCGTATGACTTCCACACTTTCGCTTAATATTAAACGAAAGATAAAAAAAATGGGTTTACTTATGAAATTGCCTAAAGATATTATCAAGAAAATATTATACGTTAATGAGTTTGCATATATGTCTACTAATAAATTAATTTTTTCTGATGTTATATGCGCCGCCGAATGCGGGATATGTTATTCTTCAGTATATCCAATATATTGCCACGGGTCTTGTAAAATATGCGAAGATTGCTGGACGATATACGTCAATACGACGCATAATGCAAAGAAATGCCCTATATGCGAATTATGTATAATCCCTTTAGTCTTATCTGACGCAGAATTAATGCGCGAATATATTAGATGCAAGATATATTATTGCTCATATTGCGGAAGTGCAAATAAAAAAAAAGGCAAGGAGTATAAACGGAAATGTTCCAATGAATTATGTAGAAGTCGCCCTAATAATTTATGCAAAAATAATTGCGGGTTTATTAGCCATGCCCCGGCATGTTGTGAGGCAGTTATTACATGGAATCAGGTAATAACCTCGCAAACCCCCGATGACATTTACATAAAATCAATAGCAAAGGCATGTCCTAAATGCGCGGCGTTTATTATTAAGGATAGTGAGCAATCATGTTTAAAAATGCATTGCACCTCGTGCGAATTTGTGTTTTGTTGGAAATGTCTTTCTGATTATGTTATTCATAGCGGCGATTTTTATAAATGCGACATTTATCGTGATGATAAATCCGAAATAATCAAACAAGCAATTCAGTATGAATCCGATTTTTCGGGAAACATTTTTCTCAAGAAGTATTTGCGCTTAGCACTAAACTATTTAAAACAAGAATATTATACCAATGTCGGATTTTGTAATAAATATGAGTTCAATAAATTTATTAATATAATGAATGTATTGAACCATGATTTTGAAGGATTTAAAAACACTACATCTCGATTGCAATCTCTTTATAAATTGCTTAAAAAAAATGAAAATATTTCGTTTAAGCCATACGTTCCAAAGCCACCGGATTCTATAATTTATTGGGACGCCGATTATGATCATAATAATCTATTTATTGCACATCATATGGAAAACATTTTGAATAATTCTATGTTAAACATATATTTTGATATAGGCGAAACTGAGTTAGCAACTGAACATTATTATATAAATTTTACTGAAATGACAATAGAAGATATTAATCATCCGCCTATATTCAAATATAACATAACATTGCATCTATTATCTCCGTGGAACTGCAATATATGCACGATGCATAACTTTCCTAAAGCGACGCGAGTGCAAAGGTGTTCTGTTTGCGATACAAGATATAATTCATCTACGCAAATTGCATTATAAAAGGTATTCAGTTAATTTTTGTGCAACAGTCTTGCTAATCCTGCGATTATTTATTTTGATTTCTTCTATATTCTTTGACCCATATATCTCAATTTCCGTAATTAACTCTTTCATATTTTTCCATTTTGTGCTTATTTCCTTTGCTATGGTTATAGAAAGTCCCGGAATACACGATAATTGTTGGATATAACATATTTCCGCCGTCATATTGTCTTTTTTGCATGGTTTTATTAGTGATTCATAATTAATAGATACGTCCGTGTTTTTCTTGCTTATTTTTGTGCTTATTTTTAGAATTATTTCCTTAGTGTCTGCAACATTATCAGAGTATAACAAAGCAAAATTGTCTAATGCCATTGAAACACACGCGCTCTTGCAAATAGTTGCGTTATTTGTGCAACGGCCTTCGATAATATATATTAGCCGTGGCCTGGTGCCGTTTGCGTTTATAACCGTTTTTGCACGGGCTTTTTGTTCGGTATATCTCCCATCGAGGATAGATGAGTATAAATCAGACCATGTCTTACGTTCTATAATCGCAATAATTTCTTCTTGCGATGATGGCTTGTATAATTCTTGAATTGTTTGCGTTAATGGCGCGCTTTCTTTATTTTTCTTTAATGTTATTTTTTTAATAGGCATTGGACTCGGCATTGGAATTGGACTTGGACTCGGCATTGGACTTGGAATTGGACTTGATCTTAGTATTAGATTTATATCTTCTTCTGCGGTATTTTTTCGTTTAATCCATATATCTCCAATAATTAATTGTGCCGTTTTTACATCTGGCATTATTGCACATAGTTTTAATTCACGACAATCTAATATTATTTCCATTAGAATATTATATCATGTTATTTCATAATTCAAATATAAGTTTCTTAGCATTGATACGTGCAAATATTTCATTTGGATGATATCGTTGTGATTGGACTTTGAACATATTTGAATAAATACGATATATTTCCGGCGAGGCTTCTATTATAACTATGTTATTGTCTATCACTTTAACCATTTTTTCTTTCATAGAAATCTCTAAATAAGGCATCCAACGCTCATTGTTTATTATAATAGTCCATATCATATTATTAGATACATAGCCGTCAGGGTTTGTTATTACTTTTTCAGAAAATGATGCATAATTTGCACATTTTATTTTTTCGAATTTATACACTTTGGTATAATACTCATCGTAATCGCCTTGATTACGTTTTTGGTGCAAATGAATAATTTCATGTAAAATAGTTTCTTGAACATATCTATTATTAAACCCAAACGAGGCGAATGATTGCAACGTTTTTGCCGTTAATACAATTACGTTATGCTCATTTACAATAAAGGTATACGGAAAATCCCAATCTTTACCCGCAACTGTTTTCATAAATGATATATTTTGCAAAGGAAATAATTGCGAAATAACTTCGGGGTATCCTTTTATATAGAACGACAACATGGCTTTTTCATTTGCGGTAAACTCTTCAAAATCTGAATATTCATAATTCCTCACTGACAAAGATTTTTCATAATCTGAATACCATTTAAAATGCGGTGCTTGTTTCATTATGAAATATGCAGATAATTTGGGAATAAAAATTATCGGGGTTGTCATATAAGTATAATAATAATATAATTCATAATTATTAACAATACGACATAATGAAATAAAGCAAATTAATCATTAAGAAATTAGCATTATGGATTTCGGCTACGAATTAGACAAATTTCAAAAAGACGCCATTGAAGCGATAGATCAAGGTAAAAATGTTTTAATAACCGCGCATACTGGCTCAGGAAAAACTACAATTGCTAAATATATAACATGGAAATATGTTATAACAGGCAAACGCGTTTTTTATGTTTCGCCAATTAAAGCATTATCCAACCAAATATATCATCAATTTTCTGTTGCGTTTCCTGAGATTAGTATCGGCTTAAAAACAGGTGATATTGATATAAACGAAGACGGTGCATTAATGATTATGACTGCGGAAATTTTGCGGAATTATTTATTTTCATTAGATAGGGAAAAATTCATGGCAAACGTCTCGGCAATTATTTTAGATGAAGTCCATTGGATTCAAGACGAATCGCGCGGTCATGTTTGGTTTGATATTATAAAAGAAACACAAATAAATATTGAATCATGTCCGCAACTATGTATGCTTTCGGCAACAATTGATTACTCTTTATTTACATTATGGCTTTCTTCTATATCAAAAAAAGAATTATGTGTTATTAGCACAACCCATCGCGTTGTTCCTTTGACTCATTACGTCCTTATACCAGATTCCAAGTTTGAACTAGTTGAAGTTCTAACTTCTAAAAACCATTATCAACGCCATAATGGCTATTGTTATAATCCCGCCATTTTGTCCCCATTCGTCGAATGGTTATCTTTGCAAAATCTGACGCCGGCACTGTTTTTTTGTTATAACCGCAAAGCGTGTAGTGCACATATTATGCAATTATGCAAAACAAATATTTTGACTACTATTGCGGAACAACACGAAATAGTGGCATTTTTCGATAGCATTGTCGCAAAATATGTATGTTTAGATCTACAATCTACATCGCAAATGTGGTCATTGCGCGAATGTTTGTGCAAAGGTTTTGGCTATCATCATGCGGGAATACTACCTATTTTAAAAGAAATAGTTGAAACATTATTTTCTCGTGGGCTTATTAAGGTATTGTTTGTTACCGAAACCTTTGCTGTAGGCATTAATATGCCGGCTAAAACGGTCATTTTTACATCATTACATAAAATAGGGCGGGCATTGTTTCCATCTGAATACATGCAAATGAGTGGTCGCGCAGGTCGTCGGGGAATTGACACAAAAGGAAATGTTATTATTTTGCCGTTTGATAATAATTATGATAGCATATATGAAATATTGACGGGGGCGCAAGTGCCAATTGCACCAAAGGAGAAAATAAATATACTTCGGGTTCTAAACGAAATAAGTCAAACAGAAAAAGCAGGACAAGACGCAATGCTTCGCCAAGACGCAATGCTTCGCCAAGACGCAATGAATCACAATGAAGCAATGAATCACAATGAAGAATGCCATGATATAAGTATTTTTCCCGAAAATTATGCAAATCTTCGCGGTAATAAAAAGAAAAATGTAGATATAAAAATAAGGAAGTTAGGATTTGATCCGATTGCCGAATGGATAAACAGAACAAAAAGGTCTGTTATACCAAAAAAATACATTGAAGAACATGATGTAAAGTATACCATAAACGCCTTTCTTAAGAAACATGGTTATACTTTAAATGGCTCTTTGACTGAAAAAGGCCGGCATGCCCAAAGCATCGCTGATTGCTGTGATATTATAATCTTAACAGAAATAATTTATCAAAATGTATTATACGAATTAGAGTTCCCGGAAATTTGCGCAGTATTAGCGATTTTAATAGAAGATCAATCATGCGATATATTTATCTCAAATATAATAGAATCGCGCATAAACAAAATTAAAATAATTGTGCAAGAAATATATATTGATGGCCATGATGCAATAATATGGCCTGATTCAATGTTTTGTTATCTTATATTTTTATGGGCGCATGAATGCCCTGCAATTACTTTTAAAGAACTGCGTGCAAAGATGAGTGATAATTTTTGCGAAGGAACTTTTGTTAAAAATGTTTTAAAAATGGTGGGTATACTTGAAAAATGTCTTTCTATTATTGAGGGCCTAGACTTAGACTTAGGCTTAGACTTAGGCTTAAGGTTAGATGCGTATAAAGTAATTGTTGATTATAGAAATATTTTAATACGAGGTGTTTGCATTCCCGAGTCTTTGTTTGTTAAGACATTATGACCAAGTATTAAATAAAACGGCCTCTATTACCAAACAGATAATTAAGCATTCTGCTTGACTTAGGATATTTTTCCACACGTAATTCACGAATATCTTTTTCTCGCCTATGGGTTAAATTTGATATAATATCAGGAACATCCGTGCCTTGCAATGATGCTTCGCTTTGGTCTGAAAGTATAGAACCTTCTGGCAAAATTATATCTTCTTGGGGATCTATTTCGGAAGTTGTCGTATTTATTTCTATTGGCATGTTGATAAGTTCAGGATGATCCATGATTAATGTATTTTGTATAACACTATCATCGCCCGGGATTTCTATATTAGAAACAACGCGTGTAGGCCATAAAATATTATTTCGGGAAAATCGGGGAATCGTGTTATGCTTATTTTCGTTAATGTCTAAATTAATATCAGTATCCTTCGGCATTGATATAACCTGTGATGTTTTATTTTTATACGATTTTTCTTTAGCATTGGTTATAATATCATTCATGAATGTGTTTGCACGATAAATATTTTCATTAGTTTTTAATTCAGTCATATCTGTTGCCTTAAGAATTTCTGGTGGCGAAGATTTAACGTTGTTTTCGTAATTTGTCATGGTATAACTCGGCAAAATCATACCTGTAAATAGAATACTTAGTGCAAACGTTATGCCCTTTGCACTATCACTTAAAGATGATGCAAGTAATGAAGGAACAAAAAGCAATAATAACCCTACAAATGCTGATTTCTTTTGTTTAGGTATTAAATATTTCCAATATAAGTTTACTCTATTTCTTGCATTTAAATAGTCTACATGCTTGCGCCAAAAAGTAAATAATTTCAGTATTATAATCCCAGACAGTAGTAATCCGATTAATATGTTTATCCATGAAATAGGCGAGATTGTTGTAGGCTCTTCATAATTTGAGTTCCATACTTTTGGGATTACAATAATTAGTATACCTACTATGACAAGAAATATCATTATCACAATAAACCACGTAAAAACCGTGTTAAATGTTTTCATACTCTTCTTTTTTTGACTACCATGATTTTTGGCTAAAAGTAAAAACAAAGGAATTGACGCAAACATACATAGGACAATTATAATTCTCATCCACGACGACATTTCGTCCAACAAAAAAAAGTTATATATTACAAAGGATATCAGTATTATTGCAACAACTCCTTTTTTATCAAGACGCTTTTTGTTTAATAATATTATGCCGACAATCATAAGCATGATTGGAATTACGCATTTTTTAAGAACCGATATAACATAATTTGCGTCGGCATCCCATGATATCCGCACATCAAACATAAAAGATATAAATGCGGTTATATATAACAAATATTTTAAGTTTGTTAAATCAGTATCCTTCTGTATTGCATTAATAACAAAGTCAGAATGTTCGCCCTTTATATCATCTTTTAACGAGTTTAATGTTAAAAGATTTATATTTGATAATTTGTTGTTTATCCCATGTGCATATTTTTTGATTATTTCGGAAATGGGCGCGGTGTTTATATATAAAAGGTTATAATATGTTAGCCATTCATGTTCGTCCTTTATATCTTGACTAAGCATATTTTTTGTCTCGTCTGAGTATTCATAATCATACTGATAAGGCCAATCATTAAATATCGCGGATATAACTGCGCTATTACGTGATTCATAATGCAACCCGCAAGTTTCGCATATAAGGGATACATATTTCGTATGACATTGAACACATTCTGCTTCCCCATCGCAAAATTTAGCAATTAACGCAATAGAAAATGCGGTTTCGTTTTGTTCTCTAATTATATCTAATTTTTGTTTAGAAAATTGCTGTCCATTATATTCAAAATAGTTTTTTTTACATATTATAATATCTCCGAATAATGGCCATTTTTTGTTTCTTGTAATGGCATCATTTGCACTAGTATAATCCAATCTTATAGATCCTGGCATAATCTCCAAATTCAAAATGTCTTTTTTGTTTGTTATACATATTTTTTTAAAAAAAAACAGGTATTTGTTTAAATCTTCATATGCCATTATACCACAATATAATAACATTTAATATAATGTTTTTGCTATTGTTAATTCGCGGGTTAGTATAGATTCAGGAATAAGTTCTTGGGCGAATAAAATGTATTCTGCTTTTGTTTTTGACTGATATATTTTTTTCATTATTACTTGCACATTCATTTCATTATTGAATTTTTTGCTTAACTTGGCAATATTGTTATACTTACATATGGCATCAGTGTCTGTCTTATTTATCTTAATATCATACATTATATTTTCATTATTTATGATATCGTCTTCTATTGGTTCTAATATATTTTGCACCTCTGGAATATCAACGTATTGATCTTTAGTATCATGTGGCCCTGCAATACGAAACAATTCCAAAAGGTATTCTATACAATGCATCTTTTGGGCTAATTCTATATCTTGTTCTTTTGTTATATTTATATTTATATTTATGTAATCCCAAAGGGCGCGCATCTTAGATGAAAACGCTAATGAAATAGGCGCAGATAATAGTGGCAATCCTATTGCATAAGGATAACTTGATGAGGATTTGAATGCGCCCATCGCACCAAACGCACCAAATGCTACGACTCCCATTGTGCCAAATAATATCGGTTTAATGAATTTTCTCGAAAATGGTGTTTTAACAAACATAGTCTTTTTAGATATTATTGTATAAAAAATCGCAATTAATGATAATAGAATCATAGTATTAACCGCATTCTCAGAAGAGGACGGGTCAGACAAAGCACCTAATTGAGATAAACCTAATATTAATATTATCACTGCTATGAAATATTTAAGCGGATATTTAGTGTTTATACTAATTTTTAGTCCAATAAAATATATTACTAATAATATCGCTAAATAGGGAATTTTAGTTGTAGATAGTCCTGCATAACAAATCCATACTACTAAAAGCGCAACGCCTTCTATAACTCCTTCTTCTCTATTTATAACTAATTTAATCAAGTATACTAGTATAATAACAATTCCTACTATCAGTATCCCTAAATTACTATGGTCTTTTATTTTAATTATTATGATTAATATAATAACCGCAATAGGAACTAACCAATTTAATCCGATCATAACTCCCTTCGGGATTTTTTTATGTAGTTTACCTCTGCTTATATAAAACAATGCGCCGATTATTATGCTAATAATTGCAACTTTATCCCATATGTTCGCGCCATCTGTTGTTATTAACAAATAACATAATAACAATGCGATTAGTTTTATCGTCGCCGAATAAATAAAACTAATATTATTTTCTGTTATTTTATCAGTTTCTTTTTTATTGGCCTCTTTGATCAATTTGTCCATGGTTCTAATTTTATTTGGTTCGTATTTTGTTATATCTAACATGTATGCCTTTATTTGGTCAAAATTATTCTCTGAATATAAGTAATAATAGATATGTAAAAGGGCTTTTCTTAATTTTTCATCATACGATGGATTATGACTGCGATAATTTTTTATTATTAGGTAATAATCAACATTGTCGATGGTGTCGTCGTTTGGATCAATTTCTGATATATCTTCTTCGGTTCTGCTTTCTTCTTCGGATAGAATTTGTTTTATTGTTTCGGGTTTGCCAATATCTTTTAAATATTTCTCATATTTGGCTTTCGTTTTTGCTTCTTTGTTCGCATCTGCTTCGTTTATTTTATTTAGTATAATATTTCGTATATAAGGCATAACTGCGACGCCTTTTTTTGATTGCAAATATTTAACTAAAACTTCATCAAGTTTTGCAATGTCGTTATGAACATGCTCTAATTTGGTTGCATTATTTAATGCATTAATCATATCTTCGTTTTGGTCTTTAATTATTTTCTTAAATTCATCATCTAATAAATCCAACCATTCGCGATAAATATCCCATTCGTTTTTATATTTATTATCAACTTCATTGTTTTTTGGCAAGTTCAACGCTTCATCATTAATCAAATATTTTTCGATATTTTCTAATATGTTATATTTTTTTAATAGGGTATAATTATAATCACCATTATTTTCATTAATAATTTGAGAAGATAATAAAGTATAACATAAAGACCGCTTTGGCAATCCACATATTTCGCAATTGCGCCATGCATCCATGCTTCGAGTATTACATAATTCGCATTTTGTTACTGGTCTATCTTTTGTTTGCTTGGCAAATTCAATAAACTCATCATCGGTTTTCGCTATCTGTGCGCGTTTTATAAGCAAGTAGTCATTTTCATTATAATCTTCAGTTTTAATAATTTTTTTATAACTTTTTAGTATGCCGTTTTTATAACGCAGGTAGTCAATAACACTATTATTAAAAACTTTTTTTATATATTTTTGTGATTCTGGCGCCAATATTATATCATCACATAATAGGTATTCGAACCTTAGCGTAGAATTAATATGTGTTCTATTTTTAGCACTATGCGAAAAATATTTTATAGTAATAAAATCGGTAATAAGGTATACCGTATTAGGAATACTAAAAATATTTTTTATAGGTTTTTCTGTTATGTTTAAGGGTAATGTTGCAAACATTAATGTATCAGATGTTATACTATAAGGATACTCAATTTCATCTATATAAGAATAACCGGCATACTTTATATCTAACTTAATTTGGGCCTCATCTATAACATTAGTATAATCGATAAATATCAAATATTTAACTTTATTATTATAAATTCCCCCATGATATTTATCTTCTATATCCGCTTTTGTATTATTTAAATATGGAAATAACTCTGGGATTGTTGGAATTGTCTGAATTGTTGGAATTGTCATGCCCGCATTATGCGTTAAGGTGCAATTTAATTTTAATAATTGGCCAGTATCTTTACGTTTAATTATTGACCTCTTTGACCCAAAGATTGATTTTATATTAATAGAATACTTTGTTTCATGGGCGTTTTTCATCCAACAACGCCTCATTGCCATTAAAAAATCATAAGTATCGAGTTTATGATATAATTCTATAAACTCTGCCAAATAATTTTTGTGATATAATCGTGCATATTGTTTATTGAATGACAAAGGATGCACTTGGCGACTGCATACCGATCGCATTACATCATATTTATTTGGGCTAGGTTGAAATTTGAAAGTATCGCCTGGGTTAATATCTTTATTTAATATATTTATGTATACCAAATAATTATCCAAATCTGTATTTCCCGATAACGTCTTATTTGGTAATGCATTAATGCATACTTTATCTTTAGTATCATTTACTTTTAACATAAAGTTAGTTCCCTTTGTTAATTCATCTAAACATACGTAATGTTTGGATATAATGTCTGTTTTTTGTAATGTGCGTAAATTTTGCTCTTCTGCCAATACATTAATGTATGCCAACTGGTTATTTTTATATAAATCAAATATTTTTGTTAATGGTTTATCATTCATATAATAAAATATATATATAATATTATATATTATAATGTTTGACTATAAAAAATTATATAAGTTCCTTCTTGAAGGCTTTGCTGTCGCAATATCTGCTTATTTTATACTTGGTAGGCAAAAAGCAGGATATAAAGAAATAATTGTTATTGGTTTGACTGCTGCCGCCGCATTTGCGATATTAGACAGGCATAGCACTGTTTTAGCGTCTGGAATCCGCCAAGGAAGCGGTTTTGGTATAGGGTGGAATATGGTAGGTGGTAATGCTTCTACCCAAACTGAAAACGCTAAACAGAATGAAGTAAATGACGCTGAAACTGCGTCTACAAACGAAACTGCTTCGACTGGATCGGGGTCTTCGACTTCGACTGGAACTGGATTGGGGTCTTCGGCTGAAACTGGATCTACGTCTTCGACTGGAACTGGATCTACATCTTCATCTACATCTTCATCTACATCTTCATCTTCATCTTCATCTTCATCTTCGTCGGGGTCTTCTTCGTCTTCATCCGATGAGTCAGACGATGAAGAAACCGACAGTCAAAGCGATGATGATGATGAAGATGATGGTTTAGATATGTTCAAAAAAAAATTAAATAACGGAATATCCAAGACTACGGATAAACTTATTACATTATTCAAATAATTCATGAATTTCATAATTGAAAATTATTATAACATAATATAATTATCAATTATGACGCATAACATTCCATGGATCGAGAAATACCGCGCCAAGAACTTATGCGATATTATAAACCATGATTCTCATATAATGGTTATACAAAACTTAATTGAGAAAAAATCATTCATAAATATGTTGTTTTATGGCGAGCCCGGAACAGGAAAAACATCAATGATTCTTGCCATTGCTCGATGTTTATACGGAGATGATGATTATAAGTCGTATATAAAAGAGATTAATGCCTCGAGCGATAAAGGTATTGATGTTATTAGGACAGAGGTTAAAGACTATGTCAAACTAAAATCTAAAAAAATAAAACTTGTTATTTTAGATGAGATAGACGCCATGAGTGTAGACGCACAAGGCGCGTTGCGCGGAATTATTGACGATTATTCGCGTTATAATCGGTTTTGTCTTATATGCAATAATATCGAAAAAATAATTCCTGCATTAAAATCGCGGTGTCTTGCATTTAATTTTGCGCGACCGAGCCCGGAATTAATTTTTAGTAAATTAAAAAGTATAACCGAATTAGAAAGCATAAATATTAATGATGAGGCAATAATGACACTTGCATCATCAAATAAAGACTTGCGTCAATTAATTAATTTATTGCAAGCGATTAGTGGATTATATGAATCAGAACTAATTGATGATGATAAAATGAAAAAATTTTTAGGTATTAATATAGAATGTTATGATAGGTTATACCATAATTTGATAACAGGAACATTTGAAGAAAACTGGACATTGTTCATAACTGAACTTAAAACCAATGGTTTAGATTTTTTGCAATTCGTTTCATACGTGTTTAATGCGGTTATACTAGTCAAAATTTCAAATGCACCTTTTTTGTTAAATAACCTTGCAAAGATAGAATACCGTGTTAAAAATGGCGGCGATATCGAGATAAATATGGCTTATTTAATCAGCATTTTTATTAAGGCATAAATATTTATATCTTAATAATAAATTAATTAATATATGTTATATGGCATTTAAATCTTATCCTTTGATAACATCTAAACATTTTTATCAAGAAAATTTTGCCAAAAAAGAGTTTTTTAAAACACGGTTTGAAAACCGTTTTATTAATCGCGATCCAGAGGAAGTTTGCAATCCCACTGAGTTTAAATTAGAAAAACACCAAGAATTTGCGCGGAATTTTATTTCACCAGAAACACCGTATAACGGAATACTTCTTTTTTATGGCACAGGAGTCGGTAAAACATGCGCGGCAATGAGTATAACAGAAGGGTTAAAACCGCACATTAGCAAGATGAACAAAAAAACATATATTATTGCACCTGAAAGTATTCAACGCAATTTTATGAACGAGTTATACTCTAAAAAGAAGGCAAATCGCGAAATTGCACTACATAGCCCGCCGGGTAGTTATCAGTGTGTAGGTAATACGTATCATATATCATCGAATATAATTCCGGATGAGGAATACCGCATGAAGAAGATTAGAGCGAATATTAAAAAACATTATGAATTCTTCGGAACAATGGAGTTTGCTAACTACATTGACATAAAATTAAAACGTAGGCAAGGTATGTCAATGAAGGCAATCGCCGAAAAATTTGCGGATAGTATAATTGTTATTGATGAAGCACATAATATAACTGGCAAAGGTAAGAGTATGAAAATGGAAAAAAAGAATAAAACTAACGAGGATGAAGGCCAAGGCCATGATCACGATGATGTAAATGAAGATATAAGCGAAGGCGAAGGCAAAGGTAAAGGCGAAGGCGAAGATGAAGCCGACGACGAAGATGACGACGAAGATCTTTCTGATATTTACGATAATGAGTTAGATATAATAAAGAAAAAAAAGAATGAAATATCTGACCGTTCAATATTAAGTGTGCTTCTTGATTTAGTGCGCGAATGTAGGAAAATAGGTAGAAATTTAAAAATAATTTTGCTATCTGCAACGCCAATGAAGGATAATTATACCGAATTGGCTGATTTATTAGAATTGTTAAACTTAAACGATGGGGTTATAGTAGATAGAAAGAAGTTAAACCCTACTGAAAACACTATAAACTATGAATACCTAACCTCTTTGGCAAAGGGCTACATTTCATATGTTCGCGGAAACGACCCCGTTTCATTTCCGCGATACATAAGCCCTCCACATAACGAATTATATCAACCTAACCCAATGTTTTATTATGATATAAATAACAAAGGCACACCTGATTATTCTATATTTGTAGATGAAAACAAAAAGTATAAATACATGTTCGATTTATATCGCGCACCTATGAGCATATATCAGTTTAAAATTTTGATTAAACTAAAAGAAATGATTGAATCTAAGAAAATAGCGGATGCTATTTATACCAATAGCAAACAGTTATTGTCATTTGCGTTTCCATATGAACACGATATTATTGAGATTATTTATAACTCTACATTCCCATTAGAACAAAACATACATAAACTATATGGAAACGAAGGCTTTAAAAATTGCTTCAATCAGAAGATATTTAAGTATGATGTTGTAGATGAAGATGGAAACATAAAACCGAAACGCGAAATTGTCTATGAGTATAAAAGAAACATTTATGATTTATACGGCAATTTTTTGATGTTGGAAAACAACATTAAACCTGATTACAATTTAAGTATGTTTTCCACAAAATTCGCGAAAGTAATTGAAAACATTAATAGTGTAGAAGGCGTCTGTTTCTGTTCAAACGAAAACGAAGAAGGCGGGGCTGTATTACTCGCATTAGCATTAGAATCTAATGGGTTTATTAAGTATTCCGACAAGATTGTATACGATAAAAATGGTTTACCTGCTAATTTATCAGTTATAAAAACAAGTCATTTATTTTCGTTTAAATCCCCGCCTAATAATTTTAGATGCGCTATATGCGGGTTGTTGTATCCAGAATGTATTAAAAACAAAAAGGTGATCCATCAATTTAAACAAGCAACATATATTATTAAAACCGGCAAAATTAAAAATGCGTCTGATATTGAAAACATGACTAACATTAAAAACAAACAAGGCCATTTGGTTAAGGTATTAATAGGCACGAAGGTAACAAACGAAGGCATTGATTTGAAATGGATACGTCAAATACATATTATTTCGCCTTGGTATAACAATACCAAAATATATCAAATTATAGGGCGTGGCATTCGGTATTGTTCTCATATCGATTTAGAACCAGAAAACAGAACTGTTTGTGTTTATAAGTATACCTCGGGCCCACCAGATGTAATTTTGCAACCGTCGAAAATTCCTATTTATGACATTATACTCAATCATAATCATCCTGTATTAAAAAAATGCAAAGATTTTGATGCCGAACTTAGTATAACTCCCGCAATAAATAAGTTAAATGTTTCTGATTATAACATGGGAATTACAATGCGCCATTTGCTTACAGAAACAACTGATGAACTAATTTATAAAATGACCGCATTAAAGGATGTGCAAGTTAAAAAGGTTGAACGTATTCTAAAAACAGTCGCGGTAGATTGCGAATTAAACAAAAATGTAAACTATAACGAACATTTAGATATAGATTATTCGCGTGAATGCGAATTTGGCCCATGTAGATATCAATGTGTTGGATTCATAGACAACCCCGTTAAATATTATGAAATATGGCTTGATTTAATAGATAATAAAATTAAATGTCCTATTGCGTTTAACTCTGCAAAATGGCAATCATACTTATCAGAGCGCAATTTGCCTCAAATAATAAAAATATATGAGCATCTATCTTTGCCGAAATTATTTATTGGCATACAAGAATTATGCGATATTTTAGTTAATAAAGGTGCGTCATTGGTTAAAAACATATGCACGTATTCAGTTCCAATTGTTGAACAAGATATAAGCACGTATAACATTCATTTTGCGCAACCTCAAATAAACAAGGCTTTGCAATACATTGCGCAACTATTTCAACATAATATTGCTTTACAAGAAATTGACATTATTAGTTTAGTTCTCAAAAAAGATAGTCTGATAGATAAGGAATTTATTCGGTCTGCATTAGATCAACTGGTTGGCAATCCGCCTATTATTCCGTCTAAAGAAATACGCGATAAATATAATAGGCCTGGAGTAATAATATACATTAACGGATACTACATTTTTCAACCCAATATATTTGCCGGTCAAACTGATTTGCCGTTGTTTTATAAATCAACGCCGGTCATGTATAAACCAGAATACTTATCAACAAGTAATGCTTTCGCCAAAAATGTATTAAGTAAAAAATCACAAATGGTTAATGATGCAAATATCGACAAGATGTATGAACATTGCATAAATATATTAGAAACCAAGTATTCAAAAAACAGCCTTATATCAGAACTTGTTCAAACCGCTAAGATAAGGTATTACTTAGATTTTAATACGATACCGACACAAGAGTTTTTCTTTAAAAAGGTTATAATCGATAAATATAGTAATACTAATACTTCGAATAATATAACCGTGCTATGCAAATTGCTTATAGAATACTATTTGGCGCTCAACCTAATTATGGTTCATTTGGGTGCAATTTATTCCTTTATGAATCCGGTGCAAGTTTATAAATTTGACGAAACTAAAGGCGGGATTAAATGGGTTAAAATATATCTTGAAGACAACGATGAAATATTGCAAGCATATCATCGCAAAAGGTTGTTGCCGGTATATACCATTTACGGCTTTATTGCAGAGTCTAACTCAAAAAATCCTCGAAGCAAGGTTATAAACAGTTATACAACAAATAGTTATAACCGCACAACTGAAACATTGGAGCGCATGGCTTCATATATGCAATCTGACGATAACATGTTAGACATGAAATTTAAAATAAATGACAAAAGCAATGAGCAACAGGTCACCACACATTACGGCAAACCTTCTAAAAAGTCTTATAAAATAGGGCTTAATTGTTTGCAAAATGCGACTACTGCGGCAAAGGCGATGTTAATTAAGTTAAAATTAATGTTTTCTGATATTAATGCCACTATCGAATATAAAAATGAAGTAATAAACGAAACCCTTTTTAAAAGTATAAAAACATTGTCTGAATGCGACCAAATAGCAATTGCTTTGAAGATTTTAGACATAATTAAGTATAAAAACGCCCGATGGTTTCTGTCGCCTTTTGACACTGAATACTTTATTCCGATTAAAAACAATTTAGGGATTATATCATGATCAAAATATGGCGAAATGTAATATGTCATTACATTCCGATTTAAAAATATAGATATAATATAGCATATTATAATGGCCGAAGTTAAAAAGAGAGGCAGGCCACCTAAAAAGGAAATTAAGGTTAATTATGCCGATATTTATTCATACGATATGAATCAAAATAATGGGCGTATTAATGTTGGTATTAACCCGGCTTTGGTAAAATGTAATTATGCAGATTTAGACACCGAACTATCAAAAAAAACTAAATCTAAAAATAAATCTCCGTGTGCGCGGGAAGAAATGAAATCTTTTGTTTTGAACGTAAACTCAAATTCAACCTCTCGTATAAAAAAACCCGAACCGCATGATTCAAAAAATGATGCTAAAATATTAAACAATATTATACTTCACTTGAAAATTTCTAAGGAAAAAATAGAACTAATAGAAAAAAACATTAAAATGGGTGGCGCATCGTTTGCCGTAAATCCGCAAAAAGTGCTTGGTTATAATAGCGATGGTATTTTATCGCAATCATCTTATTATAACCAGGTTAATATGTTTGATCAGCCTAATATTATAATAGATTATAATATTGACAATTTAAATGCAAGGGAACATGCAAGGGAACATGCAAGGGAACAAGGACAAGGACCAGGACAATCGCGCGAACAAACAAGAGAAGAAGAACAAGATGAAGGAAAAAGACAATCGCATATATTAAAAATCGCAAAGACACCATCTGTTTCATTTGATAAAAATACTCCAAAAAATAATAGTTATGAAAATATTAACAATTTACTTATTAACACTGGAGTTAATTATGTTATACACAAAATAATGGCCGATTTTCATTCAGGAAACAAGACAGATAAAGAAGATATTGGTGCGACTCCATGCGTAGGTATTGATGTTTGCGCCGGCACATGGCCAAAATCTACAAGTTATTGTTGTTGGTATTGTTGTCATCCTTTTACAGAAACACCGGTAGGCATTCCGGAAAAGATTATTATAGAAAATAATAACATATGCTTTGAACTTGCGGGTAATTTTTGTAGTTATAACTGCGCGTATTCTTATATAAATCCCCAAAGTGCCGATGATTTGGCCGGGATTAATATAAGCATTGATTATGTGCATTCTGACGATAAATCAAACAAGATTCAGTTGTTAGAATTGTTATGTAGTCTTGAATGCAATACCACCTTTTTAAAAAAAATAAAACCGGCGCCACCGCGTTTAGCATTAAATACCTTTGGCGGACCATTAGATATTATTGCTTTTCGCGATAATTTTAATTTGCATACTGATTTTCATATTTTTAAGTATCCTGTAGTTCCAATAACTTATTCTCTTGGGGAGTTAAAAACGAGCACCAAAGCACAAGTTTCATCTGTTGATTATACTGGCATCGAATATATTTGCAAATTATGGGAAAATAAATGCAACAATAAAAGCAATTCGTATTCGTTTAAATAACGGCTTTTTTATTTATGTAGTTATCTATAATATATGTATTGCGAGGATTTGATTGTATATGTGTTTTCTTTAACAAAACATATATATCATCACCGGAATTAATTATGTATTGATTCGGTAGACTTGCTATATGTTTGTTTAATTTTACGATGTCATCGCGTTCTATACAAATTAATTTGTAATGTTTCCGACAAAATGACACTATAAACTCATAAATCTCGTCGATTTGTGCAAATGTTTGCGTTGAGGTTATATTTATTTTTCCGCTATTAAAAAAAATGATTTCCATCTTCTTTTGCGTTTCAGACGAAGATTGAAATTGCGCTTTTATTCCCGGATAAATATTCTCATCATAATAAATATTTTTAATGCAAGGATCTTCTTTGAGCAATTCATATATGACATTTTTCTTTATTGAAAACCCGCAACTCATACGACTATTAATATTTAGTATATTAATATTGGCATGGTTTATTGTTATAATTTCTTCATTTCCTATATACGATGGAAACATATTGCCTAATTTATTCAATAAAATTTTATATATATATTCAGGCAATATGTCTATATCTTTTATTGCTTCTATCGGATAGTATGCTTTGATCGCATATAAGCGGGTATAAATCTTTTTGTAAATATCGTAATTATCTGCATTACATAGTTCATTTATTTTAGTTTCAATGATTTCATTGTTTAAAATCATAAACTCAAGGATGATTTTAATGTATTCTTTATTAAATATGACTTCTTTCTTTATTACATCAGATATTAATGCAGAGTTAAACTTATGCGTCTTAATGTCGTTATTATAATCACATATTGTTTGTAAACAATACAATCTTTCGGTTATTATGCTAAGCGCAAATTTAATTTGTTCTATATCAGTGCATCCTGTAAAAATAATTTTGCCATTATTAAACAACTTTGCATTGATTAGTTTAATTCCATCATGAACATCATCAATCCGCCATTTACATGCGATTATAAGTGTGCATTGGTTTTTAAAGTCTTTTGACTTTGCATTATTTCGCGCCATGTTTTTATTGAGTTTTATTTTGATGTTGCCACGGATTTTATTGTCGCATTTGATACCTACAATATATTGGTCGAGTATAATACCGTGTAATACTTTCAAGTTTATAAACTTTCCAAGGTTATAACCTACGGTCATGGTTACCATTTGTATCTTTGACGGTATAGGCATATCAGTCATGTTGATGTTCTTATTTATAATATATAATAATTATATTTCAGTTATAATATATGAGAACCTGTTATATAATTCCTAATAATTGGACCATAATCGTGTTATTTGCATATATTTGGGCAAGTATACCTGCAAGTATGCTATTATCAAAAGATTCCTCTAATGGATATTTATGGGGTATAATTGGCACAACTATTTTTTTGTTTATTTATTTCATTATTGGTAACCCTACTAAACATGATGAAACAATATTAAGAATAATTTCGTTTTTTATACTAGCCTTTTTAATAATTATGGGATTTTTTTCTTATTTAATGAAGTAATAATTATATTATAATAAATATAATAATTATTATTATAATATAATGCATCATCAAGATTGCGCAATCTTGTTGATTTTTGTATGTGCGGTTGCAGTTACAAGCATATTTCTTCTTGTTCGTTTTAAAAAAAGAGACCATTTTACCGGCGCAATATGCCCTAAAATAAGTTATGCTTCCGGAAAATATGTTCTTAGTTATAACGACAACTCTTTGAAGACGTTTCAAAGTAAAGACGACGCAATCGAAGCGTGGAAATTTGCGATTCAACAGGATTTATCATTGCTTTCGTGTTCATTGGAAGCAAGTTTTGATTTTAACTCTTGTGATTTATCGTCGGCAAATTTAAGATATAATGGTGGCAAATATGTTTTGGAACTTAACACTAATACCGGCAACTCTATCGTGCAGAATTATGATGATAAAGATTCTGCATTAGAAGCATGGAAATTTATTACTGTAGATAATCCTAATATAACTAACTGTTTCTTGAATGACTTAAGCGCTAACCCTGCACAAACTAATGCGACAATGGCGCAAACTAATGCGACAATTGCGCAAATTAGCGCGAATGTTGCACAAAACAATACGACTATGGCGCAAAACAATACGACTGTTGCGCAAAACAATGCGCAAAATAATGCGACTGTTGCGCAAAATAATGCGACTATGGCGCAAAACAATGCGCAAAATAATGCGCAAAATAATGCGACTGTTGCGCAAAACAACACACAAAATAATGCGACTGTTGCGCAAAATAATGCGACTATGGCGCAAAACAATGCGCAAAATAATGCGACTATGGCGCAAAATAATGCGACTGGCGCGCAGAACATTGCGAATGTTTCGCAAACTCCCGCGACAATAGTGCAAAGTAATGATGTTTTGATTGGTCAAAGTGGTATAACCGACCAGTTGCAAATAATTAATAAAAGACTTCTACGCCAAGACACATTACAAAAATCAGATAGTATAAAACTAAATAAACTATTAGATTTATTTAACAAAAATATTAATACTATCAATGAGAAAAATGCCCGACTTAAATATGCAACCGGTTTGCAACAAGATCATATTGCTAATGTTGCAGAATTATCTAATCAGTTAAACAACACCGCGCCGATGCAAACTCAAACTCAAACCAACGATATATCACAGGCGCAAAAAATGGGCACCGTAATGCAAGGTCAAACATTAATGAAATCAAACGCAACAAATAATAAGCCGGTGTTTAATTATACCAAAGAAGAAATTAAAGTCCTTGGTCGAAAACTAAACGAAAGCCAATTAAAGATTGCGGAAAACGACATTATGATATGGACATTATCTAATGAGTTAAAACGCGCAAGAGAAGAGTTGCAGAATGATAAAGTAATAATAGAAGATATAGAAAAGAAAATGGCAGATGGTTCAGGACAAAATAATGACACAAAGAAATTAGCGGAATGCTTATATAAATATAGACATGAATGCCCAAAATCGGATCCAAGGCCGTTATATTCCCCTACTTATCCGGTAAACGTAATGGAAATAGAGCGTCAGGGCCATAATTCTATACTAACTGCACCAATTACATAATTTAATACTAAAGTTATTTATTTAAATAATGAAAGATAAATTTTATGGATTTATTGCCGGCTTTATTTATTGCGATAGTTCAATAAATACAAAGAAGCGCGGATATTCAGATAATGTGGCAATATTTCTTGCAATAATGGATTGTTTTACGCGTCAGGAAGTGTCTCCTTTGTCCATAATGCAAGAAATAGAGCGGTGTTATGAAGAAAAAAATAAATATTTGTATTCGTCTGCCGTTTCGCATAATACAGTAAAACCAAGTCTTGCAATTGCACTGCGCAAATTTAAAATATCTGGCGAAGTTGTGCCATCAACTAATATGGACATGTCAGCGGATGTTATATTTCGTGGTATAATCCCTCCGTTATTGCAAAGATTTACGAATTTAGCAAATGCAGATGTCATTGTTTCACTGACGCATGGCGCACCAATGACAATGTATTACATTATTTTTATAACCGATTTTTGCAAATTAATTTTTGATGGTGTTCAAAAGAAAGGTTTGCAAAAATTTGCAAACGGGCGCGGTTTTATTAATGAAATATTAGATATTCCCGTTCATTGCAACTCTTCTATTGAAATAGGTGAAACAATTCGTCAAGCATTACATATGTTTTTTATAACCGACGGGGTTGTTGATGTTAAAACAAATCAAATGTCAAATGGGTTATATGGTATGTTTGCAGGAAGTTATTATGGTTTTAAATATTTACATGAAAACAATTTAGTAAAAATTGATGCGGATATTATGGACTTAATAGGGCGGAATTATTCTGATTAATAATTCTGGAAATTATGTCGGGACATTCGGAATATATTTTATAGATATAACTATGTTCAGGTTCTACTATTATGCAAGTTATACGAGTTTCCCCGTTCATACATTCTATTTCGGTTTGTATTGTTTTTCTGATAATCTTTCCATTAAGCCTAAATATCGATTTAGGCTTAATCGTAGGAGTAATAATGTAGCCATTAGTTAGATGGCGCGAATAATGTAATATTTCTGAATAGTATTCTTTGGTATGCATTGTTAAATTTATTCTTAATATTCGGTTGTCATTGGTGTGCCAATACTGCACTTCTTGTTTTGATATAATACTCGAATTGTTCATAATGTTCATTAATTGTTCATATGAGACATTATGGTCAATTATATTTTTCGAGATATGGATTGCCGGGATGTAATAACTCATAATTATATAATAATATATTATTATATAATCAATTACATTATAATTATGACAACTATATTCCCCTACGAAGATGATCTAATTGCCATGATTCCAGAAATGTTGCAGACTCCGACAGTTCCTGATCATGCCGCGATAATTATGCGGTTATACACGAGTTATTCGCGAGAATCTGATAATGCTAAAATATTGCAAGGGATAAAATGGATGTCTTCGGGAAACAAAAAAGCGGGGTTTAATGAACGATATGCAGATTTGATTGAGGATTACAAAATGGCAAGGGATCGGATTTTCACTAAAGTTAGCAAGATTGGCAGTCCTATTGTGTTTGATGATGCGAGGGTTACAACTATTACTGACATATCTGTTGATAACAAATTAAAGGAAATTATGAAACTAATTAACAAACATGATCCAAGCAAAGTCATATTTAATTTTATAAGCATTTATGTTGCACATAAATTTTCTGGGGTTGATGACGCTTTTGGTAAGGTATTATTTGCGGATTTTGAGGGGTTGGTGTAATATATTTATTAGGTATAAATAAAAAGTTATAATTATGTTAATTGCTTATATTTTAATATGTTATATAATATAAGCAATTAATTAAGATTAGATTGGCGAGTGTGTTTAGTTAGGAATATATTATTTTAAAAATATACAAAAGTTCTATTTTATATATTTTTAAAATAATGTAATAAAATATAGATTTATATTAATAACTATTTAATATATAAAAGTATAATATGACGTATTCCGAAACAAAAAAAAAATATAGCAAAATTCTAGCTATATTAGAAAATATAAGCTACAGTTCTGATAAAAAAATTGTAGGGATTAATGATGATTATGATTATACCATAATAAAATCTACAATAACTGAATCCAAAAAAACACGTCATGCCCTTATAGAAGGAAATGCGGATAAAATAGCTAAAAATATTCAAGATTTAGCTAATATTGCCACAAAATATTCTGCTAAATCAGTGTTTATTGCTGCACACATTGATGATATAAGAGATACTACTATTGAAGATATTATTGATGAGCTTACAGATAACATAAAATCCATAATAAATTTTATTATGGATGAACCTGCACCTGCAGGTGCATCTGCAGATCCTGTTGTAGCTCCGCCAGCTGCTCCCATACCAGCCCTCTCACCAGCCATACCAGCCCTCTCACCAGCCAAACCAGAACCCTCATCGCCTAAAACAACGCCAGCCCCAACGCCAACCCCAGAACCCGCCCCCATATCCGCAGATGGCCCGAGCACAAATATTTCTGATTTGTTAGAAGTATTCAAAAAAACATTTCAACATGGAACAACGCGGTTGTCTGTTCCGGATGGCCTGACTCCTGAAGACAAAGAGTTATACCTATATTCTATTTATTCCTTTTATGCAGACAACAAAATATATTTAAAAGAATATCACAAAACAGTCGCGAGACTACTTTTTTTGTTGCAATTAGATAGTGTTCCATGGGATGATCTTACATTAGATCTACTTGGCGAGATTGTTCAGATAGATATGAGTGAATTGTTTAAATATTCTGGTTATTTGCTTACGTTTGAAGAATATTCAAGATCATCTGACCATTATTACCTTAAAAAGAAGTTAACCAAATTTGACTATTTCAACCATTTTAACGAAAGATATGACGCCATTAATGCAATAGCAAAAGATAAAAAAGAGATAAAAACGCATTCCGCATTTATTTATAACATGATTTTACATAATTTGAATATAGTTTCGCACCCAATTCGCGCCATTATTGAGAAAGAGTCTTACTTATTCCTTGAATTGGCGAGTTTGACTGATACAAAAATGTTGCCGACTTATGACTTGCAAGTCGCAATTTTTCTATATGATTTTTGCAGTATAAATTCCGTTGAAGGGTTTATAGACAAGCACGAAATTTATTCAAGAATATTAGCAAGGCAAAACGAAATAGACGCGGTTGAACGGAATAGACGTTCTACGGAATTGCGTAGAGAAAGAGAGGCGAAAGATATTAGGGAAGCAAAGGAAAAGGCTGATGCGGCTGCGAAGGTAGTAAAAGAAAAAGAAGATGCAAAAGAAGCAGAACTACATACGGAACATGGCGCAACAACAATAAACAGCATACCTGACATTAGCGCCATCGATTCGACAATTGCTTCTGATCCGCTTGAAGACATGAATGTAAGTCTCTCTGAGTCTTTGGTTAATACTAGGGATACGCATATTGAGACGGTTGGGAGTAGATCCCGCGAAGAACAAAGGGCGCGCGCCCTTGCAGCTGCAACAGGAGTCGTATATGTTCCGCCGCCGCGTGACCCAAACGAGCCAATGCCACACGAAGTAATTTTTCCAGGAACATTATACGATTATGCCGAGTTTGATCCTGAGCATGATCAGGCTGAACTCATAGCAGCACGTGCACATAACCAGGCTATACTCGCATCGCCGTCGAATGTAGTAGAAGAAGAAGTTTTAGGTAATAAAGTTTTAATGTCTACAAAAGAAATTGATACACTTCAAGATATTGATCTCCCATATGATGAAGAGATAATTGATGTAGAAAATAAATTATATGAATTTCATGCGCCATTTCCCGATGAATCTCTTGCGCCAAGAATTTCAGAACATGATGTTTTCCAAGATAGCAATTTAGGCCATGATGTAATGCCAGAGACTGTCATCCTCGAGAATGACACATCGGAATTGCCAGAAGTTGATGTTCCTGATGTAATAAATGAAGATCCAACAGAAGATATTGAAACTCCTAACGTCGACGAATTGCAGATTCAAAATTATTCCTTGGATACATTTATTGAAGAGATACTCGCAGATCGAGGAAATGTTCAAGCTATAACCGCGAAATATCGCACATTTGGCATTATTCCTTAATAAAATCAACTAATTCTTGCGGAAATTCTTCTTGAGAATTTGTTTCTATAAGTCTAAACTCATGATGTTTAGTTTCTGAAATGCAAGTAAGCATCTGTTTCATTTTATTAGATTTTAAAAGATGAGGGCAATCACGAGGCATAATTAATATCCAACATATTTTCATCACATCTTCGCTAGCAGTATTAAATATATTTTGAAGTGCAAAATATAATGATTGCGCTATTTCAACATCATCTTGTATTATATTGATACATAATACTGTCATTGTTATCTCTTTTTTAAAAAAGATGCATTTTCCTGGCATAATTAAATGACCTACAACCACATCAATTCCTGATAATTTAATACGTCGTTGAACCGCATTCTGCTTAAGAATTAATATTGTCATTTATTAATTGATTTATTAATATTATTAATATATATTATTAATGGAAATCAATAACATTACAGATGATATTATGTGCGGAAAATATTTAACAGAAGAGTTTGTAATCTTTTTACAAGAAACCCCTATTGAACTTATACTAATAAATCAAAAAACAGACGAAGATGAGGCAAAGGTTATTTATAACAAATTAAATGGAATTGATGCTGAAAATGCCGAATTATCTACTGACCATATAATAATAGATGAAAACAAAGACGAAGGCGAAGATGAAAACCAAAATGAAGTAGAAGCCGAAGCCGAAGTTGGAGTTGGAGATGGAGATGGAGATGAAGTCGAAGACGAAAACGAAGACGAAAATAGTGAAGCATACATTGATGCTATGATTCTCAATCTAATTGATGCAGATCTTATTAATTATATTTATACTAATATTTACGCTTAAATTAATCAAAATAAAAGCATGGCTTTGTATTAATGCATTAATACTTATTGGCCATTGTCTTTCGTTTATAATAAAATTATTAATATCTAATATTTTTATTATATATGACCACGACGCCTATATCAAAATTTAAAATTATAAAAAAAACGCATGGGATTCCGGGAGATGTAAAACCCCAAACAAATAACCCGTCCAATCATCCAGTTATTGCTTATATTAATGCGATAAAAATGGACCCTCTAACAGCAAACGATTCTATTGAACAATTAGAAACATATAAGCATACTGAAGCAGACGGCACAGTTATACAAAAAATAAATGTGATTCTTGCCGAGTTAAAGCAATTTGTCGCGGAGATTAGTATAACCAAATCAGAGTGCCAGAAAACTAAAATTATTGATGAGTTTAAAAAGAAATATTCAAAGTTATCCGATAACGATTTTGTTAAGCGTATTGATTTAACGGCGCCAAAGAAAGACAGAAAGCCGGATATTAATACAACTATATGGAAAACTTCAAAAGACGGCGTTTATTCAAATCCTTCATATCTATCAAGCACCCCGGCGCAAGTATCCGCATTTAAATCCGCATTTCGTAAGAAAAAAATGAGCATTCCAGATGATTTGCGCGAAAAGATTAAAGATAGTATAGACGGAAATTATACCAAACTTGCGATTCATAAATATGATCCAGAAAGATTGAACCCTAAAATTTATAACCCTGAAAAATTCGCAGGATTATTTATTATATAATATAATTATATAGCCAAATGTTTTTTTTATTGCAATGGATTATTTACATGTATCAGTTTATAACGGCGTGTTTTGTTATATCATTTTAAGTATAACAAATTAAGTATAATAAATTAAGTATAATAAATTAAGTATAATAAATTAAGTATAACAAATTATATAAGCATCTGCATAATTAACGTAATTTGATACGTTATTGTCATCGAAGGTATACCAAGTATCACCATGCAAATATGAATAACTACAATGTCCGCTATTAAACGATCGCCCATGATGTGATAAAAACCCATGCAAAACATAATCGCGCTTTTGGGGAAATATTGAAATTTCCGAAATGTTCAATTGTTTAGGAATTTCTACATAAGTATTATTTTTATTACGTGCATCTACATTGCGCCCTAATGCTATTAACATTATCTTTGGCTTTTTCCATATACGGACAGAACTTGTTGCACTATTCCAACCGCATTTTTTACATTTCATTGTGCATTCTGTTTCGGAAAGGTATTCGTTTGTCAAATAATGCTTTAACTCACTTAAACTATTATTTAGAATAACATCAAGCGAACTAAAAGTTTCAAAAGACACGGAAACATATCCGCAAGTAGTATTATTACATTTTTTTTTATATATTCTTTGCCCTATAAACTTAGACGCATGCGATAAATAGATAGAATTTGATTTTGCGTTATTGTTTATGTTATATCCATACTGGTATAAATTATCATTGGCTTTTTTCCATATTTTTGATGAATACCTTATGTCTTTGCTTATATTTATATTTATGCCCGGCGCCGGAATAATATCTCTAATCAATAGTTTAGTGCTTGCGACTGTCTGCATTTTGTTCAATAAAAACATCATAAATTCATGTTGATCATTTTGCGAATGAACATTAGGAAAATTTAACGAATTGATAAACTGGCGCAAATCTTGCGGATATGTTAATAGTTTTAAAGAAACAAACATTTGCAAAACGGAGTTTAAATAACACGTATTCCCTAAATTAGGAAGCCCATGCATTATATTAATAATTAATCATTTTGTTTCCAACAAAGAACTTTTCTATAAATATTGTTAGTGTCCATATCAAAAAAATCCGTTTCCTTAAATCCGGCGTTTTTATAGTATTGATACAATCGTGGCTCGGTTGTTGCAAGATGTATTACTTTCTTTATTGCTAATATTTGCGCAATAAAAGCAATACCGCAACCTTTATATCCTTCATTAGGTAGCCTAATTAAGTTATACAAACAGTCCAAAGGCGTGCTTACGAAATCGTTGCAAAATTTTGTATAATTCTTTGTTTTTATCTCATATTTTTTCTTGTTGATATATTTATATTTCTTGTCTTGTATAACAATCGCATTCGCGATAAATGCAAATGCTACGACTACATCATTTATTACATAAATGTAATTTTCATTGCGCCAATTAATATGGTATTCATGGCCATGTTCTTTAAACAATGTGCATAATTGCGCATCATAAAGACTAATATTGTCTTCAGTAATGCGAACTAACATTATAATAATTTATTATAATATTATTATTATTATATTATATGAATGAATATGGGCAAATAGGTCAAAATAACAATCCGGTTGGTTTTACTAATAATTGGAACACAGAACGTTCGCGTCAAAATTTGTTTAGTCATAAATATGATGATTTTACTAATATTGTAAATCAAACAGATTCGAGTCATACGTCGAAGGAAGTATTGACATCTACAACTGAACGAAATGCTATTTCTGATATGTTTTTTAGCGAACGGAATATAAATCATTTAAAGGCATTGCTTGCGAAAATGCTAAGAGAAAAAAATGGCTATGGTATAACGCCAGAATCACAAAGCAACAATGATTTAATAGTCGTGATGAGGGGGGTTTATCTATCACATAGTAAAAATTTGCCAATAAAAATAAGAGAACAAGTCATCGAATTAAATTATATAACAGTCGCCGATATTTACCCGCGCATGGTGTCGAACATAAAACATTATTTATCTTACATTCGCGAAAGTGGTTCGCAACCGTTGCCATTGCAAGTCCCAGAATATATTTCTCGTGCGGGAACTAAAACAAATAGAAGCATAACTGACATTTTTTTATGAGCATAAAACATAACTGACATTTTTTTATGAGCATAAAACATAACTGACATTTTTTTATGAGCATAAAACATAACTGACATTTTTTTATGAGCATAAAACATAACTGACATTTTTTTATGAGCATAAATTGTAGAAAGTGTTAATGCTTAAAACTAAAGTCAATATTTCCGGGGTTAATGTATTAATACTTTTTAGTTCTTCTTGTTTCATTTTATGCATTACATGATGCATTTTTTTATGGGCATAATATTCTGTCATTATCGCTATAAAATTATGTTGTTCTTTGCATTTTTTGGTGTTATACTTAATAGGAAAACATAGCAACCCTATTATTTCGGCTTGTATATTCCTAAACTCTTGCATTATGTATTTATCGTGATTTTTATAATACAAATAAATATGGTATAAAATGCTTAAATTTCCTGCATTACATAATGCATAATCCCAAAATAATACCGGATTAATTAATGAAAGAATGCATGAAAGTTTACATGCATTATCTGCATCGCGGTTTTTTATTGCTTTGGTTAATTCTTTAACAATCTTATTTATTTTTTGGGTATCGATGTTATTGGTTGCTTTCATTATAATAATTATATTATAATTATAATATAATATGAAAGCAAAAATTTCTAATAGAGAGTTTAATAAAATGTTTGAAGAACAACACGCACAACACGCACAACACGCACAACGCGCACAAAATCAACCACATGCACAAAATCAACCACATGCACCTCAAGATAGATCTCATGCACCTCAAGATAGATCTCAAGCAGATTTTACTCGTGAGTATGCAGGCATAACCGCAGAAATAGAAAAAAGAAAACCATTGTTTAGCGAAAGATCTAAGTTTAGTAATACTTCCTTTAATAAAATGTTTGAAATGCACAAACAAAATAATGATATAGATGTCGCAATATCTGAGCCAAATGCTAATGCTGTGTCTAATTGCAACTACGGCAATTTTTACGATAATGATGAAGAGAACGTAAATGTATGTTCAAGCATACCTCATGCAGACATTGCTGTTTATAACAGTATGAAACTTAAGGATAGGTATACCCAAGAAGATTTTAATAAAGCAAAGAAATTAATTTTACCTTTGCATGGCGCAAATAATCCTTTATCTAAAAAAGACGCAGAGACTAAAATTATGCAATATAAAAGTGAAAAAATTGCGCCGATGCACGCACATGCACAACCACATGCACATGCACAATCACAACCACATGCACAATCACAACCACAAGCACATGCACAACCACAACCACATGCACAAGAAGATACTGGTGCTCAGGATGAATCAGTGGAAATAATGCTCCTTCAACGTAAAAATACCGAATTACGTAAACATATAAGTAATATTGAAAAAAGCCATGAAGAAGAAATTAAAAAGTTATACAAAATAATAAAGGAATTGCGCAGTCATAATGGCATGTCATAATGGCATGTCATAATGGCATGTCATAACTGTTTGCATATGATAAGAAGATAAAGCCCGTCGTCATATATTATAATAATTTTATAATATTATAATATATAATCTTATTGTAATTGTAATGATACAAAAAGATTTATTAATTGAAGCGATAGATGAAAATGAGGCAGATGATTTTATATTTGACCTGAATTTTGATGAAGGAATATCAGATAAAAACGAAGTTGTTATTGTATCAATACTAACAACAATAATAAAACAAGCCAAGTCAGACTTTAATGAACTTAAAAATTTAGCAGAAAATTTATCCGATTTTGAGATACAAAACGCGGTTGATATGCTTCAAACGAAAGACCGCGGACAAATGGCCAATAATAAATTACCTAAATGGTTTATTCCAATAACTAAAAATAAAGATGTAATAAAAGAGACAGACAAAAAACATGAGCCAACGGTTATAAAAATTAAAACACTAATGGAAAAATCCGATGGCTTTGACAATTTAGTAGATTTTACTACATTATATAAACCAATTAACCCCAATGTTAATTTATACCTCGTAGATAGTATAGACGCCATTAACACTAAAACAACAAATATATATAAAATACATAATGACATCGTTCATGAAGGGCGCGAATATTCAGATATAATTAACGTGGAATTGCAAAGGAAAAAATATAAAAAATATGACAATATTCGCATTACTAACGAGGATATTAAGTCGCGGTCAAATATTGTAGATTACGAAATGAGGTATAACGTAGTCAATTACTTAAAAATTCCAATAACCGCAAAATTTGTTCAGTCGACTAAAATAAATGTAGTCGCGACTAAATGCGATTTACTTGATAATAAATATTGCATTATGGATTTTGGCGACAATGGCGATATTATAAATAATGTTATAACTGCCCTCATATCTAATCCGAAAAAATCGCGCGTAAATAATTATTATGATGCTATTAGGCTTTTTAAATATTATGATTTGCCGTTGTCAATGCTGACAGGGGCAATTATTAATAAAATTATAAAAGTCAGGCCATTGTCTGTTTATCAACCTTTGTTTTTCTTTAATTTTTATGAGGATGAAATAATCGAAACAGATGATATTGTCATGACGCCGAAAATATCTAAAAGATTTATAGAATTATTAGAGATTAAGTTGCATAAGATTGAAGTTGAAATTACAAGAATGCAAGAAATTACGCAAGAAACGATACCTCGCACTTGGGACATTTTGCCATTGTCAATAGTTTTATACAATAAAGAAACATATATTTATTATGATAACAAATACATGCCTTATACTCTATATCAATTGCATAAAAAAGCGCAAGTTATAAGAAAATACATAAAAACATTACGCTTTGGCAATTCAATGCGCGACAGGGGTGCAAATTTGCATAATGTTATTCCATTAGCAAAAATTAAAACAATTCCTGTAAAATTGCCAAGCCCGCTTTTGTGCAAAGTGCGAAGTAATTATCGTTTTCGCGACATTTATTACCTTAACCGAATATTTACTATTGATTATAGAGACCAATGTATTCTAATCGAAACTGGCGAAGAATTATGGTGCAAGCATGAATTATATCATAACCGTTCCTCGTCGGAAGAGTACCAAATAGAAGTAAACGGTGTAATAAAATGCAAGTTCTGTGATACCATTTTTGAAGAAAAAATAGATAGTGCTTCAGGGTTTACTGCGCTTGGCAAACCTAATCAAGTGCAAAGTGGAAATTTATACCAAGATTTAGATAGTGTTTTTATACTAATCGAAAGCATATTAAATTCTCTATCTAAAATATCCGATGAAAATAAAAACACTATCCGAAATATTTTGGCGGATTATTACAATAAATATAGTATAATAGAAAAATTAACTCTTGTAAAGACAATGACGAGTGTCGAAATTTATAATATAATGTCAGATGTTATTAATAGATATAATCTATGCAATAAAAACGACAGCGAGTTTAATTTGCAAGCAAATGAAATATTAAACGCAAATTCACTTAAAAAATATTTTGCTCTCGCATATTTTTACCTATTTGCGGACATTGTTTTTAAAGTGGCAATATGTTATGAACTTATTATAAACGCTCAAATGCCAAATATGTATAAACGGTATACATCTCTTTGGGATATTAGCAACTTAGATTTAGAAAAGAAGTATAACTTTAAGTATTTTTTGGAAAGGTATAAAGAAGAAGATAAACAAGACTACCTGGCCAAGTATTCTCGTAAGTTTTACATAACTAAAAAGTCTATTACAAACTCCGAAAAAATAAATACGCGAACAAAAACGTCGCAAGTATTACTTCAAAATATTATTTTAACTGAAGATATTGATGCATTGACAAACGAAAACGAAAAAATACTTGCAATTGGGCATAACTCTATGATTAACTATGCTATGGAAGTATCGCAGAGTTATAACAAAATATCGCGAACTATAATAAAAAACATTTATTATAATAACGAGCAAAGCATTGGTATTGGTATAAAAGAAACAATAGTGCAAGATTATGAAAGCCAAGGATTAGGTGTGGCAATGGCGTCAATAGGGTTATTACTTGCCGACAATACGAATAATGGAATTATTTATGAAAATAATAAACTTATTGTCCAAGATAAATTAGATATTGATTATGAGGTAAACAAGGAATACATGGACAATATAAAAGACTTTATTGTTAATAAAAATTTGATTAAATGGAATCATAACGATAAAGATATAAAAAATATGAACCGCGGTCGTTATTTGAGTTTTATATCAAATCTGTCTTCTTCTTTTAGTATAGGTCATATCTTTGCAATGAAACCCAAAAAATACGAACTTACCGCGCGTATGAATGAAAATGTGTTTTCTTATGGAATATCTAAAAATATAAGCGGGGAAATAATTGCACAGTTATACCTAAACAAAAACATTAACATAATGACTGATTTTTTAAATTCTATTAAAATAATATTGTCTGCCGATAACAGAAAACACGTCAAAACTATGGGGTTAGGTGATTTTATACTCAATGTTCCGCTAATAAAACAAAGAAAAATAGAACTAACTAATGAATATCTCCAAGAAGAAGATGCGCGATTATCTACACTTACACTTACACTTACTAATATAATTGAAAAAGCGGATGTAATAAATATTGCTGATGTGGTTGGGTTAAAACTGTCGTCTAAAAATGCCGATATTAATGAAAACGACAACGTTATGCTAACAAAGAACAATTACGTTAATAATCTTAATGCTTTATATATTTCTTGGTATAACCTATTTAAATATTTATCAGCATGCACTAAGTATAATGAACCAGCAGAAACAATGAATGAGTTAAGTAAAGTCAAAAAACTAAAAGAAAAGTTCAATAAATTAAACAAAGTTGTTAAGCCAAGTGCCAATATATTAGAAAACGTAAGCATTAAGAATTTGCGCACAATGTATTCTAAATATAAGATAGGTAAAATGGTTATTGATGATACTGTTGCAGATAGTTTTGCCAATTTTACAAATGTTATTTATCGAAACAATTTGATTTATACTTTATACCATTACGTAATAGATTATATAGGCATTAATCATAATTATTCAAATTTCATTGATATAAACGGCATATATTCAGAAAACAGTGCCAATGTAGATGCAGTTAAAGAATGCTATGTTTCAATGTTCGAATACATATATCGCGATAATAAAATTAACAATGCATTAAATGAAACGTTTAAACTACATATGGAAGAGTTGGAAATGAAACAAATAAAGAAGATGTTTTCGTATAAAACCCCGCAAGCAGTAGTTAGTATAATCGAGCAAAATGGCGATTATGAGGAGGGCATCGCGGATGTAGACGCTAGTGCTGGTGCTGGCGATGTGGATGATGTGGGTGTTGTGGGTGATGTCGGCGATATGATTGAAGAATTAAATTATGAAGAAGAACAATTAGACGGCGACGGTAATATGGAAGAAGATGATTATGACTATGATATAGATGCTACTTTGGCCTTTGAAGCAGATATTAATGAAAATAATAATGCATTAGATGCAGACATTTCTGGCGAGGTTGATACTATCTAATAGTTATACCATGAATTGATTTTTAATATATTATTATATAAAGCAAGAGTATAATGCAGACAACACTAATTCTTAAAAAGAATTATGACGAAGTTATTATACCGCATGGTATTAAAACAATAATTATGGCAAAAGGCTTCAATAGTAATGTAATATTTCCGGATAGTGTTAAAAAGATTAAACTTGGAATGATGTTTAACAAAGACATAATACTACCGACCGGGTTGCACACATTTATAATGGGTTGGTATTTTAATAAGGAAATAATACTACCGTCTGGTTTGCGCGAGTTTGAAATGGGTTTGATGTTTAACAAAGACATAATACTACCTAAGTCTTTATTATACCTAAAACTCGGTCGCGCTTTTTCCAGAGTCATCGATATCCCAAAGAGGCTAATATCACTAAATCTATTATTTTGTAGTCCAAAAACTATTTCTATTAATGTATTTGTTTTTCCAAATACATTAAGGAAAATAATTGCAAATAGGGCTTTTCTTAAATATGATTATATTGATAATCTTCCTATTACTGTTGCATTGATATTAATTTATGGCCTTGACAAAGTTAGTTTGTCGTGTAATTTTGCTACATTAGTATTGGATTATAAAATAAAAGAGAGGATATATGCATAATTATTAATATAATAAATTATAATATATTAATATATTATAATGCCAAAAACCCAGACGCGAAACAGTCAAGCTTTACCACCATATGGAAAAATAGGAATCCCAAGACCATTAAAACCTGAAAACTATACCAATATGGTATCAGAAAAACCAAAGTTTAATGTTTTTATAATATTGTTGATTATATTATTTGTGGTAGTAATAACCGCAATTTTATACTTTGCGATTACTAAAAAAATGCCGGGTTCAGACACAGATAATTCTGCCGATAAATCACAGGTAAGCAGTTGGTCATAAATATTCTATAGAATTTTTCTTATATTAACAATATAATATTAACAATATTATAATGGACGAACAATATGCGAATGATCTTTTGCAAAGAGCCGTCATTGCCGGCGATATAAATATTGAAATAGATAAAGACAGTTTAGATATTGCAAATACAAATAGTTATTGCGACGAAGATGTTTGTGTTCCAGCGCAAAGAAATGTAATTGAGAAGAAAACAGTTATTTCAATAAATTCAGCCAATAGACAGATATACGATTATTCTATTTATCCGCGCAATAAGTTCGGGTTTTATGTGCGAGAATCGCCTTTGACGGGATTGCCTGAAACGATTACGCCGGCGTTGCTTAACCTCGAAGATACGGGCGACATTATTGCACCATACTATTATTTGTATAACGGGAGTATAGCAAAAAAGGGGTATAAATACCAATCACCATCAGAATATGTATTGCAATTACCAAAAACTTACATTAATGTTAAAAGTATCAGGTTGCTTTCAGTGGAAATGCCCACTGATATTTTTAATATAAATGAAGATAATAATGTTATGCTTTTGGATTTAAGGTATAACGGTATTAAAGTAGATTTTGGCAATGATACATATTATTTGACTGTTATAATTCCAGCGGGTAGATATACTGATATAACAGATTTACTTATTGCAATATGCGCAAATTTAAGTATAACTAGCACGCATGAGTTTAATTATGTGTATAATAAAAATTCAGGCATAATAAAGTTTAGCATGACAGAAGCAAATTATTCATTTCATTTAAAATTCCAAGAGTGCGCCGATGCATGTTCATTATGGAAAATACTTGGGTTTAAATCGGCTTATGAAATGGACAATGCAGGAAATGACATATATGTATCAACATTAATTAATGCCCTTCCTGGACAAAGGCCTTATTCTTATCCTAAGTTATACCTTGACGATTATTATTATTTGTGCATAAATAATTTTATAAATATAGAAGAGGCTTCATCAGTTTTATCGCAAAATCAATATTTCAGTAAGATATATATTAATTGCCAACATAAATTTATATCATCGCCCATGATTTTTATGAATAGTATAGATAAATTATCAGAATTATCTATTAAAATAATAGATATACGCGGTAATAATGTAAATTTTACAGGTCAAGATCATTCTTTTACTTTGGAGATAATAGAATATATTGATGAGTTAGATGGCGTCAGAATGAACACCAGGCGCGGAATTGTTGATAAAAAATGGTATCCTGATATTATTAAATCTAATTAGTTATTATATGGCCACCAATATAATTAGTTATTATATGGCCACCAATAAAAACATTGCAAACGAGGTTATACATAATCTTTGGCTTGGCGATGCCAAAGCGAGTCAATCGCGAGAGTTTATTAAAGCAAAAAATATTAATTGTATAATTAATTGCACCGTAACAAGCGAATTTTTGCCCGGCAAATTATTTAGGTATAAATATAGGATACCAGTAAAAGACAATTGCGAACCAGAAGAAATAAGTCTAATGTATTCCATTTTAGATAAAACCGCGGATATAATTTATAGACATTTGCAAAACGGCGACGTGATTCTTGTGCATTGTCATGCAGGGCGGCAAAGAAGCGTTTCTATAATTTTAGCGTTTATAATGAAGTATGCGTGCATGTCCTTTAATAAATCATTAATTTTATTAAAGACTAAACGCTCAGTTTCTTGTTATCCGGATATTAACTTTCATTCGGCATTATTATCTTATGAAAAACATTTACGGTCATAATCTTCTAATAAAATCTATTTGTTGTTTAAAACTTGAACTACATTCCGGCGTCTCAAGAATCATAGGAATGCCGTGTTTTTTTGCAATTTTTATAACTGTCGCAAACCCTTGTGTGCAACCACCCAACTCAGTTTTTCCTATGTAGCCGTCGCCAATATCGCCATGACAATCGTTATGACTATCAAACTTTGCTCTACTATCGTTATAATGAATAACAAGCAAATGTTTTAATCCTATCAACTCATCAAATTTTTTAAAAAATAGTTTAACTGCACGGCCATCGCGCATATCTAATTCACCCGCTACAAAAATATGACATAAGTCAATACAAATCCCAATACGCGAAGAATCAATAATGTTAAATATTTTTGCCAACTCTTCTAATGAATGGCCGATTTCTGTTCCTTGATGCGCGCTATTTTCTAATATTATTTTATTGGATAATTCATGCGTTTTATGAAGCACTGATTTAATATTGTCGCAAAAAACAAGTAGCGCCTCTTCTCTTGTCATGTCTAACTCCTTAAGATTTTTGCCTTGATGGATAATAACATTAACGTCATCGGCAATATGCGCGGCATAAATTAACTCTTTGGTTAAGGTTGTTATTTGTTCCTCGGATTTTCTGCAAAAGTTATATAAATATTTTCCATGAATGACTAAATAGGTATTATTTGTTTGGTGCCATTTGCTAATTACAACAGGATTATCAGTCGCATTAGCCCATGTTTTCGGCGAAGATGCAAAGAATTGATATGCGGAATATCTCGTTTCATTGTTCTTAATGCATTTTAATAACTCTTTTTTGCTTATATGATGGCCTATTAGCATTTTATTATAATTATATTATAATTATAAAATTATATTTATATTAAATATATCGTAATGCCCGCAAAAAAAAGTCCGCGTTCAAAACTGGTTTTAGAGTTTAAAGATGGCCGAAAATCTGCTAAACTTGGCGACGTTGTTGTCCTTAAAAACGGCGCACATGCCGAGGTTTATCAAAAAACAGATGCTGAAGGCAAGCATTATGCTGCGCTAAAATTTGTTTCGCCTGCTAAGAAATCGCCAATCAAGAAATCCGCAAATAAGAAATCGCCAATCAAGAAATCGCCAATGAAATCGCCAATCAAGAAATCGCCCAATAAGACTCTTGAACTAAAGCCGAAATCTGAGAATAACCTCTCGCGTAGTAGTTTTTGTTTTTAGAGATATAATTATTCTAATTTAATATTAATTGGATAATTATATTATAATACAACAATGGATGGCATAATTAATAAAAAAATACTTAAACCGGATCAGGTTATAAAATTTTATAATGTAAATACTTATAATAAATTATTGACCTTTTCGATTTGTTTTAATAACAACAACAAATATTATAACGAAAAATTAAATGCGCTTGTAGACTTAATTAAAGGATCAAATATTATAATAGCGCATATTTCCAATATTACCTTAGAACATTTTACGTATTTGGATAATAAATTATGCTATTTATACGATAATGTGCAGGTTTTTAAAACAGAGAATTTACATGGAACAGGGTCGGTTATTTTTTTAAATAAAAAACATCTTACTTTCAATAAGACGGCCGATAATCCATACTACTTTGATTTAGAAAATAGTTCAACCGAACGCAAGATCATTGGGTGCGAAGTTATTTACGAAGAAACAAAGATAAATGTATTAGGGATACATTTAGAAAGCGGACAAGAGAATAATTCATGTAGATTAGAACAATTGGCTATTCTTTCGGGAATAATAAAAGAAATGGATTTACATAATTATGTCATCTTTGGAACATTTACATTCGAACAAAACAATGACGAAAATTATGACATAAGCAATTTAGGCACTAATGTATGGGTCGAGTTGGGATGTTCTATGCTAACCCGTGGCGATAATGTAGAAAAAATAGTTTATAACTCGGAGCATTTGCACCCAAATATGTATTCCATTGTGCATAAATTGCCAAATGTTCCTGAACCATGCGGGTGTTATACTGGTATCCTTTGTTCCTTTGACATAAAATAATGATTGTTTTTGTAAATTTCGTAAGACGGAAATAATGTAGGATTTTCTATAATATATTTTTTCGGGTCATATGCGAAGGTTATGGGCGTTGGTTCAGTTGTAAAACGCTTGTCCCAATAAAAAATGCCGTTTTCATTATGAATTAAATCAGTGCCTGGTTTCATGCGGGCGCGAATTAGTTTTAGTTCTGAATCGTTAACAAATATTTGTTTGGTCGTATCTTGTTTTAAATCCGGGCGTTTATATGCTATTTCTTCTGGCAATAATTTTAACGTGTTAATATTTTCATTTCCCTTAGTTATTTTACGGTCTAATACTTTATCTACGTCTTCTATTTCGGCGAGGCGTTGGTGATATAACTTTTTTAATACGGGCAAAGGCGGATCCGCAGTAAAAGGCGAAATTGTTTTTTTAGTTAAGTAGTATCCCAAAAACAATAATGCTAATATGAATGGAATAAATAATAATGTAAGCATAATATAATATTTGTTATTATATTATTATTATTATGATATTATCGAGCACTGCATTTCCGTTATTACATAAATATGCTTCTAAAGAGTCGTTTGTAAATTTAAAAGAGTATAAACTATTAACCCATCCAATGCGAATAGTTATTTCATCAGAAATAAATGATCTTATTTGGTTAGAAGAGAACAAAGAACAATTGACTAATGCGCGAATTTATTTGGCAATTATTGATAATGACGTATGTATCAAGATAGGAAAGAATATATCAGGAGTTATATATTTTAATACCGAACATGTTAACTCTATAAATGATAGTAATAGTCATAAAGAAAATAGTATAATTTTTAACAACATTATAAACCAAAGTGCGATTATCGCCGAGATTATAACTCAAAAAATATGCATAATTGGCGGGTGTTATAGATATGGGTTAATGACATGGTTTACTCGTTTAGAAAAAATGATGACTGAAACTAAACTTGAAACTGAAACTAATACCGAAACAGAAACAGAAATGTTCATTGTTAAATATGAAGGTTATAACTATTGCGTAATTTCGTTTAACTTATCAGATGAAATATCGCTTTCATATATTAGGCAAATGGCGGAAAGGTATAACTTTAAATTATGTGCCGGTGTCCCGCAATCAGGGACATCGCATTTTCCTCTTCATTGTCCTGGCGATTCTGTTTTTACTGTCGAAAATATTAAACCAAGTAGTATACCCGAAGATATTTTATGCAAAATGGTCAAAGAAGAATTACGGGATTTAATGAAATGTTCTGTTTAGAAAGGCATTTGCAATTTATGGACAACCGCGTGTATATCCAACATATCGTCATTAATGGCCGTCTTAAATAAGATTATTTTACTTATATAATCAATATCTGTAAATATTTCAAACACCTTTGCGCCAATGGACGGCAACGAACTTTCTATATCGGCGAGAATGTCGCTTATATTTGCTATATAAAACTCGCCATAACTCTCTGCATTTTCTAATTTTGCATGAGAATTCTTTTCAGATATTATATGCAACATATGGTCGTTAGATAATGGCATAATTACCCCGGTGTTATTTAGTAATAAATTGTCCCTTTTAATAATTTTGTTGTATACCTTGTCTGTCATAATAATGTCGATTATCTCTGGTTTTTCGTATGGTTGCAATATTACATCTTTTAGAATGTCTTTATATAAAGATAAAACAAACCGCCCGGTAAACATCCAATTACGGGCTTCTGGATTGCTTTTTTTGTCGTGTGGTTTTATTTGCAATAAATCTAATATTTGCGTCATGACATTATTATCGTTGTTCTTGGTTTTATCTTTGGTTTTATCTTTGCTTTTATCTTTGCTTTTATCTTTGTCCTTGCTTTTGACCTTGACCTTGACCTTGTCCTTTTTGGAGACAGTCTTTTTTGGCGATGGCGATTTCATTATATTATAATAATATTATATTATTATAATATAAGAACTGAAAAAATTATTATATTATAAATAACAATAAACACATTATAGTAATGATATCTGACTGCTACATTACTATATATAGTGAAGAATTTTTTGTAGATATAGAAAACACAAAGTATAAAACCATTAATTTAGATAAATCATGGACAGGTTCATTAGCAAGGCATTTAAACTGGAGTTTTTTATGGAATACAAAAAAACACGCAAAAATGCTTTTAATAAATGAAAATTATATTAGTTCTTGTAATACTTGTAAATCATACTTGCCAATAATTATGATGAACAATCAATATTATTATCCAGTAATAATCGAACTTATACCCGAAAATAAATATATTATAAAATCACGAAGATATGTAATAAACGTTTATGTAAATGAAGCCGATTTATTTTCAAGAGTTTTGACGTTATGTAATGCAAATAAAATATAATTACGCTAATTATATGATTTCTACGAAGAAAGTCCGCAGAGATGCTAAAAAGAAGAAACTTGCACTCGCGCCTGCGCTCGCGCATGAACATAAAACTAAAATAAAGAATATTATTTTGGATATAGACGAAACTCTAATCCATACGCGTATGGATGCTTGTGAGGCAGATCATATATTTACGATTGAAAAAACTAAGTATTACGTATTATATCGCCCATATTTACATGAGTTTATTAATTTTATTTTTACTAACTTTGAAACCATTAATATATGGACCGCTGCGACGTATGACTATGCAAAAAATATAGTATCACGGCTTTTATTGAACATGCTAACTGATAAATCGCAATTATCTAAACTAAAATTCTTTAATACTCGGCAACAAGTAAGCAAAGATGGTGCTAAGAAATTAGCGAAATTGTTTAGCACAGATTACGCTAAATCGTTAAACATTATTGAAAACAATACCATAATGATAGACGATAAGCCAAGTGTTTTTAATTATAATACCGGCAATGGGTTCATAATCCCTGCATGGACAGGGCAAAAGGATGATACATTTTTGTTGAAATTGCAACATGTTATTACTGTTATACAAAAAGAAAATTTGATTATTGATGTAAACGAAAAATCGATTAATTTGGCGGAGTTATAACATAATTGCCGCATGAAGGCCTGGAATCAAATCTACAACAAATAGACTTGGTATAACATATTGCAATAATACCTTTGATGTTTCTGCGTTTTTGATTAATAACCCACTGCATGCTATTATGAAAATAATAGATGCGAGTAATAAGTGCCATCTGCGCGACCACCATTGTTCGCCGGGGTTTTTTATAGATGGAAATAAAGATATTATTGAAATTGCTGTTGCAATTATTATTATAATAATAACTGGGGTAAACCTACATAAATAAAACAATGATAAATATAAAGTTAATCTAAATGGTATACAAACGCGTTTAAATATTTTCCTGCGTGTTTCTGCGTCATCCGTGCCAAACATCCTGACAAATAATTTGTTAAAGGTAGGATCACCTTTGCCCCATTCGCCCATTACAATACAATATAATATAATGTTATATTTTATATATATATATTATGTCAACCTCAATTGAATTAAGTTTTCCGTTTATTCCCGATTATAAATATAATTTGCAAGGATACCGTGGTGCTATTTTGAGTTATGAAGACGATTATGTAGTAGTTGCAACGGCACCCGGCTCTCATGCTATGACACCTGGATGCCTAATTGGCGCAACATATTTATTGCAACCAAATGAGAATTATCGCATGATTGTTAATGCTGAACGTATTGGCGAATCGGCGCCGTTTATTTATGATGGACTTGGCATTAATCCGCGAACTTATATAAAAGAACGCGATGATTATGAGGTCATAATAACATCGCCTAAATTGGCGAATGTTCGTGTCGGGGTTTTATTAGGAGGCGTTAATGGAATGATTAAGTATAACGCTTGTAAAATTTATTCTATTTCTTTGGTATTTATTAATGAAGTCCGATACGTAAAAACTTCTGAGGATGAGATAATCAAAGGTATAAAAACCTTTGCAAACATTGCAATTTTTAATGAAGGGATTGATGGTGAAACTGGCTCTTTTGGTTGGGGGATTACTGGTCCGACTGGTCCGACTGGTCCTATCGGCCCGACTGGCCTTCAAGGAATACCTGGAATCGTTGCAGAGCGTGGTGAGACTGGCCCAACTGGTAATGACGGTGCACAAGGTCCGATAGGACCGATGGGTCCGATAGGACCGATAGGCACTAATGGAATAAATGGCACTAATGGCACTGATGGCGCAATTGGTCCGACAGGACCGACAGGCACTGATGGAACTAATGGCACTGATGGCGCAATTGGTCCGACAGGACCGACAGGCACTAATGGAACTAATGGAACTAATGGAATAAACGGCACTGATGGCGCAATTGGTCCGACAGGACCGACAGGCACTAATGGAACTAATGGAATAAATGGCACTAATGGCACTGATGGCGCAATTGGTCCGACAGGACCGACAGGACCAACAGGACCAACAGGCACTAATGGAACTAATGGAATAAACGGCACTAATGGAATAAATGGCACTAATGGCACTGATGGCGCAATTGGTCCGACAGGACCGACAGGCACTAATGGAACTAATGGAATAAACGGCACTAATGGAATAAATGGCACTAATGGCACTGATGGCGCAATTGGTCCGACAGGACCGTCAGGCACTAATGGAACTAATGGAATAAACGGCACTAATGGAATAAATGGCACTAATGGAGCACAAGGACCGACAGGACCAACAGGCACTAATGGAACTAATGGAATAAACGGCACTAATGGCACTAATGGCACTAATGGCACTAATGGCACTAATGGAGCACAAGGCCCAACGGGTATAAGTTGGGACACATATCCTATAACAAAAACAATAGATTTGAATAATCAAAGTATTACAAATATTAATACATTAAATTTTTATGGAGATACAGGAGTATTAGGACTAAGTAATAATTATTTATTACATAACAATAATATTGTTTCTGAGTTACAGGCTCAGATTGCAAGTGGTATAACAGGATGGAATACTTTAGTAAGTATACCATATACAAATAATTATACCATTCCAGCTGCTAATGTTTTAACTCCAGTAACTAATCCTTATATAACTACTACAAATATTACTTATGATAATTATATTTCTGCATCATCAACAGGAACCTTTACCTTTAATTATAACACATATTCCAATAAATATATATCATATTCACCCTCAAGTTATACAACAAATACATATAGTATAACTATATCAGGAATTAATTCAAGTATAACATATATAGAGAATAATGTTTATAATATATATAATATAGTGTGTGGATCACATCAATTTGATGGTATTACTGGCCGACAGGCAGTAGGTGCTGTTGTTAAGCTGTCCTTTTTAATAATTTATCCAAATGTGCATATATACTTTGTTGATGTTAATGTAAGATTTGAGTATCTTACTACAATTACGCCTATTGTTCCAGGACAAATACAATTTAATTTACCAAATAGTAATATTAATGAATACTTTTATTATTCTTTAAATATGCCGTCTGATATTTATGATAAATATATAGCTGACGAAAAAGCAACCGCGGCACAATTACAAACTATTTCACGAGATTATATACCACAACCAACAGATATTTTATTTGGAACTGTTGTGAAAAATATGAGCACAAATTTTTATCAAATAAATGTATCTATTGCAGGAATAAATAATATTTATTATAATACTAATTCTAATAATCTTATAAAATTAGTTATAACAGATTCTAATGGTATAACATGTTATACAGAGACAAAAACTATTGGCACAAGCGGTTCGCAAAATTTAACATTTATGTTTAAGGTTGCCATTAGTTCTATAAATGCAGGAAATTTCACATTTTCTTTTTATTATACTAACCCGCAATGTTTTTTTCTTATTAATAGCATTCCGAGTATAAATATTAGTATATCTAATTATGAAACAGCAATTACTGATTATAATATAATTAAATTTGTTCCTAATAATTCATATAATATTGAAGTTATTACATTAGGCTCCACCCCAAAAGCATTTTTGCGATTGTCGTATTTACAATATTATACATTTGAAATTAACATTCCAACTATTACTGTATCTTTTAATTGGACCGGCGGTATCATACCAGCCTACACTCCCACCATAACAGTTAATATATATTTATCTGATTCTTTAAGCGGGACTAATATAAAATCTAATGTAATAACACTTGTAGGCCAAGCACCTTACAACTTTGCGGTTTTTCAAATTATTGGAACAAATAATATACTAAATAGTTTAGATTCATCAACAAGTTTAAAATATTTATATTATAAGGTAACAGTAATTGATGGGACTAATGGCACCATATATCCTAATACGACGTATACGTATTCTTTATCAACATCTATTTCCCAAATGACAGTTAATATGAATTCTATTCAAAAAATGTATACCATCCTACCATAAAGTAATAACATTCGCGCCACATAATGGACATCCGCGCCTATCGTATTCAATAATTGATTGTTTAATGCAATTTTCATGAAATAAATGCCCGCATTTAAGTTTGCAACATTTATGAAATTCTGAACTTAATAACTCTCCGCAAAAACAAAACGCATTTAATTCTAACAGGTTTATATCAAAACTAATATTTTTATAGAAAACTTCTTCTGATATTTTTATTGCAAAAATATCGTCATTATTATGCGAAAAAGCATCATCGTCCAAAGAATAATGCAAATATTTTGCATTCATTTTAACAGAATTGCCGAGAATTATATATGTATCAACTATTGGATAATGAAGATTAATTAAATTGGTAAAAGGCAACTGTTTAGATCCGACAATTTTTCCTGAATAAATAATATATGCGATATTTGTTTCTTTTATGTTTAAAATCCTTGCTATTATTTGATATAAAGTTCCGTATTCAATACTTTCTGATATTTTTAGTGTAAATGTGTTGTTGTTTCCATAAAAACAATTTAATAATACCATTATACAAGTTATTGTAATGATATTATTAAATTAATGCAAACATGTTTTATGTTAATGCAAACATTTATTATGTTAATGCAAACATGTTTTATGTTAATGCAAACATTTTTTATATTGCAATTGTCTTCGGACATAATCTCGAGTAGCATCGCCACCACGAACCCATGTATCAGGGACGGCTACATGAGACAATTCTTGTGGATCCATTGGCAAATATTGAAACCTATCAATGCTAATTCCAGGCATATTGTTCGATTTGCTAACTCGTGCTTCGCTTTTCATGAACAACGCCGATTCAATATCTTTGTCATCAAGGGATGGTTGGCCAGCACCCATGAAATTGCCAAGGTATGGGCGGGTGTATAACTGATTGTTAAAGCGATACTGTGTCAAAGGCGCCTGTTGTAATTTTGTTTCTTGCATAACTACGGAATAATTGCGGTATGGCTTGTTGTAATGACCGGGTTCTGTTATTCGAAATGCATAACCATCTTGTGTTTCATTTGGAAGAAAGCCGGGGGTTTCTATTTCATGAACTCCGGGCCCGGTGCTTTGGCGGGTTCTAATGTTTAAATAGCAAGCATCTTCTGATAGTCTTGTGTTGCCGTCTAATTTCATTATTATAATAATATTAATTATAATATTATAATTATATTATAATAATTATATGGAATTATTAGTATTAGCAGGCCTTATTAGTGGGGGCTATTTTATAAATAGAAATAAAGAAGAAAGCAGTATAATTAATATATCCGATGAAGAAGAACCAGAAAACAATAAGGTAGGAAATCATGTAGGAAATGACATATATGACTCAAATGATTTTTTGCTCAATAAAAAGGCAGAGTTTGCCAAAGCAGATGCGGTTTTTAAACAGAGTCAAGATTTTCCCCATGGAAATATTGTTCCTTTCTACTCAAATACAATCGGAATGAACAGTTATGAAAATATGATAAAAAATGAAGCATTCGATAAGAATCTTATTTATTCAGTCATTAATAGTTTTGATGATGAAACAAAAGAAATCATTAAAACAATGACGGGCTCGCGCAATCGAATGAAAACCGATTGGGAATCGTTGTATGGCTCACCAGAAGTTTGCATTGAAGACTTAGGGCAAACATTGCTACCAAATCGCGGTCATGAGGCAAATATGACACATAATAACATGGTTCCGTTCTTTGGTGGGCGAATTAAACAAAATATAACATCAGATAGATTGTCCGCGGATAAATTAGAAAGGTTTACCGGCCAGTTCAAATTAAACCAAGAACAAAAAACAGAAGTCGGGCCGTTTTTTGAACCAGTGCGCGAATTGACTAATATTAATGGATCGCACGAACAGCGCGATATGTCAAGATATATTCCAAGCAACATCGGAAAATGTAATAATGAAGTGCCATTCGAACAAATAACTGTTGGTCGCGGGTTGAATAAGGGGTATACCTCGCAAGGTTCAGGAGGCTTTCACGAAATGTTGCGAATTTTGCCTCCTACTAAGGCGGAATTGCAAATAAATGCCGTAGTTGAACAAGAAGGGCGTATAAACTCAGGCAAAGATATTAGCAAACGTGCAAACATTGGCGCAACTCATAAAAATAGGCAAACAATTCTTGTAGAAAACAAGAACGGTGAGCGGAATTTTACTTCAGTTGGCGCCGTTGTTGCGGATGAGGCGCGACCAGAGATTTTGTTGCGCGATACTAGTAGAAAAGTATCTGAGAGTTATACCGGCGTTGCAAAAAATTCTGCACAGGGGACAATAATTGCAAGTAAAATGAAGCCTACTAATAAACGGAATTATACCGGAACACCCTATCGCAACGTAATCGCCGCCGATAAAAAAACCGCAAGTTATGACTATGGAAAATCAGGAATTGAAAACAGGACGACTGAGCGAGTGTTATCTGGTTGTAAAACGCAAACGGCGCCCGCAAAATCTATTGTAAACTCAATTGTTTCTTTTTTTACAGATGCCGCCAAACAGACCAAAAAACAGGCCTTTGTTCCTAATCAAGCAATGAGCATTAATGCAACAACAAACGTATCTGCCCGCATTGCCGCACCATTAGACCAAGCCCGAACAACTATTCGCGAAACTACCGAAGATATGCAACATCAAGGAACCGCTGTTGCAAACAAGAAAAATATTGCCATGCCAAGTGATACCGCAAGAACAACTATTCGCGAAACTACCGAAGATATGCAACATCAAGGAACCGCCGTTGCAAACAAAAAAAATATTGCGGGCCCTCAGGATCAAGCCAAAACAACTATTCGCGAAACTACAGAAAATTTAGATTATCTTGGCCAAGCAATTCCAACGATCGGAAAGAATACCGCTGGAGTTGTAGATGCAATAAAAACAACTACAAAGCAAACCACAATGGCGCGCGATTATGTAGGAGGTATGTCATTAAAGAAAAAACAAATAAGTTATGATCCTAAAGATGTAGCGCGAACTACAATGAAAGAAACAACGCTTATTACTGGACACGTCGCTAATGTAGAACAGATTAATAAAAAACAGATTACGTATGACCCCGAAGATACCGCAAGGACAACAATTAAAGAAACGACTCTTATTACCGGATTTATTCCCACAGTAAATATGCCACATAAAAAACAAATAACTTATGACCCCGAAGACATTGCCCGTGGCACAATTAAGCAATCCGTCATAACCGAAAATTATATGCGTAATGTAAACTCAACCGTGCATCAGGCAGGAAAAGGCTATGCAACAACAACATGGGAAGCAAAGGCGACTAATAAACAAGAATTGTCTGATAATAGTTATACCGGCATCGCCGCGCGGGACACTAATCTAACCTCCCGCGAAAACTTATGTAATGCACAGTTAAATTATAATAAAGAACTAATCGCAGAAGGGCGCGAATTTATGAAATTGGGCGAAACTTTGTTTAATTCTACATGCAACCAAGAAGTAAATAAAATCGATTCTGATAGGGTAAATAAGTATTCTGCAATGAAAACAAGCACTATAGGAAATTATTTTACTCCGAGTATCGCGATTACAAGCGTCAAAAATAATTTACCTGAATGCGAAACACGGTTAGATTCTCATACTTTAGATTCATTAAAAACAAATCCTTTAAACATAGATATATCTTTGCGATAATAATATTATATTATATTATAATGAAACTACAAGAAGCGGTCAAATATATATTTGACCTTATAATGTATACCAATTATGATTATACACGCATCGGATATTCGGGTAAAATCGATTTTAAGGAAATAATGAAGACAGATAATGCATTTAGGTATGCATACTTAAACTTGCCGGCTAATGAGCGCCAAGGGTTTATAACCGAAATTATACATTTATACGCAAACCAATATTTTTGCAGTTATATCGAATATTTTACCAAAAATAATTCGGAAATATATAACCCGCGATCAATTCGTCGTCCGGCTGAGTTATTGCCTATCAAATCATTGCGTGAAATTCCTTTGTTAACAGTTTCAGGATGCAATGACACGGTTGCTTGTAATAATTTCCTAAGTGAAAGTATAACCAAATATTCGCCGACAAGTTTTGACGAAATGGCTAATTTAAACATGTATTACTGGAGCATTACGATTAAGGACAATAATTATGCCCCTTTTGTTATATTTATCTTTGATAAGTTATCAACTAATGAAATACTTGCTAACGTTTTAACAAATTATTCCAAAGACGGGCTTGATCCGGAAAACAGTTATGATAATATTAGGTATAACCGAGGCGATAAAATTTATATAAAAATTAAGGATGCTAATGAAGTATTATCCGATGAATGGGCTGATTTTGTTATAACTAACAACAATAAAGATAAGAATGTTGTTGTAATAAAACAAATTATCGAATATAACCAAAACAAAAATCAAAAAGGGTATAATGTTATACTTTCTGATAATTATACCATAAACCCTACTCTAAAATTAGATATTAAAGTCAATAAATTAAAGGCCGTTTTTTACATGAATGTTATACTCCGCGAGTTGATTAAGTTTATTAAATCAAGTGGAAATATTAATAATTTATACAACATATTATCTGATGATAACGTTATGTTTAAATTTTCGCCAAAAGATGAGCAGTTTCTTACAGAAATAAGATTTATAAATTGGTATGCTACAAAAAACTTAAAAAGTTTTGGTGCTTATATTAAAGATATTATAGTCAAAAGAAATGTCATAAGAATAAATGACATAAGCAAAGATTATGAAAAAATATTAAAAGATAACGACTTTTATTTTTGGTTGCAAATATTTTTCGGAGAATCAAACCATTATTTGATGCCGGCGCAAGCATATGATAAAAATTATGAAAGAATATTGCTTAGAGATGCCAACAAAATGTTTGAAAAAACGCCGGAACTTAATTATACTGATTATATGAATTATTGTAATAAACATTTACCTAAAGTATTACCAGAAGGGTATTTAGACCCTCGCGCAATACTTAGAAAAAATAGCGACGGAAATAACATAATGACAGTAGAAGATTATAATAAGTTTAAATCAAAGATAAAAATCACATTAAAGGAACTATTAAGTATGCAAATAATAACATCATCGACACATCCATCTCCAACAATTTTTGGGTATACCTATAAAACCATTGCAGAAGCAAATTCATTATCACGTAATAATATCGCAATTTTTGGCAATAATGCAAATATTGCATGGATTTTATGCATTATGCGATTAGCACATATCGAAAAAATTAATAAAACCGCCAATTCATTTGCATTAGGATTTTTTCTTTTAAAAGTATGCATATATTGTAAATACGACGATGATTGGAAAAAGTATTCCGAAACATTTATGCTTGTTATAAAAAAATTAATACATCCGGATTATACAAAGCAAATAACAGTTGATGAATGCTTTCATATATTATCTAATATGCGCTCATGATATTTATATATTATTATTAATATATGAACAACGCGCAAATTTATTTGCGCAAGAATATTGTAGGTAGTGGAACATCAGGTAAAATTTATATGATAGATTATCAAAATTTTATGCCTGATGATAAGAAATACATTGTTAAAATAATACCTAATGAAGATATGTTATACGAAGAAATGGCGATTTATACCGAAATAATGACGTCTAAAGGCATTTATACCGCGTGCATACCAAATATTAAAATTGTGCCTTTTTCATTAATAAAGAATTATAAAAAAACTTATCCGCCACATAATCACCCTAAAAAGGTTTTGTTAATGGAATACCTACAAAATGATTTAAATGACGGAATATGCAAAAACACTGTTTATAACTTAACAGATATTGCTTTTTGTAATAGTAGCATTATATTTTCTGAGATTTATCCTGAAATTATGAAATTAGTGCAAACCGTGGCATCATTAAATATGCATAATTTCTTTCATAATGATATTAAACTTGAAAATGTTATGATTGCGAATAACTTGTTATACCTAGTTGATTTTGGCCTATCTTTTAAGATGGCCAAAAATGGCATTATCGAACACTCATTTGGCACATTTCCTGGCGAACTTGTATATAACTTTTCTATATTTTCATTACGTTCGGAAAAATATAATTATGATACTAAATATTGTGTTTTTTTACGCAAATATTTACAACAGTTATCGAAGGTGCACTTTGATCAGTGCTACATTGCCGCATATGGTCAAGACGAGTATAACGACTACATTAAAGCACTTGAAACATTGCAATTTATCTCATCGGATAAACCCGCATCAGAACACTTAAACAAAAAATATGCAAAGAATATTGATTCATTTGGCCTTGGAGTTGTCATGTTATTTATTTATTCATTGTCTCAACATACGATTGATCATAAATATTTAGACGTTGTGCGGTTGTTATTGTGTCAAGATGTAAACAAACAAATTAGCCCAATCAAAGCATATCATATGTTAAAATAATGAATCATTTTATATTAATAATGTTAAAATGATTAAGCAACTTCTCGCTTACTTTATTTATTGTAGGAATGGACACTTTACATGCGCGTTCAATTGCCATTTTTGATATAATATCTTTACCCGAAATAATAATTACATAGTAAATGCACCCTGCAACAACTGCAACAGGAGTATTATTATCTAATATTTTAAGATCGTTGGCCAAATTAGCAACACGTATAACTTCCGTCCTATCACCTTCATGCAAGCCTAAAATATCGGAATATTTTACGATATAATCTAAATAGCAACTTGATTTTATTTCATAACTGCATTTTTGTGTTTTGTTCATTAGTCCCCTAAAAATTTTAATGCCGTTCGAGACGTATAACGAATTAATGTCGAAAATTGTCGCGATTTCTTTATACGTCTTTGGACGCCCATCATCTTGAAATGCTTGATAAATAGCGGCGGCTTGCAACCCTTCATTATTATATCCGCGTTTTGTTTTACATATTTCTGTATCCAATAACTCTTTTATTAAATCATAATAAATAGATTGTCCATATTCTATGATTGCGTCAGAAACTGAATGCTTTTTACATTTGCGATACATATTATTAAATCTATCTTTTAATGCGCGTTCTGCATATGGTTCGGCATTCCATAAAAATGCAAGACCTAATACCTTATTAATTTGTTTATTGGGTGCGCCGTGTATAACAACACTATGCGAAGAAACAGGCATCATGTTATTGACGGGCATGCCACATCGGGATTTGTCATCGCCTTTTTCAGAATCGTTTCGCCATTCGGGAGTGCAATCAATCGAATTGCCGAAAATCGTGCCGCAAGAGTCGCAAGTATCAACGCCTTTTACTGAAATAATATTTCCATGGCACTCAGAACATTTATGCAACTCTTGTGGGTATAAGTGTTCGACGACAATATCAAATTTCTTAAATATATCTTCGAATACTACTGTTTCAGTCATGTATTTTTATATTATTAATTTATTTTCAATTAAAGTATACCGTGCGGATATTTATATTTATATTTATATTTTGTCCATTTTTTTAATTACTTTTAATATTCGCTTTGGATTAATAGGCGCTTTCGGGCATGCTTGTGCAACCGGACATGATGGTGCAATTGGTTCTAATTGTGCTTTTGATTCTAATTGTGCTTTTGGTTCTAATTGTGCTTTCGGGCATGCTTGTGCAATTGGGCATGATGGCGCAATTGGCTCTAATTGTGCTTTTGGTTCTAATTGTGCTTTTGGGCATGATGGTGCAATCGAACATTCTCGCGCAATCGAACATGATGGCGCTTTTGGGCATGACGGTGCGACGACAATCTTATCAGTCAAACTATGCAATGCTTTCTTAGGCTCTACTATTTTATTTTTATGTATTTCAATAAGTTTTAAAAGGGAGGCACGATCTTCTTTGGATATTATCTTCGCCCAAAACTCTTTAAAATAGGATACATGTTGAATCGAAACCAATGCATCTATTTCATGAAAATTATATTTTGTTAGTATAGCAACAACACAATCATATTTATTTTTGCATATTAGGTATAATATTAATTCCGCAAATAGTTGCACATCAACTATTTGTGTTATATTGTTAATAGTTTCCATTACTTCTACTATTTTTTTTTTATTATTTTGTATGCATTTAAGAGTGTTATTAAATCTAAAAACAGTTATATCATTTTTAGCCAAAATTAGCATAGGTATGTATACCATAAAAATGCCATGATATTTCATATTATGCCATGTTTGCGTTGTAAATATCTGTTTTTCTATTAAATCTGCATTTAAAATGCATTTTAATATAGGCAATGCGGTTGCATTATTAGAGTATCCGCAACATTTAGTCCGATTATTATAATAAATGTTCATTATCTTTGAATAATTAACACTCGGATTAGAAACAATAATGCCATTATCATCTAATGACTCGGTTATAGGGGTATAATATATTTTGTATAACTTCTTTATATAGGCTAATGTTATAATATCATCAGTCGAATATTTCAAGTATTCCATAAAATTTATTATTCTCCTATAATCATTATTTCCTATTTTATATAACTCTTCAAATATATCTGATAATGATTCTATTCCTATCTTAAAAAATTCGGCAATCCAGATTTTTTTTATAAGACTTAAAAAATCCTCTTTTGAAGGCTCACTAAAAAATACTTCGACGCAATTTTGTTGCAACGTTTGCATAACAGTCGGTTTCATATTGTCAAGATTTGATATTAAAATAAATGGCGTTATTACCATTTTTGATGTAGCCGGCTCTATTGATTTGTTTCGTTTTGTCTTTTTGTTTTTTATGAACATAATTAATTCATCAAGGGCTTTTTTATCACTAACAAGCATACCATCAATTTCATCCATTATAACTCCGCGTTTTTTCTTTGGTATGCAACGTAAATTAACTATATCACTTATTGCTTTATTAATTAATGACTGTGTTCTTACATCACTTGCGTTATATGTTATAATATCGTAATCGGCGAATATTATTCTTGCGAGGGTAGTTTTACCAACTCCGGGTGGTCCTATTAGTAATAATGCTTTATTGGTTATACTATAACTATCAAGCCATTCGTTTATTATATCTATTTTATCGTTTAAGTATAACTCAGATATAATTGACGGTCTATATTTTTCTGTCCATATCATTATAATATTATATTATAATATAATATAATAAAATCAATTATTATAATGAAGGCTAATATTCAACAAGGCGGTAATGTTATAAAGTTAGATCTATTAAAAGACTTAATGAAACAGCATAAATCTATTGGTGGAACGAATTCTTTGATAAAGAAAGTTCAAACTGAAAAAATGACTTCTAAAACTATTAAAAACTTCCTAAAAGGAAAATCAAATAATAAAATAAAATAATATTATATATTATAATAATGAAAACTGTTTCATTTGAAGATAAGTTAAATAGTTTTATAAATTCTTTAAGTTTCAAAGGAACGCCGAAGACGAAGCCATCAACGAAGCCATCAACGAAGCCATCATCGTCAAGTCCGTCATCATCATCAAGACATAGTATCAACGTAAAGCATTTAATAGTAAATGCACTTATTATCACAGTAATAACTTTTTGTATAACTTCAATATTTACTGCCCCTAAACTAACAAAGGATTATATATTAGTATCAATAATCGCATTATTATCCGGTCTTATTTATACCGCCATAGAAATCATATTTGTTAAATATATTAGTGATGGTATGCAATCCGGTGGCGATAACGCCTATGCTTATTATTCGAGTTCAAACGATATTTCGCCATATAAAAAAAATAAAAAAGGTGGATCTTTTCCGTATAGATACTTTGATGGCCAATATGCCCCGAGCCCGAGTTTTTAGTATATTATAAAAGCCTCGTAGGAACACCGGCTTTAATATAACTTTTAAAGCATGGTTCTCTAAAAATATAATGAAAAAAGACATAATAAATTAGATAAAATGGTGCAAAGATTATTGCGATTATAAAATATATTATCCTTATAACTATATTCTCTTTTCTATTACATGAAAATGACAAAAACCCAGCAATTATCATTAGTGCAACGTTTATCGCGAGATTCATATAATAAATAGCAATTATTTCATAATAATTTTGACTAACTCTTCTTTTTTTAATTTTTTGTTATTTAGACCGAGTATGCTTTGGCCTTTTAAGATTACTATATCCTGAAGTTCATTTAATTTTAACCGTAATAATTGTTTTTGCGAGGGCACATGGGCGGGTGTTGGTATAAGTTTTAGTTTTATTTGTGGGATTACATGAATTGCACGATCATCGTGATTTGTATGATCATCATGTTTTTCATCATGATGATCGACGCATATGCAATGTTTTTTAATAATGTCTATCTCTTCCAGTGTCAAGCATAACTCAAAATAAATAGAGTCAGGCGACTGATAACAACATAATATTTTATCCGCATCTACATCCGCATGCGCAAATCGTTTAATATTGATATCCGATATAACAAAAATGGTTATATCATAGTTTTTAGAAGCGGTTATTAATGCATGTTCTGGTATTTCGTTTTTAAAATTAAACTCTACATTCTTTGCTAAGATTTTATCTAATAAATACTTAAAAGAATATTTTACTGAATACATGGGTTTATCGGGTATTTGTAATTTTGCAATAATATTAGTATTGATTATTTTTATAGTCAGTTTAAACAATACCTCTTTGTCGTCATCATCGATTTTTTTAAAGCAAATGCGCGAATAAACGTATTGCGGATATGTAGCAAATATTTTTGACATTCCATCCATTTTTAAATAATACTTATTATTTAATAATCAATTACATTATAAACGTAATTGATTATTAAATAATAATATTAATAATTATATTATAGAATAAACATAAATGTTCGGAAACTATATCAAAGCCATCGGTGAAAAATATAATGAACACGGAAGCGCAAACGAAATAGAGTTTCGTTTGGGAGAAATGAAACAACATGGTTTTGAATCTGGTTGCCCAATTGGAAAATTTAGAGAAATATCAGAAGAATACCAAAAGGGCTATTCCATAAAACCAGAATTTAAATATTTGTTAAACATTGACTCAGAAAGTATGCGCGTGCGATTACATTCGACAACATTATCAGGCCTTACTGAATACATAAATTCGGGGGTTATTACAAATAGTATGACTTACGATATTATAAAAAAACATAAAATAGAAACTGATGATAGTAATGTTGATTATAATTTTAGATTAAACGTTGCACATGAAGAAAAATTGCCTAATGAATTAGCACAGCGACGCGACGACTCGTATAAAACGTTTAGATTAGTTCAAAGATGGAGTTATTCGTTGTTGCCTGGCATTGTTGTTGATATGTCATGTATAAAACAATGCAAAGGGCGAACATTTAAAGAAGGCATGCGCGAAATGAGCACAGAAAAATATGAAGTTGAAATTGATATCGAAAATCCCACGGCGTTATATATTCATTCTGCGCTAATTGACCTACATTTAACGCGCCTTGTGCAAATATTGCAAGGTAATATTGCAATAGAAAAACAGGCGGTTTTAAATAGTGTTTTTACTGAATACTCGCGCATATATGACCCTCGATTATTTGCCCAAAATGTGCCACTTACTAACGCAATTCTTAAAAAAATAAATAAAGAAGATTTAGTTGTAGTCGACAAAGCAGACGGCGAGCGATATTTGTTATACATTAACGCAACCGGCGCGATGTATCTCATTTCTGGAAAACAAATGACTATATGGACTGGCATAACAAGCCCGCATTTAGCCAATTCCCTTTTTGATGGCGAATTGATGTATACCAAAGACAGAACTAAATCTGAATACCATATATTCGATATATTATATTATGTCGGGCGCGATGTGCGTGAGTTGCCTTTTTATTCAGAAGACGAGTTATCTATTTATGCCGAACATGAAAGCATTGAAGATAAAGAGCCCGATAGCCATAAAATAAAATTAACAAATACGATTTCATTAAAAAAATATGTTTGGTTATCTAAACCCGCAAAACCCGCAAAAACCATAAATAAAATAAGTCTCAAAACCGGTGCTGTGCCAATAAATGAGTTTTCTGGCTTAAACAAACGATCAATAAAGTATAACGAAAGGAAAGAGATAGGTATAATAACCCCAACAACGCGATATTCTATTATAATTTCCGCGATTAGTCTTGACATAGAGAAAACTGATAATTTCTTAATACGGCCAAAATATTTTTATCCATTGCGAATGCTTGTATTTTTAAATAAGTATGACATAATAGAGATAAACGAAGAAACCCAAAAGTTAACCAAAGAGGCATTCTATGAATTAGATGGTCTTATTATTCAAAATAAAAATGGAAAGTATCCTATTCAGACAAGGCCGGGTATAAATCCGCAATGGAATGATAGTTATAAATGGAAATTTCCTAATAGCGTAACTATTGATTTTGAAATGATATTTAAGAATAAAATCGCGATCGGCGATGAAATGACATGTATCCTTCGTGGTGGCGCATCTGATTTGCAACAGAATTTTAAGATTATAACAGGAAAAATTAGAACAATAGATGGCGCTGTCATTTGCAACGGAAACATTGTCGAATTCGGGCGAGATTCTGCTGGTTTGTGGATTCCTTATCGCATCCGCGATGATAAGACAAAGCCGAATAGTGTTCATACTATTATGACTACATTGGAACTATTAGATGACCCTGTTTCAGTAGTTGATTTGATTTGATTTGATTTGATTTGTGTTGATTTGTGTTGATTTGATTTGATTTGTTTTGGGTATAATAATTGCTCTTTGATGAAGATATTTTAATTTTTGATATTTATAAAATTGATTTATAAATAAATATAGTATAACCCTAATAATAAATAAACTATGTTGCAAAAACATTTCATTAAAAATAAAAAGTATAATAAGCGCCTATGTAATGAACCAGATTGTAGTTCAGGAGCCAGAGGCAAAACAGATAAATGCATTCTTCATGGTGGAGGTAAAAGATGTAATGAACCAGATTGTGGTGCAAGTGCTCAAGGCAAAACCGATAAATGCAAAAAGCATGGAGGAGGTAAAAGATGTAATGAACCAGATTGTGGTGCAAGTGCTCAAGGCAAAACCGATAAATGCGTTCTTCATGGTGGAGGTAAAAGATGTATTGAACCAGATTGTGGTGCAAGCGCTCGAGGCAAAACCAACAAATGCGTTCTTCATGGTGGAGGTAAAAGATGTAATGAACCAGATTGTAGTGCAAGTGCTATAGGCAAAACAGATAAATGCAAAAAGCATGGAGGAGGTAAAAGATGTAATGAACCAGATTGTGGTGCAAGCGCTCAAGGCAAAACCGATAGATGCGCAAAGCATGGTGGAGGTAAAAGATGTCCCAATTGTATAGATTGGCCAGATAGTCGTATCGGAAAATCTAAATATGACGGATATTGTGCGACTTGTTTTAAAGTAATTTTTCCAGATGACGAACGAAGTAAAGTAGTATTTATACATACCAAAGAAATAATGGTAAGAAATATAATAAACAAAAATTTTGATGGATTTATACACGACACGCCGCTTTATACCGGCAATTGTGATTGCACGCATAGAAGACGTATCGATCATCGTAAACTAATTGGTAATACTATACTAGCAATTGAGACTGACGAATTTGGCCATCGCGATTATAATAAAATTGATGAGGAAATTCGTTATGATGATTTATATATGATACATAGCGGAAAATGGATATTTATTCGTTTTAATCCAGATTCCAATGTAAGTAAAGTAGATATTGACCGTAAATTGGCGAAATTAATAAAAACAATGAAAAAATGTATTGAACGAATTAATATAGATTTGGTAGAAATAATAAAATTATATTATTAATATAATATTGGTTAAAACATAAATAAATATCTTTGCTATTTATTTATTAGATAATCTTGTTTTGATATTGCATTATTATTAATATTAAGTTTTTCTAAAAAATATAACAATGCTGATGCAAAGCAGTTAATGTTTAATAGATATAGTATACTTATTATTTATATAAACCGCGAATGATTTAGACCTAATGTAATTGTTCTTTGATGAATAATTATAATGTTTGAATAAATATTATATTTAGATTAATATTATATTTAGATTAACATTATGCAGAAATCATATTTTATATATCTGATCGTGCTTACAGTTTTTTACGCGTTATTTATTATTAATGCAAAGGCGACATTGACTAATACAGAAAAAGGCTTTACTGTTGCGGCACTTATACTAACCGCAATTGCATTGTCTATTTGTTTGATTATAATTATTCATTAAGTAATAATCTTTGTATCGATATACATCGATTTCAATTCATCAAGCAATAGTTTAGATGCAAACGGCAGGATAAGACTATCAATTTCTTCTGATTCATAAATATTTGAGTCTCCTTGTTTATAAATACCAAGTGCGGGGTTAGCGGAAATAATATCGCCTGTGTCCTCACTATGATAAACTTTAAATATATCAGATGATTCCATCATTTTCTCTTTGAGAAATAACGCTGATCCGTGCGCAATGAAACAGTCGCGTTCCATTTCTCCAATACGCGAACCACCACCGCGTGCGCGACCTTCTGCTGGTTGCCTTGTTAGCAATTGCACCGGGCCCAAATCACGGCTGTTTCCTGTCCAACATGAATGCCCGTTGTGTCTAACGTAGAACACTTCGCCCGGAACTTGTAAGCAAAATAAATGCCCGATGTGCCTTTCTTGAGAAACGACATTGGCATAATTATTATGTTCATATTTTTCATTATGCAAATCGCATAATTCCTTTGATTTGACTAACGGCATGCCAATATTAAAATGGCGTGCTTCGATAAGAGCATAATCTTCATTGTCCCTAATAAATAATCGATGCTCCTGGCTGATTTTTAAAGAGATTCCCGGGCCCGTTATTACATAAACATAATCATTATGTTCAAATTTAAGAAGGCTCTTCGGATTTGCATATATTACTTGCCCCAATGGCCCCCTTGTTGCGATTTTATCATCAAGTGTTAACTCATTGAAATGTTTCCATCCATCAATTGTGCAAACTTCATGATCCATTGTTAAACAATGCATTTTGTCATCAACCATGTGTTTCAGTTTTTGGTAATAAGTAGGATTAATAAAAATTGCAACATTTAACATTTCACCTGTCTGACCGTTATACATAATCTCGTCGCCGTTATGATCGTAGCCATAACTTGCCATTTCTTCTTTTGCAGATTGCAAATCACATTTGGTAAAAGGCGTCGCATCGCGATTTTTGCCTGAGATAGCGGCGAGTTTGCTCAAATGTGCTTCAGATAATTGCGCAATTGTCATACGTGATGGCAACGCATGCGCATTCATAATAATCTCTGGATAAATACCTGCGGCGGTAAATGGCATATCTGCGCGGGAAAATTTCATACCTACTGTTCCCTTTTGGGCTGATCGCGAAGCGACTTTATCGCCTATAACCAATTTACGCAAACTACTTGTGCGGACTTTAATAAATTTATATCCTTCGCCATTTTCATTAATTATTTTGTCGTTAGGAATAACATAATCTACAATACCCTGGTCTTTAGCGACAGTTGATATGTCGTTATAAATATCTATCTTTTTCTTATATTTGGAAATAAGAACATCATCAGGTAAAACATATTTTCCTAATTTTGGGATGCCCGTGTCTAAATCTACTGCATGATATTTGTTATAACTCGAAACTGCAATCTTCTTGCGGGATTCTACAGAAACGCCATATTTTTCATCATCGGCGCCATTTGTCTTATGTTTTTGTTGTTTGTTGGTATACGTTTTATAATAAATGGAGTTATACATCCCCGCCTCAATTGCGCCACGATTCGCTATAATGGAATCTTCTTGGTTATATCCTGAGTATAACATAATCGCCACAACGGCTTGAAACCCATGCGGTAAATCCGATAATGGGGTATACTTAACCGTTCTTGGTTCGACAAGGGGATACTGAGGATAAGATAGGACGTTTGCGATAGTGTCCATCCTGCTTGTATAATTACTCACATAAGTGCCAATTGCTTGTTTGCCCATAGCGGACTGATAACAATTTCTCGGCGATTGATTGCGATCAGGAAACGGAATCATTTGCGAAAGGATTCCATGCCACATTGCCGCATGCAATTCACAATGTGAATATTTTGCATAAGTAGGATAAATTAATTTGTTTAAATTCTTTATTATCATGTGCAATTTTGGATTGTCTTCTTCGGGCAATGTTATCTTGATTGTGCCTGGTGAAACTGTTTCAACAGCCACTAACGCAAATTCTTCACGTGCCCATTCCGGAAGACTTGCAAGAATGCTTTCTTTAGGGGCATCAGGGTTAAACTGAAACTCTGATTTTTCATGCGAAACACGTGCAATACACGAATTGCCGATTATATTATGTTCTTTGCATGGTATTAATTGTTCAGGAACAACCGCAATCAGACTGCATTCTTCTTCGTTTGTATCTATGTATTCAATCATAGCGCCCGAATTCCGTGAAATCGTGCCATTATCAAATGCTGAAAGACCTGTTGTTAAATTGTTCCAAGTAATCCCTTTTAAGAAATGCTCTGTTTTTATAAGGCTTTGACTTAGATTTTGACTTTGGCTTTGGCTTTGATGCCACGCCGCCCAATGGTCTAATTTAAAGTTTCCATCTTGCACGAGGTATAACGGCCTGCAATATCTACCACAATCTGTTTGCACAAGTAATTCATTTTTTTCATGGTGCCATGCAATACTTGCATATTCACTTATTCGGCCGTTTAGTTTGTATAACTTTAATGCGGAATAAATTTTATGACTTGTTGTCATATCTTCAATAATGCCAATTAAGTCTCCGTTAACCAGAACATGAGTAGAATATGGAATTACTTTCGGGTTTGCAACAGTAATTTCAGTAATACCAAGCGCCGATAAGAACAAACGCACAGGCTTATCTGATGAGTTTAAAGTTATATGGCATGTCAACGCCATGCTTTTAACTGAACCGACCTGTTGGCCTTCCGGGGTTTCATTAGGGCAAATTTTACCAATTTGCGTCAAATGATACCGACGCGGCGGTTCATATTTGCTTCCTGCTTTTTCAAGAGGGCTTTGCACACGGCGAACATGGCTTACGGTATCAAGGACAGACAAGCGTTTAAGAACTTGCGCAATGCCTTTTTTACTTTCCAATGCATTTTTTGTATGCGCCTGTGTAGTTTGCCAGTTTCCGGTGCTCAATGCATACTTAGTTTTGTTCTCAATCTTATTTTTTTGAAATATTTTGCGCACTTCTTTGTTAAGTTCATAGTCGCCCGCTTGCAATGATTTTACTTGGCTTATTTTAAGTTCTTTTATTGTGTTATTAAAATTATATCTCAAAATCTGCATTAGCAATGGCCCGCATAGATCAACACGCTTGTTTGAGTAATGGTCTCTATCTGAAAACAATTCGGGGTTTAGGTATGCAATTAATAATTTTCGCACCATGTAGCCCAGAAATATCGCTTTTTTGCGATTGTCTTGGCCAATATGCGCAAGAAATTCGCGATTAATTATGTCCTTTGTATATTGAAGCAATTTTGTATTATCTGCGGATTCAAGCGATGTTTTTAACATTCGGGCATTATGAAGAGTATTTGATAAATAAATAATTGCGTCTTCTTGTGTAAAAACGTTTTGATTTTCGTATGCAGATGGCATAACTAAGTTTAACATTTCAATATCTACGCGTTCTAAATCGCCGAGAATAAGTTCAAATATTTCTTTATCTGTAATAATACCTAATGCTCGAAATATAATAAACAACGGTGTGCCATATGAATGGGTGCCATCTTTAAATTGTTGTAATTTGACTTCTAATTTCTTGCCGTGATTTGCGCTTTCTTTTCCAATAAAATTATGTCTTTGTCTAACGAGACCGACCTTAATTGGTTTTACTGAAAAGTATTGTTGGTCAATACTTGACAAAACAACAACATAAGCGAGTAATGGTTTTACCGAATTTGTCGGTTCTTTATACGTCATAATTTTATTGTCAACTTGGCGTTCTTGTGCTATAATAGTCTTTTCACTTCCATTAATAATAAAATATCCACCGCTATCATAAGGGCATTCACCCAATGCAATTTTTTCGGCTTTTGATTTGTTATACGTATAACATAGTTTAGACCCTACCATTATAGGAATTTTAAAAAACGGCACTTTCTGCTCGCTTTCGCTATGAGTTAATTGGCCGTCTTTATAACATAATTGTCTATAATCGATGAACACAGTAGCAGAATAAGTCTGATCACGCAAACGCGCCTCATATGGCGTCAATGGTTGAAATCCTCTATCTGTAGTATGTTGCAATGCGTTGCATACATATATTCTGTCGATATGAATTTCTTTGCGGTCTTTATACATTTTACTTGCTTCATCCCATTTTATACCTACGCTTATAACTTTATTATGTTGAATAAGGCCGGGGATTATACTTAATATTAATTCGTCATAACTTTTAGTTTGTGTTTTTGTCCAAAATGCCGGATCTGATAGTAATTTATCAATTACATTCCAGGTATCAGCATTCCAATCAAATTCCATTATGATTGCCTTTTATATTATTATAATATATAATTTTCAATTACGTTAATTAATAATATAATTGATTATTTTTTAACTTAAAAAAATAATACATTTATTTAAGTCATTAAACGAAGACTAGTTATGGATGACTTCTATGCAGTCTTAGAAAACGCTCTTGCACACAAGCGCATTTCATACAGGCAATACAAAAAGGTAATTAATGCCTATGCCCGCTTTTTGCAACTGTTCTCGCAAGTAATTTTTCCGGGCGACGACGGCGATTATGCTAACAATGCACTGACGTTTGACATATATTTCGCGCAGGTGTCGTTCATATGGAAGACAACCAGAAAGTGCCGCATCACCAAAACGCGCCAATTGCGCCATTTTCTTAAAACGCGAATGATGGGGTGCGCTGTTAGGTTTAGGGATGCACCAGAATGCAATTTTTATAGTTGCAATTTCGGCAAACTTGCACAACATTTATCCTCTTGTGTCGCATGGCAGGAAGGCTCGGCTGAATACATTGACCATGTTAAACACCAAAGACAAAGGGCCATGCTTGAAGACGAAGAATCGGCGCCGTGTGCATGAATGTCAAACACTATTTTTTTATTGTTATTACGTTGTTCAATGTTAACTTTATCTTTAATTTATCTTTGCTGATGTTCATTTTATAAAAATATATTCATAAATGTTCGTCTATCTTTAAGGTTCAACGCCAATCTACTTGCCTCTCGCGTATTGTATAATCGCATTTTGCTTGGAGAACGGCGACAATTTGATTATAAATATGAAGGTGATTCGCAACAATTTTCGGATTTTTCACAAAATACTGGATGACATCGCGAACGAGACAAACGCGAAGCGGCATTATAATGAGTTTGGAGAAGTGGCTCAAGGCGATTTATACCACGGGGGTGCATCAGGAAATCAGGAGGTTCTATTGTTCCGGCATAAATGTCAATTTTACGGCATCTAGCATATCTTTATATTTAATGGCGTAAATAGGAATGAATACTGAGTTCTGTTTTTTTAATTTATTACTTAATAATTACTTTGCATTATAACTGCACGTTATATCGGCGAAAAAAACTTATCGCGCTTCGCGTTCATTTCTTCATCTCTAATAATATTATTTGAAATTTGTTTAAACGTTTTTCCTTGCAAACTTTCGGTTATGTAATACATACTATAAACGCCACATTCGGAATTTTTGCGCTGATGTTTAACATTATTGCAATTAACAGTAAAATTGCAATTAGTTCCCCAAGCACGCGCCAATTTTGGTGATTGGGATTGAATATAGTCAATATATTTTCTTACTTCAGAAGGTGCAGGGCAAATTGCCACCGAATCATAAAAAGAAATACTTGGTTTTGATGGCATTAAGTTAATGAACATAGAAATCCAATGTTCGCCGTCTTTATAAGAAGGATCTGTGTTAAAAATAATGCCAATCTTTGTTATGCCGTTTTGCCATAACTTAGCAAAATCCAATAATACAAGATCCGGCATAACTTTCATAAAATCTATAGGCACGGGCCCTATAAATTTAAACTCGGGATATGCGGTTTCATATTGTTTCATTACGTCTTCAATATCGGATGTGCTTAGCCACATATATTTGCCTTTTGGTTTAGGAGGTTTAAATGTAAACTTTAACAATTCAGTGTCGCCCGATTTTTTTGCAAATGGTTGACGCACCCAACAAACTTCATTATTTCCGCATTCTTTGCTTAATCTTTTTTGTAATTCTGACCAAAGATCAGTCGCATTCATTCGCGAATAATTTATTGGCGCAATATTCTGATAATATTTGTTATAACTATCCGCCATTTTTTTAAGTTTTCTCAAAGAATAACAAGTAGACTGGCTACCTGATCCTAATTGTTGCGCATTTAATCCGGGAGAACATTGCATTATATTATAACATTATATAATAATACCGCGTAAATCGGCTTCAGTAAACCATATATTTGATATATATTTTATTAGATGCAAGTCCAATTTCGGCTCAGGATCAGGAGCCAACTCTTCTTTTTCATAACTCTTTTTTAGTATTAGTTTTACTTTTGTATTAATTATTATGCTGATGTTGATATTCAACTCTTTGCATAATATTGGCAATATTTTTTTATATTCTGCGTCATAATTATTATGTGGATCTAAAATAATATTCGCATAATCGCAATATATAGGCACTGTTTTGTCTATTATTTCCGAAACCTTTGCAACGCAAATGCGAAAGTATTCGATGCGCATTTCATTTGTGTCTTTTATACTCGGTTTGCCCCCAGCATTCATAGTAAAACAAAAAAAAATGTTTTTGTATTGAACTACGTCGCCGAGGGAATACCTTTTCGCAAATAGGGTATCCAAAATCAAGGCTTCTTCATCGGCAATGGCGCTATTACATAATATGTTTATAAGACCATCATTGCGTTTTCCGGTTATTTTTTTATCTTTTATGTTATAAATCAAAAGATAATTACTGGGCGTTGTGCCATCTGATAAATAAATCTTCATGTAATTTGGTTCATTTATTTGTTTGAACATAGCAATTATTATAAGTATTATGTATTTTTTTTCAATTACATAAATATTAATTTTTTTCAATTACATAACAATTAATATTTATGAAGGACATAACAATTAATATTTATGAAGGATCATTATAATGTATAATAATAATGCAATTATTATAAAAAATACAAGGAATAATTGTATTATATACGGCGTCAGTATTTTTAATACGTATATCCTAATAGGATCGATTAAATTATTGTTTAGTTTAACTTGCACGTCCGGGTTTTTTGTTATTGTATTTAATTCATCTAATATATGGATTATACTATCAGATATCATATAAATTAACTATAATTATTTATATTAATTCAACAAACGCATTATGATGTTATTTAAATAAATTAAAATAATTTATTTAATTATTTTATATATATTATATGAATAACCAAATAAAAGTATGGCAATTAATTCTAACTGCGGTTATTATGGTTGGTCTCTATTTGATTTATTATAATTTTGTAGAATCGTCAAGCGACAAAAACAGGTCTACTCGTCGCGAACACTTCGCCCCTACGAATGTAATGATTCCACCACAATCTTCATTGGCGATGCCAAAGTCCACTGACGGACTTTCTTCACTACCTGTTTCCGTAATGCCCGGATCATCTTTGGCGCCACCTGCGCATGTCGTTAAGCCAATTACTTCATATAATACTAATGTATTGGCGCCCCCTACCCCAAGCAATCCATTGACACCTGAATCTAAAACAACTGTTTCTGATACTCTGAGCCAGTCTGAGTATGCCCCTCTCGGATGTTTCCCCAAGGATCAACTTACCTCGGCGGATTTATTACCAAAACAAGGCGGATGGGAAGCATCTAACCCAGCAGTGCCGATGTCAAGCCTTTCCGGCGCAAATTTCTTGACAAGCGGAACTATGTATGGTATTAATACAACCGGTAGCAGTCTTAGAAATGCAAACACTCAATTGCGATCAGACCCATGCATTCCACGCATGAATGTCGGGCCTTGGAGCCAAAGCACTATTGAGTCAGACAATAACCGTAAATATTTGGAAATAGGAAACGCATAATTGCGATGTAATTTAATTTGTAGGATCACCTGTAAGAATAATCTCACCCGGCGGTATTTGATTATGATCATGGTATTCCTCTTTTTCCTTTTCCTTTAACTCAATAGCATGCGGTTGAGTATTAAATTTTGGCTCAGGTATGCTTTTTTTATAGAAAGGGATTCCTGATTTAAATAGATTTACCTTATTTTCTGGGGTTGCAGTTTTGCAATTTAACATTGCAAAATAATAAGCGCATCCGCTTAAAAATCCGCATAATAACGGATTTTTAAGGTAGGTATACATATCTTTTTTATTGTCAAATAGTTTAGAATCTATAAGCATAAAAACAACTGTAATAATTATAATTCCGCATACAACTATAAACCCATGCCTTTTCATATCTTCATAATTATATACCATATATTTTTATTATTTTATAAACGCATTTTTATGATCGAGATTTTTCTTTATGCGAATAACTTGTTATTATAGATTCCAACGTCGAATCACTGTCCGAAATAATTGGTTTTGTGCCCAATATTGATCTTATTGTTTTATTGCGTTCTGCGGGGCGCATTTTATCGAGTTTTATGTTAACTTTTGTAATCTTAGGTTTAGCGTTTATTATATCTTGTGCGATTATTGAAGCTGATTGCGCAGCGGTTGAAGATGATTGCTCAGCGGTTGAAGATGATTGCGCAGCGATTGAAGATGATTGCGCAGCGATTGAAGATGATGGAGGCGTCATCAATGGCAATGTTTTATCAGATGATTGATCGAATGATGGAGACCGGGCCTTATGGTTTGATATTTCTTCCGCAATCTGCAAAAATTCTTCTTGGTCATTTTCTTTGACTATTTGCGTTGGCTCTTCTATCATTGTTGGTTCCGCAAGCCTCATTGGCTCTTCTATCATCATTGGATTTGTTATCATCGTTGAATCGTCGTGTTCGTATAAACTAATAACATCTAAATCGCGAGTTTTATTTATTTCTTGCAAAATTGACAAACTTGATTGTTTGGGCTTTTTGGCAACAGAATACCTTATATTATTTTGCTTAATAGATATTGTAGATTCTAAGTCGTATGCGCAATTGTCGATAATGTTGTTAATATGTTTAATACTTTTATGTTGATCAGATCCATTGACAATGCTCCTTGAATCGCGAATGCTCCTTGAATCGCGAATGCTCCGCGCATAATTAGTATTCTCAAGACTATCTAAATTATTTTGAGTTAATTCAATGCTGTCGTCTCTTTTTTTAGAATAATTACTTTCTTTTATTGTATAATTTGTTTGTGTCTCTGTTGGTTCTTGTTCGTGTTCTTGTGTCTCATCATAAGTTATGGTATCACTTATTAATTGTTCTTGTTCTTGTTCTTGTTCTTCTGCATTTTCCTTTGTCCATGCCTGCATCGGCATTTCATTATTTGTAAAATCTGACTCTTCGATATCACAATTATCATCGCCACTATTCATATTATTATTATCTTTTATAATGATATTTTTAAAAGTCATATTTGTTCGTATTTCTTCTTCATTCTCTTCATCATCTTCTTCGCCTTTATCTTTATCTTTATCTTTATCTTCATTTTCTGATTCTGATTGGACTGCATTTACGTTTGTGTCTTCATCTTCGCCTTCGCCTTCATCTTCGCATTCATCTTCGCCTTCATCTTCGTCGTCCAAGAAATTTCTTGGCGTTTTAAATGATTTTTTAATATCATTAAGCCTATCTATTTTAGTAATTACATGCACATTCGATTCATGCCCTACTGCAATGTAGTTGTTAATATCATTATTAATGGTTTTATTAATTGCACCTTTTATCTTTTCCAATATAATTAAATAATTTTTTTGTATAACAGACGGTTCATACTTATGATAAAATAACAAAGGTTCTTTAAAAAAGATGTTAGCAGCATTAATGTATACCTTATGAACAAACACCCTATTTTTAGGGATTCCAATCATAACCTTTTCATTAGGCCCTATTTCTGATTGAGCAATAATAAAATAAATTTTTGTTAATAATGAAGTTAGCAATTTCTCAGTCATATCATTATTTTTTAGGTAATGCAATAATTGATTATAATCTTCTTCTAACAAAGCCTCTGGTAAGTATTTAATCTCCATTAATGTTAATTGAAATGGTTTTATAAAACCGCTATTACCCCCACGTGCGGTGGCAGCTCTTTTTATGTCATTATAAATTTTATTAATTCCCTTAAAAATATGGGGAACTAATAAATCATTTAAACTGTCTGTCCAACGTTGCATATTATATTATAATATTGCATTTGTTTTTAAATAAATATAAAACATAAACTAAAAAAGAACAATAATATTCCGAGATATATAAGACGATCTTCTTTGATTATTATAACAAAAACTTCATTCATCATTGAAGTTTTCTTTTTAATGTTCTTATTTTTTAGCATAATCAAATCGTCTAAAACCGAGTTGAATGTTTTAGATATGTTCCTTGCAATTTCGGTTATAGATAAGTTGCCAAACTCATGAGATGTGTCAAGGTCTTCTATTTTTTTATTTTCGACAACGGTATAATATTTTAACTGTTTTTCTTCATTTTCTTTTGCTAGTAGGTCTGCCATTATATTATAATATTTCATTTTATTTCAACGAAACAAAATTAATTACATTTTTAGAATCAAAGTATTCTATTGCATATAAAAAGGTATGAAAATGTTTTTCTGCATACTTCTTTGCTTCGTGCTCTGATTCAAACGTTTTAATTTGCTTATTATTTATGTAATTTTTATAAATATGCGTAGGCAACTCAAATAGGTATAACCTTATTTTCCACCGACCATTCTCATAAAAAATGTCGTTTTTTATATGGTTATAATATTTGCTAACGTTTTCTATTGCAGATTCTTTTGTAATAAAATTGGAATCAAGGATAAATAGCCGTTGATACTTAATGTATAACCGTTTAGGTATTGAGTGATACTTAACAGATAGTTTAAATGGCATTATACTTATTGTAATTGAAAAATAATTAATAATAAATAAATAAGACATTAAAACTAATGGAGATTATACCACAAGAAATGCCTGCGCATCGGATAGAGGAATACCTAAAAAAAGATGAAACATTAATAATAAAAGACCCGCCCAACTCGCTTATTGAGTTATACCTATTGTCAAACATATCGCAATTTTTAGGTATTCGCGCGGAGTTTGATTATAGCATTGAAAACAACGTATCTGTAAAAACATTAGGTAAATTTAACAAGAATTATGGCGATCTTATTACATTGATTAAAGGTGCTAAAAATGTAGACGGGTTTAATGCGCTTATTACATTTATCAATAATTTTAATGGAAGCATGAAACATCAAAAATTTACTAAATGGACTAATTATTGTTTTTCTATAAAACACGCAACATCGCTTGACGAGTGTTTGGAATATATAATTTTTAAATATAATATATAATTATTATTATAATGATACCGGACATAAATCTTATTAAAGATCATATTTTTACCAAAAATAAATACGTCTTTGATAAAAGAGATTTGCCCAAAGATAAATTATCCGTGTTTGCTGATCCAATTGGGTTGTATGACCCATTAGGGAATAATGTAAATCCTTTAACTATGAGACCATATGAAAATTTATACCGTTCTGAACTAATGTCTTTTTCAGTTGGCCCCTTAGCAGATGGAAACAAATATGCGAAAACGTATGCCGGGTTAGGGTATTCATGGACAAATTTAGTTATTTATTCAAAATTAGATGAGATATTGCACGCAATTAGGACAACCCAAGTAACTCTAATTAAAGCCGGCACGGGTGTTGGTAAAACGGTTATAACCCCTAAAATCGCATTGCAAGCGTTTAATTTTCAGAAAAAGGTTATATGTGCAATTCCAAAGCGCGGGATAACGCAAACAACCGCGGACTATGCTGCGGAATGTTTAGATGTTCCTTTGGGAAAAGAGGTGGGATACCGGTATAAAGGCGACAATAAATCATGCGCTGATACCAAATTGCTTTTTACTACTACAGGGACTATTAAATCGATTATTACGGGCATTGATCCATACTTGTCTGAGTATTCCTGTCTTATAATCGACGAAGCCCATGAGCGTTCTGTGCAAATTGACCAGTTATTGTATTTCTCTAAAAAGATATTAGCAAAACGCCCAGAATTCCGTATCATAATAATGAGTGCAACTATTGACACTTCTTTGTTTCGGCGATATTTTACCGGGTTTTCTTATGTAGATTTTGATTTTCCGGGCAAAACGTATCCGGTTGATATTATTTATGCCAAGCGTCCTGTCGCTGATTGGAAAATCGCGGCGGTTGAATGTTTAAACCATATTTTGGCGACTACTACTACTGGCGACATTTTAATTTTTACTAAATCCGGTGGCGAAGGGCGCACTTTTTGCGAGGGGTTAAAAGCATTATATAATGTAGACTCAAAAAAGAAGGCAAAAAGCCCGAGACAAAAGGCGGGTTCGCCAAAACGTAGTCCGAGTAAACGAAGTCCGAGTAAACGAAGTCCAACTAAACGAAGTCCAACTAAACGAAGTCCGATTCCACCAACAACTGAAATTCCCTATTGCGCTGTTCTTGAAGGAAGGTCTTCTAAAACTGAAAAAGATTTGGCTGTCAAAGAGTTTCAATATTTACAATTAGATACAGGCATTCCTGGAACTACGTATTCGCGTAAAGTAGTAACCGCGACCAATGTTGCAGAATCGAGTATTACTATAGACGGGCTTTCTTATGTTATAGATTGCGGATATGCTTTGGTAGCGTCTTATTCTCCTGCAGAAAACGCAAGTAGTCTTCTCGAAGAGCGCATTTCACAAGCGGCATGTATACAACGTTCGGGGCGTGTAGGTCGCACCAAGAAAGGCACTTGTTATCGGTTATATACTGAGCAAGAATATAAAGCATTTAGACAGTATCCAGTTCCCGATATGCAAAAAACCGATCTTATTAAAGATATTTTAGATATTTGCACTATGCCTATACCTATGCCGACGCCTATGCAGAATATCTCGAAAGAAACGGATTTAGTTCGAGGCAAACGAATTCTTTCAGAACTAATATCGCCACCAGAGCCTGTTTTTATTGAAACCGCAATAGATAGGTTATACAAAATCGGCGCAATCTCTTCGGGAAACATTACACCTTTGGGGCACGGTGTTTCTTTGTTTAGAACAATTGATCCTGAATTTGCGACGGCGATGTTGGCGGGATATTTTTATAATTGCAAAATGGACATTATTAATATAATTTGTATCCTTCATGAAATTGAGTTTAGAATGGAAAAGTTATACCAAAAGTTTTCTAAGAAATCCGATGCTAATGCTATTCGAGAAAAAGCGGAAATGCAACGAAAACAACGGCGATTTAATCATCCTTTGGGCGATCATTTAACGTGTCTTTCGGTTTATACCTCATTGAAACGCGCCATGATGGCAAATCCTACGATGAATCCCCGCGATTGGTGCAAAGATAACGGTATTAACTCAAATATTTTTGTTGCAAAAGGCGCATCGTCTTCATGGGATAAAATAAAAAATGAAAGTTTGAGGTATTCCACATTAATCGAGTCAATTGTTCGCCCTATTGAACTTAAAATAAAGTATCATGCCGAATATATGACTGATGGCGGCAAGTATTCTATTAAAGAACTTGAAAAACAGTTAGCAGTGCGAAATGGCGATGTTGGTGATGATGGAGATGATGGCGATGATGATGCCGATGAAGATAAAGTCAATATCTCAAACATTCCTATTGAAATCATGCCAGACCATGTTATCCAAGAAGGAGGTGGCGAAGATGCGCCAAATCGAATGTTTAAACCAAGTCCAATTTACGAGTTAAACTTTTTTCCTACCGCGTCTGATTTAGGATCGCGAGATAATAACATTATGAAAGCGCTTATGTTAGGATGCGGGTATAATGTAGCAAGACAGAAAGAGAAAAATATTTATAAAACATTACATCCCTTTGCACCGCGAACGGGTATTCCTGATATGAATTCCAAATATTTTTTGCCTGCAGACAAGAGCGCTGACGATAACTTCATTTTATATGGCCAACTATTTATGACTAATAAGACGGCAAAAAATCTAAAATTTAATATTGTTTCTTCGATTACCCGGTTATATCTCAAAAGCGATTTGGAAATTAACGAAAACGTTGCAATTAGTAAAAAATTGGCAAATGATACCAAATATATTATTGGCAAAAACTCCCCGAAAATCATAACAAAAAAAATAAGTCCTAATAAGGACAGAAAAAGCGCTAATAAGAAAAAAATAAGTCCTAAGAAAGGACAGAAAAAGCGCTAAGGAAGCGATAACATTTTCATTTATTATATTATAATGATTTGTTTAACTCCAGTAGAAATTAAACAAATGTTTAAATGTTATAATAATTCTAAACTTTTTGCACAATCAGATGCTTTGGTAATAACTCCGCAATTTTGTCGGGGTCCATCGAGAGTGGCATCGGGAATTATAACAAAGAACAAAATAGATATAAATGTGCCTTATGTTATGAAAGTAGTTGCACAGTCATTTGGTGATTCTGAGCCGTATTTATACTTAGGATGTAATTATACAAAAACATTCATTGGCCATGAATTACGCGAGTATTTTTGCGAAGTTCTTTCGGAAATATGTAATACTAGTATAGATATAGGAATTTTATATAGGAACAATGTTAAACAAGTAAAAGTTGCTGTTTATTCTATAACCTTCATTCCTTTGCAAACAATTCCGTTGCAAACAATTCCTTCATCAGAAAGTAGTATAATTCTAACAGATGATTGCACTAGGTCGTTAATAATTAATGACAATGATTTTTTATTAAATGAACTTAGCGGTGATAATGCAATAATATCAATGTCTCCTGGAAATTATTTTTATGATGTTATAAAAATATCACGTGCTGTTTCTATTATATCAAATCATTGTGCTGTTAAAATAACTGCAAACACAATAATAATTGCACTTGAGGACAATACCGAATTGGCGCAAGTAATTTTTTCAAATATTATTATAAATGGCGCGCTTATCCTTTTTGAATGTCTAAATAAAAATCATATTTTAGAGTTTGATACATGCTATTTGCCTCAAAGCGCATTTAAACAAAATTCCTCTGGGCGGATGCGTATTAAAAACTGCTACATTGAAAGCGATACTTCGGATATTATTACAATAAATAATGGATCACTTGAAATATTTTATTCAGTCATTATTTCAAATAGTAATAAATGTTGCATAAAGATAAATGATAATGGTAAACTAATCATTTTAAATAATACATTATTAGAAAATGATGCCGATGATGCTAGCGTGTTGTTGCATATTAATCAGACTTATAATTTATCGAAGGTAAAGTATTGTGCATTTAAATTTAACAAACGCCAAAGCGTTGATAACATAGAAAGAGTTGCAATTATATCGTATTGTGATTTATATATTGAGAATTCAAATTTTTATTTATCTGGTGGCAAATATATTGCAAATATGAACAATCGCGTTTTAACTTTTAAAAATAATTGTATAAAAATGGATGAATTATAATATTATGGTATAATATAATGATAGTTTGTAATAACGCGGATGATATCTTAAATTTATTCGAATCATATAACAAAGCCGAGTTTATTGCATCAGATGATACTGGAGTTATAATAACATCTAAACCAAATGCGCCAATATCCGGAATTCTAACGCGCGATAAAGTCATGTTGATAAAGGATTATACCTATATCATAAGTATAACAGGCAAAACTTTGACATTTGACAATTTTTCTTTTATATATCCTGGTGATCATATTAAAACAATTGAACGAAAATACATTAATTCTGACATAGTTGCAACATATGAATACGTCTTTATTGCGCAGAGCACGGGCGAAGTAAATTTAGGATTATTGTTTAGTAGAAGCAAAACAAAAGATAGTGTGCTTGTGACAAATATAATAATAGATAAATTTTTAGAACAAGAATATGTGAAAGTGGCACGCAAAGATGAAATAACCGGCGAAAAGCATTTTAAGGCTGATGCTAACTTTGAATCTTTGTTGTTAAATGGTAAAGATATTTATACCGTGTTTAATACTGGCGGTGGTGGTGGGACTGGTTCTGGCGGAAATACTGGGCCTGATGGCGCGACTGGTGCAACTGGAAATACTGGTGCAACTGGCGCGACTGGTGCAACAGGATCTGATGGTGCAACTGGTGCAACCGGTGCAACAGGATCTGATGGTGCAACTGGCGCAACTGGCGCAACTGGCGCGACTGGTGCAACAGGATCTGATGGTGCAACCGGTGCAACCGGTGCAACAGGATCTGATGGTGCAACTGGAAATAGCGGTGCAACCGGACCTGATGGTGCAACTGGATCAACGGGTGCAACTGGATCAACTGGATCAACTGGTGCAACCGGTGCAACAGGATCTGATGGTGCAACTGGCGCAACTGGCGCGACTGGTGCAACAGGATCTGATGGTGCAACCGGTGCAACAGGATCTGATGGTGCAACTGGAAATAGCGGTGCAACCGGACCTGATGGTGCAACTGGATCAACGGGTGCAACTGGATCAACTGGTGCAACTGGATCAACGGGTGCAACTGGATCAACGGGTGATACCGGTGCAACTGGATCAACGGGTGCAACTGGATCAACGGGTGCAACTGGATCAACGGGTGCAACTGGATCAACGGGTGATACCGGTGCAACTGGATCAACGGGTGCAACTGGATCAACGGGTGATACCGGTGCAACTGGATCAACGGGTGCAACTGGATCAACGGGTG